CTCCTGTACCAAGCGAAGAGATATAGAAGAGAAAGATGCCATAAGTTGTGGTTTACTTTTTCCGTTAGATATAGATATACTTCCGTCAGAATCAAACAGTCCAGATAACAGCCCTATTTTAAACTCTCTAGGGGAACATAACCAAAAGGATGGTAAGTGTTTTTTATCTGCACCTTTACCCATTAATTTGAACAGTAGTCTACTTGTATCTGTATTGCTATATACATAAGTATAAGAATCACCGTATGAGTCTGCTGTTTTTTTGCGGTGCAGATGTGCGGCTTTACCATCCTTACGTATTTTATTTAAGTCTTCCTGTATAGACTGTTCAACATTTCCATACGAAGTACTAAAACATAATTGACCTTTTACTTTACCGTTGCAAAAAGAGACCCATCCATCTCCGATTAAGAATCCAATTAAATGACCAAAGGATTTATTTAAAGGTATCTGATCTAATAAAGATGATCCTTCTCCTGGTATAGTCGTAATGCTTGCCTCGTAATCCAACGCAATATTTTCTAAGTGTCTACCAGACGGGACTAACATACCTACAGAATCTTTTGGAGTTCTTCGGACTAATTCCAATGTTCCAGGAAGACACCCGTATACAGCTCGTTCATCATCATCTGTTATTATCTGATTTCTATTATGGAGATTAACCAGCCATATTTCTTTATCTCTGTGAATAGACCAGCCGTGTACATCTGCTAATACTATCTTTTTAGTTTTTTCGCAATACGCAGGCACTTTTAAAAATTTCTCTGCTTCATAGAAATCAACTCCATCTTTGGATCCGAGTAAACGATCTTTTCTGTAAGGGAAATCTTCTAGGTTAATACAATAATAGTTGCTACCTTTAACATAAGGTAAGTGTGTTGTAAAGCGTGCTGCCATAAGTCGTGTTCTCCAATATTCTTTATTATATATATCAGATACACTATAATACTCTTCAAGATATTTACAAGGCAGATTTACAATAACATTCCCTATTTGCTTGTCCCCGTCAAAGTCAGCCCCTAAAGGCTTAACAAGTGCCGGAGGAATCTGTAGAGAATGACCTTTTGTAATAACTGGCCACATTGCAATCATACTGTATTTATGCAGGGTAGGTGCGCGATTAACAATAACAGGTCTTGTTTTTATAACATCTCTTAACCCGCTCTGGGCAGCTTCTGTTTTATTAGCGACTGCTTTGGCTGCTTCTGTAGCAGGCATTCCAGCCTGGACTAAGCTTCTAACTATAAACGGCTCATACAGATCCCATGCTTTCTCCTCCGGTATTCCTACCTGATTAAGTTTAAGCGACGGGTTAAGAGATATAACAGCAAGACCGGAAGCATCGATATTAGTACCTATTACGCGTTTTTGGACAAAGCCTAATTTAGGAGATCCTTTACCGAGAATATTGGTAAGTATACCTCCCACCTGTTTAGTCTGAAGTTCTGCCTGTACGGGGTCAGTTAATCCTACCAGAGCTCTATAATTCTTCTGTATATTTTCGCGAGCTTCATTCTTTACATCGTCCGGGAGATTAGCTGCGTCCTTATAATCCTCAATAGCCTCCATGGTAGCTTTATACATGTAGTTAGCATCATTTACCATATTCATCCCGTTACTTTGTGTAATCGGTCTGTATTTAGGAGGTAATACAGGTATTCTGTCCATAAGGTAATCGCGAGGTGCTACACCTTGATCCTGCATAGCTTTTAGATAGCGGAACTTTTTAATAGCCAAAGGACGCGATGTTTTATTACCGTTCTTAATTAGTTCGATAGATTTAGTTATTTCATGTTCAACATCGATTTTATTTATCTTATCGTTAATAGCCCCATTACGAACTTCTTCATCAAATTGTTTTCTAGTCATCCCCAGTATATTTCTAATAGGATCTTCCATTACAGGATTTACCATTGGCTCTGGCAAAGCAATATATCCCCAGCGTTTACCGTTGCCGAGAGAATCTGTAGCTACGGGGTCGAATAATCCGCCTTCTATAGGTTTAAAGTTACTCTGTGCAAATGTCGCGTTTTTAACTATCTGTCTATCGCCGGTTAGCTCCTGCGCACCTTTATTAGTTAAAGCTTGAATATTGTCGTTGTCCTTACCTTCATGAAAGTTTACTCCGGCAGCAGTAAGCATTGCCTTAAACTTATTATACACTTCAGGTGTATCCGGGACTTTAGGGGAATAGCCTAATTTTAATTGCTTCCAGAACTCGTCGTTGCGTTGTCCTTTTATCAATTTCATATCTCTTAATACTTTTGTAGCATTGTGACCTAAGAGACCCTGCTCCTCCATTACTCCTAAGTGCTTACTATTTGATACTAAGACGTTACCAGCAGTGTACTTATGTGTGTGATCTACAGTGAAGTCATAAACATTAATATATTCTACATCAGTTCTATGTTTATATTGTTTAATACTCCTAATAGTAGCTGGGACTTTACCAATCCTGCATATGTTATCTACCGGAACAGGTTTAATAGTTTTCTGTATTTCTTTTATAGTTTTGCGTAACCATATCTTACTACGAGGAACAGCTGTATAAGGGATATATTGTGCTATAAGCTCTACTAATTTAGAACACAGTTTAGCAGATATATATAAAGAGTATTGTTCTGGGCGTTTATATATCTTACTTACGCACTTATCTCCGAATCTTCTTTCAAAGAACGCGATTATAAGATCTAATTCAGTCTCAGAGAACCCATGTGTAGATAATTCTCCTTGCAAGGCTATCTTTCCTTTCTTCTTAGCATGGTTTCCTATATACCCATCATCTAAAATCCAAGCACATAGTCCTATATCGCCTATATAGTTAAGCCATTCTTCTGTAACCGTCTTCTTATCCTCTTTATAACACAGCTGTTTAAGTTCTTTTATAACCGCTTTATCGCACATAGTCATTAGAGTACGTTTGTGTGATTTACCTTGAGGGTCTATTCCTTCGGATTTTATTTGAGACCATGTTCCATATAACCCCGCTACTACTTTTTGTTTAAAACTTATATACTCAGATTGCTTTATAGAATGCATTACCTGATATTGCTGCGATGTAAGATATGCGTCTCCAAGTAAAGACCCAGCTAAAAACTTTTTCTGATAATCTGTGGCAATTGGACCCCAACTGATAAGTTCGTCCCCCACCTTAAGCTCTCCAGCTGTTACTTTTTTACCGTTGTATAGATATACTTCATGGTTGATTGTAGGAGTAAGAACAGATGTATGTTTAAATCTTTTACCCCCACACACTGATGCTGTTCCTTCTACTTCTATGTTAAGAATATCTGACACGCGTGCTCGATAAGTAAACCAATCCGTTATCGGTCTATAACACCAAGACTCAGTTTCCCCATCATATGTCCATACGTGTTCTGACTGCTGTTTCTCGACTATTCTACCTATCTCCCTCTCTCCATGAAGGGTTAATATTTTCTGTGTTGATGGGAAACATCCGGTCTTCCCTCCTTTCGCCGGTAAACCTTCTTCTGTGTATTTACCGGTCGAGCGCGCTTTTCCTTTGCCCTCTGCGGTATGTTGTAGTTTATAGAAGAAGCTTTTGCCTGTAAAAATTCCTGGTATTGTTTTACCTGTCCGCGGATCATATATATCTTCAACATCCTTTAAACCGTTTTTAGTTAATTCTTTCTCGGCAAACTCTACCATATCCTCGTCCAGAAATCCGGGGAGTGTGTACGGTTTACCTGTTTTCTCTGCAATTTTTCCTAACTGCGCTTCTACTAATTGCGAGCTGTTTGTACGGGAGATAACTCCGAGAGGAGAAATTATAACGTCAATAGGTCTTCCAGAAGAATCCCGCGGCATTTTATCGTCAGGAATAATATCGGAAATAACACCTTTACCTCCGAATCTATTAGACAGTTTATCGGCAATCATCATAGGTACATTTGCCCGCGCTGCTACAGCAAAACCATTTTTAGTTTCAGTTGCATCGGTAACAACACCGGGAAACTTATGTGTCCATGTCTGGGTTATATCAGTGCGCAGTCTTCTACCCAGGGTATTGCTTCCCTGTGTTTCATTAAAGGCGACTACCATAGGATCGCCGTAATTAAGTATACTGCCAGGCTTTACTACGCCGTTCTCGTCGAGTTTATTTAATTGATCTTTGTTAAATTTAGATGGGAATACAGCCAGGAACTTTTTAAGTCCAGTCTGTGTATCTTCATTCTTCTCAAACTCCTCGTTATACATATGCTCTGAGGTTAATTTACTTCTAGCTGCGCTCTCCGAAATAAGTATAGAGTCTTCAAATACTTTTCCGTCGTAATTCATATAGGCAACACGTAAATTTGTACCGAGAGCAGTTACACCTTTATCGTCTGTATAATTACTGCTTGCAAGTAGCTGTTGTTTACCTACCTTATCTCCTACTTTTACTGCAGGAATATTACGTATATAAGTCTTACGGGAAAAAGGAAATTTATTGTAGAGTTCGTGTGTTACGGATTTACCGTCGGCATATTTAACTGTTACACTATCGTCATCTAAAGCTGTAACAACGCCGTCGTTATCTGCTCTAAGAGCGCCCATATGTGTCCCTAGTTCCTCTTCCACGGACGACTCTCCGGATACCGTCCTTACAAGAGGAGCTTCCCGGGAAACTAGAGGGAGAGCCTGCACGGCAAATTTTGAACCCATTAAAAGGCGCATACCTTTAACTCCGCTTTTTAAAGGTACTGTATTGGCTCCATTAGAAAAGATATCGTCTCCTGTAGGAACTACAAAATCAAGATCTTTACGCGGTATAAGTTGTACGCCTTTCTCGGTTACAGCAGGGACGAATTCGTTTTTATCGTTAAGGTATTCTGATGTCGCGACGTTTTTATAGGCTGCTGTTTTGGAATCTACCCATTCTCTTTCCCCCGTACGGGCATTAATAAATTGCGTATATAACTTATTATCTTTTCCTTTCCGTACATTCCGGGCAAGGCGCATATCGACACCTATTTTTAAGGATTCCGGACTGCGAATAACATCAACAAAGTTCAAGTAAGAAGGCTGTACATCCCGCGCAGAAGAAGGTACACTATCGATATCTTCTAAGGCACCTTCGCCGAGACGCGTAATACGTTGGTTCTGATCGTAGTAATCTAACGGATTTATCTCTTCAATACCTTGGCTAACTCCCGAATTATTAAATAGATATGTGACATGGTCGTCTAAATGTGCCGGGGGAATAACTTCTGCGTTAGGTCCTTTGGAGCTAAGTCTCCAAAGTAATTTTTTAGAGACATTATGTTGGTCGCGACGAATTTTCTCTGTTAGGAAATCGGAGAAATCAAATACGCGTTGAAACGCCAGGGAATCCCTATTGTCATTACCTTCCTGTCCGCGAGATATACGTAACAATTTAGATGTTGCATCTGCCAACAATTGGGGTTGGACTCTCTCGTAAGGTTTACCTAAAGTGCTTGTTGTTCCCTCTACATCCAAGTCCCCTTTAGAAAACGTGTCAATAAGATTTTGCCTTATGCGTTCTGTGTCATCTGCAGCTTCTTTATCCAGGGTAGGATCTTCCTGCTCTTTTATAAATTCTTCTTTAGGAGCTCTTCCTCCGGGATGTACAAAAGATTTAATAAAGCGGGTAGCATGCGATGTATTGCGCATTGTTTCGTTTACAGTATATATTTCTTTACCCCATCTACTCTTTAAATCCTGTGTATCATAGCCCATTGCCTCCATAACAGGGAGAAGAGGTACTTTCTTATTAGCATATTTTAAATAAAATACCGCTGTAGATGGATCCATAAAAATACGGAAATTAGATCCTGTACCCGGTTTAACATTTATTTGTGCCTCTACTTGCTGGTCATCTGTACGTTGGCTATAAACGCCGGGATTCAAACGGAATTGTTTATTTACAGTATATTCTGTGCCGTTTCGAATAAATGTACCTCTATCCGTCAGGAAAGGTACGTTCATAACAGTACGGGGGTTAGACTTAGACAAGATATTACCTTGTAGATCGTGTACTTCCCATGAACCTTTAAGTTTTCTAACAAGGGATTTTCCTTTAAGAATAGCTTCTCGCTGTTCGCGAAGGTTATACCGTTCTTTAGGTTCATATTGTACGTCGGACAGTACAAGTTTATATTTATCGTTCGCAATAGGATAGGCATTAGATACAGCATCTTTAATGTTATTGTAGATAACTCCACGGAAGGAATTATAATCGCTGTAGTCTATTAATTCATCGGGATTTACTTTTGGTAGTTCAAACAGACTATCTGCACTACCTGTAGCAGTACCTGTAGGTGCCGGGAGTATATTTGACATATTCTACCCTTGTGCAAGTAATTTAGCGTAAGGATCTGTATCGTCGACAAGCGGCGCAGGAATCTTTTTTGCTTCTTCTCTTCTACCTAAAGGTACTACAGATTGTTTTTTCTTTTTATCTTTTTCCAGTTCTTCGTCTATGTAACTCAGATCTGTAAATTTAGGTACGCCTTTTACCCGGGTAATATCCTGCATAATAGTATTAAGTTCTTTAAGTCTTTGTCTATTCGGGTCTTTATTATCCATATACCCTTTAGCCGATTTATAGCTAAGTCCAGCAATACCTAATGCAGCAAGAATGTATAAAGATAAGGAGGCACGACCTATGTTAGAAGGATTAATGTAATCACCTAAACTATTCATTTCTGTTCTAGGAACATTTCCCGGTAAATAGCCGGAAATACTGTGTATAGCTTCTGCCGCTGTTTTATTGAGGCCACGTGTTCGTTTATACTCTTCATATAAAAGTTTATCGATTGTATTTTCTGTATCGGAAATGCTATTGTTAAGCTCGTCTTTCTTATTATCATTGATAATACTGTCTGTAAGTTTCCATCCCCCGTATGTACCCGCCAGTAAAGCTGCAAGAGCTACTGCCGGATGGAAACGACTTGTTGTTTTGTCCGATAAAGTATCCCAGGCTTCTGTTGCCTGTTTCATTATAAGATCGGATGTTTCCTCTGCCCCTAATTCTTTAAGTTTTTCTTCCTTCTTAACGTCTCGTGTAGAGGCATCTAAACTAAGAATAGGGTTACGGGCATTTATATAGTTCTTCATTTCTTCTGTAGTTTTCGCTTCTACAGCCTGCTGACGAAGATGCGAAATATATTTTGCAAGAGCACCTAGGGTACCATAGCCAATAGCTAATCCTGCGCCGTGTTTTAATGCTTTAGATGTAGTTGTATCTCCAGACGATAAAGGAATATTTCCTGCAGCGAAAGGGTTGAAGAATAAATTAAAGTATTTTTGTGTGTTACTTGACATTTTTAGCAGTCTCCGGATCAGTATAATAAGTTTCGTACCATTCTAAATAAATACTAAAAGGAACTCTGTTCGTAAACAGCTCTTTGATTGAGACATTAATTTGTTTATGTATGGCTTTAGACATTAGCTCTTCATACTCTTTAGTGTCTTTCTCGTCTTCCATGTTAAATACTTTAGCCCGGGGAGAAGTCAAAACAAGTTTAGGTTGTTTGGATTTTGGGTCTGATTTTTTAATGCTCATGTGACTACCTTTATATGGTCGTCCATTCCATTGTCCTTGAACAACGTCTGCAGAGTTAATAGAAAAAGGTTTACCGTTCATAGGTATTTCGTAAGTAATCATAATCTTATCTCCCGCTCTTGTTTTACGGGTGCTTTAGTCTGTATTTCGGCTACTTTCTTTCTTCTCTCTAATTCTGATTTAAATTCGGATAATTCCAAGTTATACAATTTGTCCTGTATAATTTTTTTATCTGCGACAGATGGGCTGGTTATTTTTGAGGCTACTACCCCAGCACCAATACCCAGTGTAGCCGGTGCCAGTATAGATAAAGCTAATAATGTATTAGAATCCAGGGCTGCTTCTTTCTGTAAGAATTGTTTAATTGCTTCTTTATCCATTTTTAAAATCCTTTACTCAAAATTCCAGTATTATATAATGCACCTGCTACAGCACCGATATCGCTTAAGCGCTCTGTCTGTGCTTTAGGTAATGAGAATAATTTACCCATAGTAGAGCCAAATGCAATTCCCGCCCCCATACCAATACCTGCTTTTATCGCGGTTCCTGCTAAATCCATTCCACTAACGTGTCCGGAAGAGCCTTCGCTAGTTGACCCGAGAAGAGACTTTACCCGGGATTTATCCCCTAAAGTTAGAAATTCGTCGCGATCTATTAAATTACTGCTCTGGTGTACAGGAATAACTGGATGTGTGAAAGAGGATACTGTATTGCTAATTTCGTTGTTACCAAGGAACGCTTCTTTATTATGTCCATGGATATTTAATAGTAAACAAAGCTCATTCCGTAGTTTGTCGCTGGGTACTTTATTTTCTGTTGCTTCTTTTTCCATTTCTATAAGTAATTTATTAAGTCCGCTCTTATCGTTAAGTCTATTGAAAATAACACTCCAGGCTTTCACTGCACCTTCTTTGTTTAATCTACCGGAATCGAACGGATTACCTGTAACATACTGAACTGCTCTAGGAGGATTATGTAGTGCATCCATAATTTCCTGGTGCTGTACTTCGGGGTTATTCTTATAGAACTCTTGTTTATTGATAAATTTAGAGAGGTTATCTCCTGTAGATATTTTTGAATTATAATTCTTTAATGCAGGATATGCAGCACCTACGCTGGCACCTGCCAGTGTCATTAGATTCTGTAAAGATTTAAAAGAGTCTCCTCTTTTCATCTCTTCATACGCGAGTTCTTTTTCTTCACTGGATTTACCTATAAGAGATAATCCCAGTGCAAGGCGAGCAGCGGCCTTGGTACCGTATCTACCTATCAAGGCACCTGCGGTACCTAAGACAGCAGATTCAAGAACCGGTCTATTTTCTAATTTACCGTATGCTTTAGTTATTCCCGTAAAGCTCATCTTCTTTCCTCGTTGTACTTAATCTCCATGCAGGTTTATCTGTATAATTGCCTGGATCTACTCTATTTTGTTTTAGAGCTTTCATAAGCTCATTATGTCTTTGTTGATTAGCTTGTTCATTTAGGAAGTTTGTACCCATGTACATTGCACCTGCTCCGAGAGCATAATTCTTAAATTCTTTTTTTGTATCATCTACCATTTTAGGGATATTGGAGAATGTATTAAATGCTCCGACTAAATTATTTATTGGGGCTCCTGTATTGTACTTCCGTTTTAAACCGTAATAACCTTGTTTAACATCTTCCTTAACGTTTTTAGCCGCGTTGTATGCCCGGACAGGTGAGCTTAATGCGTCGCTTGCCAAGTCTGTGTATTTATTCCAAGCATCTCCTGCCCATCCTGCCTGCTTATATAAGTAACCGTCTAAAAATGCATCTTTGTTCATTGTAAGTAATCCGTTTTATTATTCTATACTATAATAGGTTTTTATTTTTTAGTCTTCTATACTTTTAGTCTATTTCGATGTTTTTTAGCTTGTTCGAAAATAGAAATTATATCCTCGCTACCGTTCTTCTGTAAACCGCCTACAGGAGTTACGGCTGTTTTAACCGGCGCAGGTACAGTTACAGGAGGTTTAGACTGTGCATCTAATATTTCCTGGAATGATTTATATTTGGTTTTGTGTGTTCCTGCGAGAGGTATTTTTGTATTAGTATGCGAACGGAAGAATTCCTGGCCCGGAGATTTCTTATTAGTAAGTTTTTCGTACTGGATCATTTGCCCAAGATTCTGCGGAAGTACAGCATAGTTACCGTCGGATCCTTCCAACGCATCCATATACATAGGGGCGTATGTACCTACTTTAGATTTAAGAAACGCATCAAGGTTCTGTCTATGTGCATTCCGTTCTTGCGGTGTTTTAGCGGAATTCATTGCCTCGTATAAACTTTGTACATTCCCGCCTATCATTAACGGCTTGTTAATTATTTCAGGATTAGTCTCCAGCATATTCTGCATATGTTGTTTTGTAGCTGTTGTATAATAATTAGCAAAGCTATCGGAATCCGGACTAGGATATTTTTTCTGTTCTTGTACTAGTAAATTATATTGTTGCGGATCCAGTTTTTTAAGTTGCTGCATACGCATAGGATTAAATATCTGATTATAAAGCGCGTGTCTATCTTTTTTATACAAATTAAACAAACCTTGCGTTGCCTGTTTATTTGTATCTATAGCATCGGATTCGGCCTGCTCAATATGTTCTGGCGGTCTACTGCTTACCTGCCTTCCCCAAGGAGAGTCATAAAGTCCTTGACCTGCTTCGTCTACATATTTTTGAGATATATCGTCGAATTGTTCTTTGCTGATATTTCCTTCGAGGTAATCTGCAACATTATTAATTCCGCTTTTAAAGTCATCTTTAATATCGACTCCTGTTGTGACAATATTCTCCAGTCCTCTACCTGTAAAGGAATCTAAGGCCATGGTTCCTAATCCTGAGTCCAGCATTCTATCCCGGGCAGCGTCCCTGTATTTCTCGTTTGTTGCAGCTAATAACCCGCGAGTTCCAGTTTCTGCTACTTGTAATACAGGTAATGCTTTTGTTGCCATAGAAGTGCCCTTTACCAACATCGACAAAGGAGACAATACCTTAGATACTACACCTGGTTTTTTAAAAGGCTCTAAAAACACATTGGATGCAGCAGCTTTGATCGCGGACGGATTAGTTATCGCAGAGACTGCTTTTGCATAATCTGCAGGTCTACTTACTACATGTGCTAGACTGGTAATAGGCGATTTAACTGTGTTCGTTACGCCCTTTAATAAGTCAACACCTTTTATGGCGTTTATTGTAGGGGCAATATTATTAAATGTCTGTATAGGTTTCGCGATAGCTTTCGCAGTATTTATAACAGGAGATACTATTTTAGACGCTGCCATTGCTTGACCAGGCTGTGTTGATTCATCTACTGGTAATAGAAACGAAGATACCATTCCTGCTCCTGTACCTAGGTCGACGCTTTGTTTCGGTTTAACTCCAGATTTATTGGCAAGATAAGTAAATATATCGGAAAGTTTTTTTGTTACAGCATCCGAATAGTAGGCGGAATCGCTCGCTTTTATTTTATCTCCATGTACGTAATTCATTGCTTTAGAGGCATTCTCCTGCATTCCCTGCGGTATATTATTTGCTAATGCAAAAGGCAAGCTCACAAGATTTTCCGTCATAGTAGGTATACGTCCGGACGCATTAGGATCTATCAGAGGTGTTTGACTTATAACTGTTACAGGTTGACCGGTAACTGGGTTTATTTGTTTTGCTAATACAGGTTTCGATAAATCGGCAACTTCATCCTGTGTCAGGATATTGGCCGGTTGTGTTCCTGCTCCCGGTGTATAATATCTGTTATCGGAGGCGAGTGTGTATAGCATTTCTCTGTAATTAGGGTTAGGGGGAAGTTTTTTAAAATAGTCTTGTGCTGCAACGCTCTGGAAGCGGGGATCTTTTTTAAGTTCTTCTACTTTCTGTTTGTTCAGTCCTATCTGTGCATTGTTATAATTTGCAACTTCCGGACTGTTATCTACTATCTCTTCTCCCTTATTAAATTTAAATGTTTCCGGAAAGGCATGATATTCCGGGGAGTTTGCTAACTCTTTATTTAAATTTTCCGCTGTCAGATTTCCTGATGTTTTTCCTTCTGCCAGAGTTACAGCAAAATCCTCTACTGCCTTTTCGGAATAACGCGGGTCGAGTAAAACATTTTTTATATCCTTGGGAACATTATCTAAGTTAGCAGCAGTTATAATTTTGTTCTTATTATCTAGGTTAGTTTTTTCTTGGGTAGCTCTGCTTAAAGCTTTCTCTTGCTCCGGAGTTAATTTACCCTCCTCTTTTTTCCCTTTCACAGCCGCTTGTACATTTTGTTCTGCTGTACCTTCTTTTTCCCATTCGCTATATTTCTTAAAAGCACTTTCAATATTACCGTCAAAGAAATTACTCGCGAGCCAACCGATAAGATAACCTAAAGCAGTACCGACTAACGATTGCAATCCGCTACCACCAGATGCGAGGGTTAGTCCTCCACCTAGTGTCGCGCCGATACCTCCCATAGCCATTGACCTGTTTCCCTGGTTATGTTGACCAAGTAAATGTTTATCTACGAAAGGTTCTTCTGCCTCTTTAAATATATTGTCGGTAGGCATAAGTAATAACTATGCATATGCTTTAGGCATAGAAACGTTATAAGGGTTCGTTGGCTGTTTGATTAATGGAGGGGTGGTATTTACAGCCGGAATTATTGCAGATGTATTACTGACTGCAGGAGTTTGACCTTGTGTTTGACCTTGTGTTTGACCTTGTGTTTGACCTTGTGTTTGACCTTGTGTTTGACCTTGTGTTTGACCTTGAGGCTGGTTGGTAATTACTTTATCAGATTCATGTTTTACCTCTTGCTCATTAACTTTTGCTTTAGCTGCTGCTATTTTTGCTGCCTCTGCTTGTTGTTGTGCCTCCAGTGTAGCTCTACCTCTATCCTCTTGTATTTTTTGGATAGCTTTAGTTGTGTCTCCGCCGAAGTAATTAGTGGCAAGCCATCCTACTAAGGCACCGAAACCACTACCTAATAGCGCGCTTGTAGCATTTCCGCCCATCATATACCCTAAACCTGCGCCGGCAGTAGCGCCTAATCCGGCACCGGCTATTTGTTGGTTTCTAGCTGCGTTGGGTCCTTGTGTGAAATTGTTGGCAAAGGAATAAGCTTTATCTCCTGCCAGGATTTTCTCTGCAGCGCCCGACCCATTAGCTTTATTATATGCTGCAATCATTTCCTGTAAAGGAACAGCTTCGTTTGCCTGCTTATGCATATATCCTTTTAGGAAAGCGTCTCTGTTAATAGATTTTTTATCCGTTTCGGATTTGTTTGATTTAAGCATGTAACCTTGCATGAAGGCTTCTTTAATGACAGTGTTCATATTTTCTATTTCCTCTTATTTAACATTTCTTTTACTATACAAATATCTAGCTAAATTACGAACGCGTATTCGTTTTTATTGTACAGGCATTTGTCCTTGACGCATAGCAAGTTTACCTTGCATCGAAGCATTTTGCTCGTAATCGGCAATAATGGATTTGACCTGCGCATGTAATGTTACATTACTGTGTTTAAGGTTAATTAATGCTTCTCTTCTTTGCGGCGGAGGCATCGCAATAATTTCCTGTGCACGTTTATCCGCTTCCATCATTAAGCTTTCAAGAGAAACATCTCCTCCTTCTGCTGATCCTGTAGGCATCGGCGGCGGAGACATAGGCGCTCCTCCCGGTGCCGGCGCAGCTGCTGCCTGTTCCTCTTGCGATAAGATCATTGCACTCGCAGGCGGTTGTTGCAGGAATTGTTTATTAGCAGATTTTGTATCTTGTTCCTTAGCACGTTTCTCGAGGAACTCGTTCATATCATCTTCTTCTTCTGCTATTTTTTCTCTTTCTGCTTTAACATCGATACCTATACCGCGATAAGCTGTTTCTCTTGATATCTCATTTGAAGCGGCTAAAGATAGTTTAATTTCGCGTATAGCAGGATCAGCATAAAGAGACGGAGGTACAAGTTCTACTTCTACGCTTTCCCAGTTAAGTATCTCGCCGTGCCGTTTAGCTACCCAGGTCAAAAACTCGTTAAAGGATGTCGTTAGGTGTTTCCAGGACTGCTCAAACATTTTAAACGATAAAATAGGTCCTGCAGCAGATTGTACTGTACCTTTATAAAACTCCGGAGGTACTGCCATGGAATAAAGTAGGCGCTGTTCATGGAATTCTTGGATATCTACAGGAACAATGTTTTTAGCCTCTCCCCCCAATACTTGGTATTCTAGAGGAACAGGTAACCAGTTCCAATCTGTAGGGTTCTGTCTATGCCGTTCGATTAATTCCATTATATGTTGTCCGAACTCCGCCATATCCATGACAAGCATGGCATCGACGCGACTTCCTGCAGCGGATTGCGGCGGGGCTAATACCCGGAAAGGGATAAGGTAATCTGCAAGTATACCTTCAGTATATTTATCTAGTAACGCGACAAGCATAGCTGTCTCGAACTCTGCCATAAACTTAGGTAAACCCCAGCCTTTCAATACCGGTGTCAGGGACGTTACAGGTATATCCTTCAAATGCAGTACTTGTCCTGGTGCAAACTTAAACATCTTATTTTCCAGAACAGCTTCTACTATTTCCCAGGGAGTCTGCTCAAGGAACAACAAATGTCCTTGTATAATCCCGTCGCGTAGATGATCGTATCTGCCTACATCCAGAAAGTATTCTGCTTCCCGGGACATAGGATGCTCAATGAGCTCCATGTACTGAGGCGGCCAGTAAGTTATAGACGGTTTAATAGAAGAACGCGGGAGAGGTTTATCTTCACGTATATAATTAACGGTTAAATGGCATTTAGGACATTTACCGGTAAATTTTTTATTCATCCATTTAAAGTAAGGTTCCATTTTACGGATAGGAGCACGGAAATAACATTTAGGGCAAATTAACTGACGCGAGAACGGAACATGTATAGAGGTAAAAACATTTCCGTAGGCGATAAGATTATCCCCTACTGTCTCGAGTTCGCTATGTAGCTTATATGTCTTATACAGTGCTTTCTTATATTTATCCCGGGTACTGGAATTTAAATCGTCTCCGGTTATCTGTGCCTCTGTTATAAAGTAGCGAACTGCTTTCTTTATAGCCTGCGAGTAGATACCATGGTGCATCCATAGTTCTTCTGCCCAATCCAGTGCCTGCTTTACTGTTTTAGGGTATAGCCTGCGCGACAAGCTTTCGAAAGGAGAACTAACACCTTTATCCCAGCTGGAAAGGGTAGAAGAATTTGAAGATGACATCGGTTATTCCTTATGTTTAAAATATACTTGCATAGATAAATTATCTGTCTCTAAATCTATATCCATGCCCAGGTAATACACCTTAGTTTTTTTACCTTGATATTCCAATTCTATTGGAGCACTACCAGGGGCATTGGATGCAGGTTCGAACATAGCATCTTTTTTACTATATATAACAATAACAGATGTTTCACTATCTGCAATATGTACACATCTTCCTTTGAATTTCCCAAACGGTGTTTTTATAACAATACTGTGTCTTGTTTTGTTATATATACTCAGAGTCGATACAGGACGAGCAGCCTGTACTACAGGGGCACGTGTTTCCGGTATAGGTTTACCTTTAATAATGTTTTCGAGAAGTTCTTCATTATCTTTAATAACTTGACCTAGATCCTCTTCGACTACCTCCTCCTCTTCTTCCGTAGATTCTGCAGGGTCAGCTACCTGCTGAATAACGCTCTCTTTTTTACGGACTGCTGCAACAGGTGCTGCTTTCTCTACAGTTTCGTCCTCATCGTTATACTCTTCTTCCTCTGTCGGGAGGGAACTTGAATCTACTTTATTGTCTATCCCTGCTACAGATTTACGATTAGGTACCATATGTTTCAGTCTCCCTCTATCGCGTGTTCCTTTATAAGTCTTACCTATAATTATTTTACCGTAAGGATTATCGCTACCGTCTATTCCTCCGAACATAGTTTGTCGCGGTATTATTGTTGTACCGCAGTCTACGGAACCTTCTACTTCATCAGTAACTGTATACGGTTCCGTATCCAGAATTACTTTGATACCTGTAGAATGGACTTTTTTCTTTGTTTTCTTTGTTATCATCTTTTTACTCTCGGCTGTTTTGTTTATAGTAACGACGGTTTAAGACTCACCTCGGTATTAGTCTCGAAATATATTCCTTTCCACACACCTCCTAGATATTGTAATCTACACGACGGTTTGTTTTTTGATGCACCTAAAAACAAGTAAACCACTTTATCTTGGTGCTCTACCCACCATACTAATTCTGTTGCGGTAGGGTTTTCGGTTATAGCTCCGCCTGGCGCAAGGAGAATAGGTCTGTGTTTTCTTATTCCTTTAATAAATAGATATCTTTTACCTGCGATAGATTTTAAAACATCGCGCATTTCAGATATATGTGGATGTACGGCAGTGGCTCTTGCAGGTTTTTTATTATAGACAGCTGCTCCTGTCCAAAGCTCGCGAAGTTTATCCAAAAACGAAAGACACTCGGTATGGTAAAGGAAACCAGGTATATGCAGGTTATCTTCAAATAACTGCCATTTAGCTAGGTTCCTGTGTTGGAATATACGTACTCCTTGCATATTGTGCTGACACATTGTTTTAGGAAGTCTATCGATTCCTCTCGAAGGCATTGCATATTCTTTTTTTAGCATTCTCCATGCCATGTGAAATGTATCTTTATCGCCATGTATGTGCTTATAATAGAAATCAGAATACTCGTTTAAATGCATTGTAAGATTTAATTCTTTCCAGCATGTTTGTTTATCTACAATAATCTGTCCAGTCTCAAACTCCGGTTCGTCTCTATAAGCTACTTCACATATTTCCCAAATCTTTCGCGTAGGTTGTAAACGACCGAAATCCGGCCAGAAGATAGATCCTTTGGCAAGGTAGTCCGGATCGTAGAGAAGATATTCCGGATTAGCTACTGGAACATTATCTGCATCTAGGAATATAATTTCGCGAAATTTACTATGTATAATACTGTAGGGTTTGAGTTCCCATCCACCTAATACCCTTGCCGGATTTTTTGCTCTTACCTTATAGGCATCAACTACAGTAACACCTAAAGGCGAGATTATATCTTTCATTTGTTGAGACATCTCTTTATCGCCTAGATACCATAACTCTATCTCTAAATAACAACCTAATTTTCTAAGCATGTTAATACATACCCAGGCACATGTAAAATACTTAAATCCCCCGCCGCATATTACAATGCCTTTCCCGAAGAACTTGTCGTCTCCCGGATATTCCGGTATATCTTTTATATACTGCTTATACAGTTTTTTATGTTGCTCTATAACTTCAGGGCTGTTTACATCCATATTACTTCTCTGTTCTTTTTTTAAATAGTGATTTTACTTTATTAACAATTTTATTAAATGTATCTCTATGTTTAGATTTATGCATACATCTAGCCTTTAACAATGCGGCTTCGCAGCGTTCCTGAAAAGAGGACATGTCTTTTTTTACCTGCTCTACACTACATACAAGATCTGCTTCTGTATTCGAATAGAATTCTGCTTCTGTTTTTTTAACCCATCGCTCCGGTATACCTGTGTATAATTTACCGTTAGACATCCTTAACGTATAGTATATGAATGTGGTTCCTAAACATTCATCTGTGTTTATATCTTCTACTACCGCCGGTTTTTGTGCGAAATAAACCTTTTCGCCTTGTTTATATTTACTATTGTGTTTCATAATATGTCCTCTTCTTATATAAAGGGATTTATATTTGTATGATATTGTTTCATTAAATCTATTACATGTTTCGCAGAAATCATATCCATACACTTAGCTATTTTTTGTCCTGAAGCCGTAATTACTGGACTTACACATAGACTGCTGTTCTTTTTATCGTCTTTGTCGTTTAAAGGCTCTATACGGGATTTCCAACAACCGCCGGCACCGCTACAAGGAAGTACAGCACAGTTATGTAGATAGCTGTGGGTGCTATAAGCTTCCCATTGCGCCGGCTCTCTGGCACCGGCAATAACTATCGTAGGGCGGTTAGGTACTTTATATCGCGTATGCATCGGTATTGCTGCAGACAAATGCATAGGGAAACTAACCGGAGTAATACATCCGTAGGCATTATACATTAACCTGCAGAACTGACGTATGGATGTTTTTCCTACTTCGTTTATGACATTGTCTCCTTTTAAAGGGGGATGGTAATGGTTAATACCGACAGCTCCTACCTGTACAAATAACATCTCCGGGAAAGAATCGACAATATCCTGAAATCTCTGCACTTCCCAGAGTTTTAAAGTGTAGTCATTCTTTCTACCGGCATCTATTACCCAGTAAGGTTTCTCTTCGTTATATATTTCCCAAATTCTACTTGGCCAGGATTTCTCCTGTTCGCTTAAATAGACTTCCGGATATCCTTTAGATAAAGGTAAAGTCAAACCGGTTACCTCTTCAAAATTTTTATGGAAGGCACCTATAAAGTGACCGATTGCACTATTAGACCGGTTTATCTGTGTCGTGTAATTAGCTGACCATATAAATACTTCCGGGTCATCTATATCCAGAGGAGTAATGTACGGGCTGTTTTCGAATAGTTCAGCACATCGGCCGTGTAATCCTCCGTTAGGTAAGTTAACGTCCGTTATAAACATATGAGGGTATGTCTTATGTATATCGCGAATAGTTGCTGTTAACATCAGTATATCCCCTGGAGCTTGGTGCTGGTGGATCATAAGTTTAAGTGGTTTATCAACCGTTATATTATATTCTTCCAGTACGTTCTTTGAACCTTTAGGTCTGTTGCTAAGTACAAGCCTGTTTGTTTTCCCGGAAATACTTTTATCTGACCGAACCATATAAGAACCCTTTAAGGTTTCGCTCTTGGATGGAGATATAATAGACGGAACATTAAATGACCGCTTATTAATATTAACCATACGACTAGATAACACATCTATTCCGCGCATATAACTTATTTACCTTTAAGTTGTCTCTCTTGTTCGTCGCATATAATTTTCGAAAAAGGAAGTGTGCTTCTCTTGAGGTATTCGTAGGAGCTGCCTTCCGGTATATAACCTGCTTCCTTTAATTCTGCTATAACTGTTCTGCGGGTATCATCTTTTAACGAACCGAGAATATTATTTGTATGGAGCAATTCTACTGCTTCTAGACCTAGACCGCGACTGATACCCAGACCCATACAATTAGTTGTGTAGATATACACAAAGCAAGCTTGTATGAAAGCAGCGGTGTAATAAGCATATATTTCGCGGGCACGCGGTGTATCTAGATAAGTATACAAATCTGTAAACCCTGCCATTGCCTGCTTTCTATCTTGGATAGCAGCTTCGCGATATGCCAGGAAGAACTTACTAATGTAGTCAAGTATCTGCATATCTTTTTCCTGCCTCGTTTCAACAGGTATAACTTCTGTGTAGTATTGCTGTGTACGAAGACATGCTTCGTTTAATACCAGAGGGCTAAAATGTGAGAAGTTCATTTCCCACATTGTAAAAGGATCATTACTTCCTTTAGCTCTTACTGCTTGTCCTCCGCCTCGCAAAGACATTTTCTCGAGTACATTTTCCATCGGTGTTTTCATCGGCATTTGCATTTCTATTTTCCTTTTAAGTTATTGTATTCTTCTGCTATTTTATCTTCCCACGGCGGAAACATAAGTTCGGAACCGATCGCATAACATCTTTTATCTATGTTCTGCTTCCAGAACTCCAGCAACTTATCTCTATGTGCGGGAGTAGATAAACCGGTTATAAACGTTCTAAGAGTATATCCCATTAGCTTATTTGCAGAACAACTGCTACAAGATCCTTTTTTAGCTATCTCTTCATTAAATTCCTTTGTATTGTTACGTATAAGATCTGTATCGAATAACTCTGGAATAAGCTTAATTAATGCGGAGGAATGGTGTCCTATAGATAAGGTATCCAGTTTAGTCTGCTCCATTATTTTTACTATATCATCCAGTCTTGTTTTCTCGGTATAACTTAACAGTAATCTTTGCCGGGTGTTTCCCGGTGCCGAAAGTTCTACTTGACGGGCAAGAGAAGTAAGCATCAATTCTATAGGGATATAAGGTATATACCTAAAAGGAGAATTTACCTCTGTTGTATATATACGCATGTAGTATTTCCGTAGCATATAGGAACACAACCGGTTATTGAAATCCGCTATTATATCCTTGTACGGTTTTTCTTTCGACGCGATAAAATTAGACAGGGAGCTCATTGTTATTGCAGGGGAGTACCATTTACCCGGATCTTCTAATGATGCCCCTAACGGGATACCGTTTAAAACAACATCACTTATTCCGAGACGCGAAGCAAGATATAAACCTTTATAGAAAGAATTTATAGGTAAGTCGCCGTATATGTCTTTACCTTTTTTATTCATTACTTCGAATACACCAGGATACTTATTTACAGTCTCTCCGCGAAATCTATTTACCTGTGCTGAGAAGAACCGGTGCTGCATATGCTCTGTATCGACAAACTTTATACAGTTGTCCCGGCGAAAAAGTGCACCGGAGTAGTTAACCGGTGATTCGCTCCCTATCCAGTAAGAAGCATAAGGATTATCGAGCAGCCCGCTTCCTATAGCAATAATAACATGCCCTTTAAGGAAGGCTTGCTCTGTTAATGTCTTGTTATATGTATGTCCGGCCCCACAAAGTATTGCACATGCTCCGGCATGTATACCTACGAAAGGTTCGCGACTCTGTGCAATATTATCGAGGTGTACTTTTTTTCTGCTTAAAAACTCTTCATCGTAATTTAACGAGTTGTCTCTTTTATCCAGGCGTATAAGTGTATCGGCAGATAATGCAGCTGTAAAGATAGCTTCGTTATTTTTATCTTTATAGACATCTTGAGCCATGGACACACGTAAATCGCGAGAAGAAAGAAAACTCTTCTTAAAACCGTATGTCATTTATTTCTCCTTCTTAGAGGGCGTTTCCTGTGTCTGGAACTTATATGAACATACGTTACATCGCCTTTCCCGGACGATGCTGCTCGTGCCTGCTATCCTTATTGTGCGTAGTACACTACTATTATCTTTAGTACATTTGGGGCATTGCATTTATAGCGTCCTTTCTTTATTAAACGGAATATCTAACGGATTTTTGCATATTTGTTTGTTCTGGCTTTTATCGCGAAGGGATACTTCGTTACCTTGTTCGTCTTTTATTACGAGCTCGTCTTTCTTTCCCCAGATCTTTTCGTACCCTCTCCCGTATGCATCGGGGTCGGACTCCGGGCGACGGGCATCGCCTTTACCTGCTGACATAAATTTCTCCTCGGTTTAATTAATATAGCTATTGAAATGTCCTTTTATGCTATATATGGTATAGATATACACTATTTATTTATTTGTGCAATTCATAAATAGCTAAAAAAAAGAACCCCCGAGATGTAGAAAGGAACGAAACATCTCGAGGGTCCCAGCCGAGGGGAGTGTTTATCCTGTAGACTTCCGGTAATTATCTAACATTTTAGATATCGGAGGTCTAGCAGGATGTCTTAACATATCTGCCTGTATATCTGTCTCGAAGTTACTATGCTTCGACTTAAATACAGATCTAGGTAAGTTTACGGACCTTAAATTTTTGGCTGTTGAACCGTTCATAAAGTTTTTAGTCGCGTTCCCTACTGATGCAGAAAACGCTGCGGTACTTCCAGCCGAAGCTTCTTTGTCTATACTCATTACATATATCCTTTCTTAAATATATCTTCCCTTTTCATTACAGCAATATATTTAACGGGAAGAAATGTTTAAATATTGCTGTGCTTGTCGCTTAAGTTCTTCATTATACTTATTCTGAAGGTAAGAATCGTAAACCTCGTAATAGCGCGGATCTTGTTCTCGCGTCATGCCTCTGTGTTTCTGTAGATATTTATTCCAGTCCCCTTTATATTCTACAGCTGTCCTATGTTGCATCATTTTTATCGCGAGTTTCTTGTACAGCTCTTGTTGTTCCGGAGTATTTCCCATGTCCCCTATGCCCGTTCCTCCTCTGTTAATATAATCGAAGTTCTTATCGTAGCCACGCAGATTTCTATTGTTACCGTGCAACGCGAATTTATCCGCCTGCGTTATTAATCCCTTCAGGTAGGTACTTAATTCCGGTTCATTACTTAGAATCTTTTCGTAGCGTCCTCCGGGAGCGTAGTCCTGGAGATAACCTTTATTTAGTTGCACCGGGCCGTATGCCGTTGTTCCTGGGTTTTGGTTGTAATTGGCACGAATAAACCGCGATCCTTTAGTAGCGGTATGTTCTGCCTCCGATACAGCATCGTAATGTAATTCCGGTGAAGCTTTCTTTAACCAGTCCTGATAAGAAGGTCTAACCAGAGGGGCTCTCTTTGGTTTTACCAGAGGGATATTCGCCCCGGCAGCAGCTTTAGCTCCGGCAGCAGCCGGGCTTGTATCTGCAGCTACTTTAAATATTATTGTCTCAGGTTTATATAAATAACCTTCGATATATGCTGCTGTATTTATATCCATCTGTCGTATCTCTCTTTTGCTTTATTATAAAAATAAACCCTATATCTTAAAAAACGAACACATATTCGTTTTCTAGGAAATGTTATCGTATATATCACTATAGAGAAAACCTTCGAAGGAAGGCGCGCTCTCCGATATTTGCAGGGCGTTTGTCAAGAAACCGCAGGTTACATCTATTAACTCGCTTATAACTTCCGGTGGTGTAGTTGTTACATCGTACATTATTCTCTCTGTAAGATCTCCGTGGACCGGTTTGTTAATATTGTCTGCCTGTTCCTTTAGCGACAGTTCTATTGCATCTAGCATTTTAGTTAGATGATCCGACATCTCTTTCGTTGTCGACACCAGACACACTACACCGTTCTTCTTAGTGTAGTTATCCGGATTCTTTAAAAATGTTTCGAACTTCCTTTTATATTCTTTGTATTCTCCGTACTTTCTTACGAAGTTAAACAACCTTCTCTCGATATCGATTTCCTGTTCTCGGCTAAACATAGTTACTCCTTCATTTTTTTAGGTATTCGTCAACGTTAACCGTCGGTTTGTATTTCTCTGTCCAGCGTTCCGGCAGGACTATCTTCTGTTTACAATCTTTGCAATATGCATTGTTCTTAGATAAATGTAAAATTCGAATATGTGCACACATATATAAATTCCTATTTTGTTGTTAAGTTCTGTACGAGTTTATTTAGTTCGCCGCGCTTATACCAGAGATAACCGCAACCGAAAGTAAGAGAGTGCGATGCGTCGTCGGATTTACCCGAACGTTTTAAAATACGCAGACGCTCTATACCGGTGTCACCGGATCGAGTATCGCGATACAAGGCGAGAAAATCGTTGGTAATGGACTGCGAGGATTTGTACTCTGGTAATAATACTTTTCCTCTCCCCAGCATAGTAAAAAAGATAATAAGCATACGCGACCGGGCTACTTGCAACCCGCGACGCATACCTTCGTCTGTAGGTTCGATTAAAGAAGCTGTAGCATCTCCGCCGTGATACATCATAGGAACTATTTTTTCTGGGGGAATGACATTTGCTTTGACAATAAGGAACTCTTGATTGAATCCCGCGCCGCCGGCATCGTGTACAAAGGCAGTAGGGTTAAAAGATTTCCATCTCTCGCCTAATACATTTACCTGTTCGAGAGGTGTCATGGATTTAGGCAGTCTTTCCATGTATAACACATCAAAAGGATCTGCGGGTACATCTGTCTCTCCTATTATAGACAATAAGGTATAGGAAGTAGCATTCTCGTTTCCGTAACCCGACCAGTCCACGGACATAACAATCCGGCGGTATTTTTTCCGGCGCTGTAAAGCTACTGTTAGGTCGTTTAAATATGCGTCGAGAGAAACATGTTTAATTTCGTCGGGACGGATAAGCATTTCCTCGGAGTCCATAGGTATGCCTAAAATCTCGTTAACAAAGGTAGTTCGCGGGAGAGGATCTATATCCAATTCTGCGCTTCCTTTGTAAAATGCCCGGAGTACATCCCATTTACGTTTTGAGCTCCAGTGCGCGTAATGTATTACCTGCGGGACGTGTATTCCCTCGGCATAGGCAAGTCTATCGGGGTACCGGTGTACATATTGTCCGTTTAGCGGTGCTTCGCCTAGAGGTCTATGACAATGTAAACATATTGGACCGTTTTCTCCTATCATTAACTCTACATTATATAATCCGGATACAGAGTCAATGTCGTCGGAGGCAATACTCCATTTATTACAATGCGGACAGCGCGTCGCCCAGTATCCCTGGGAAGTTGCCCGGAATTTAACATCCAGTGTACCTGTTGTTCCTTTAGGTGTACCGGAGAAAAGTTTATCGTAATAGAGTTGCGAACCGGACATGCACTGGTCAATAATATCTGTGTAGGCAAGAACAATGTCTTGTGTCTCGTCGTAGTTTATCCCGTTTACAGAATATCCCCTTGCAGCATCCGGTCCCTTAAAGCAATGTGTGTACTGTACTTTATTACCGTTTACAAGTTCCCTTTCCATAGCACGCTGTACACATTTCTTATCTGTAAATACACCGGGTACTGCATCTCTTAACAGCGGGGCTGCTTTATCGACAGACAGGCGTCGGCTTTGTTCGTATCGCGGACACACCATTAAAGTATTGTACATAGTCCGCAACCTTCCCCGGAGGTAACTCGACGAGGTAAGGTTCTCAGATTTACCTACCTGGCGGGCACATCGCATTACTTTGACAGGCGCGCCGTTTAGATTGAAAAGAGGTTTAAATTGAGGGTAATATTGCAGGGAGTAAGGAGCTTTACCTAACTTACACCATGCAGCAAGCAACACATCTGTCTGTCCTGTTTGTTTAATGTATGTTGCTAATGTTTCGTAGAGGGCATTTGTTTGTTTCTTATTTATCTTGTCTCCCGAATTACTGTCTACGATATTGAATTCGGCATGTACTGTTGTAGGGGTTTCTTCGATCCTCGGCAAAAACATCTAGGTTCCCTTTAGTTTAAAGCACATTCTATTTAATAACGGGTCTCGTGTAGTTATATAGTCGTCCGGTGTATACGGGACATCTGTATAAATAAAGACCTGACAAAGCTGCAATTGTGCATATTGCATCTGCTCTTCGTCCGACTTGTTTTTTACTGCAGCTAAACTGCAGCTGTAGGTTTCTAATCTTTTCATTGAAATAAATTCTTATATCTTTCTCGTATTTTAATACTTTCACTACTTCCTTTACTATTAGGACGTGTAGATATACCGTTAGGATTATTAAAATATGTCCCTACGGTAGTCTCTATTCTTTTAAATTTAATACCGTTAGCTACGCACCTTAACCAGAACTCGTAGTCGGCGGCAGATTCGTACTGTTCATCGAATTTCCCTATTTTATCGTGTATACTTTTTCTCCACATAGGATGATTGTGCGGAGGATTTCCTCCTCTAAAATTAATAACTGTTGGTTCTAAGCCCTGTATGTATTTTATATTTATCCCTTTTGTGTTAGTGACGTTCGGTTTATTTGTTACTATGACCTGTCCGTATACAACATCTATGTGGTCGCGAACATTATCGAAGGCTGCTATCTGTAGAGCAAGACTGTGTTCAAATCTCCCGTCGTCAACATTCCAGTTACAGACTAAAGGAGATTCGGCAAGATCCAGTCCCTTATTCCATGTCTCATATATAGTGTATTTTTTATCCAGACGTATATAGGATATATTCGGGTGTGTTAGCTTCCGACATATATTTTCTGTATTATCTGTAGAAGCGGCATCGAGCAGTAATACTTGTATATCTTTAATGCACGACTGTTTTAATACATTATTTATAAATGCGGGTAAAAATTTATCGGCATTATACAATGAGGAGATAACAGTACATTTATACATCTTTTTGTTCCTTTAAAAAGACCCCTGTTTCTGTCTGTTATTGGAGTCGGGAGTTTGGGTAGGGGAGTCATAGCAGGACGCTATATAAAAAGAGCAGAAACAGGGGTAAAATTATGCCGGGGCATTCTCTCTATATAATTTATACTTATCTTTTTCTTTTTTAATAAGCATATTTAAGTATTCTTCTTTTTCTTTTGCTTCGCGAGCTTTTCTATAATAATTATAGATCATTGCCAAGGTCAATGCACCTGTACCGATTGTAAGGGGTACTTTATATTTGTTAGTAAATTTCATTAAAGGATCCAGGCTCCCGGATATTGCTTTACCGTATTCGCTGAATTCGTTTATCTTTTCATTGGCACGTTCGCCTACGCTACCTACTGTTTCCGTAGCTTTCTCTACTAAATTATTTATCTTATCTACCGTGCCTTTCTTCTCTGCCGATTGCAGGACTTTACCTAGAGGGTCTACAACATTGGTTATAGAATTAGCTGTATTAGCTAAGTTAGACACAAGGTTCTGTGTACCTTCGGCGTTTAAACCTTTAGATATACCTCTTAATGTGTCTAGTGCTTTTATCCCGCCGATAATAGATCCTCCTTGGAGACCTCCCATTACTCTGTTTTTCATATTAGCGTTTGTTAACATAGCATCTTTGACTTTTGCTAATTGTTCCGGTGTGTAATCTGCATATTTCTTAGAGGATAGATCGTTTAATATATTATGCTCTGCTTTAGCAAGGGCTGCTTTGCGGCGTCCTCTGCTGCCTAAGAAACCGGCTAAACCTGCAAGACTGTATTTTGCATAAGGGTTATCTATATTAGGCGTAGCATAGTAGGCAGTTGTTCCTGCTGCAGCTAATCCTGTATAGCCGAGCGGTCCGGGAAGATTATATAATTTCTGCCCTACATTTTTCATTGTACTGCCGGAGATTTCTCCGAGTACGCTCTTGGTACCGTCTGCCTCTTTATACAGGTAACCGTCTACATATGCTGCTTTATCCATATACACTTGTCCTTATACGGTCGCGAGTTGTTGGGCTGCGGCTTCTTCCTCTTCTTTTTTCTTTTTGTACAGTACATAGGCTGCAATTAATCCTGCTGTTCCTATACCTGCACCGACACCGTAGGCGAGTTTATTATCTTTAACATGCTGTAACGCGGAACCGACTATACCTTTGTCGTTTGTTTTAGTGTTCTCGGGCAAAGATACTTTCTTAACTTGTTTGTCTTTTTTAGCGATGTTATCTGCACGTTCTTGGTTGAGTACTTCGCGTTTAGCATCCAGTTTGCTGTTCTTTAAATTTGTAGCATTAGTCTTGTCATATGCATCTAGCATCAGTGCACCGCCTACAGATGTCGGAGGTATAGCTAATCCGGTAGTTATTGCTGTTGTTTTTGCTAGGTTACCGGCTGTTGGTTTTTTCAAGAAACTTGTATCTATTTTAACATTTAAAGGCGGATTCGCGAGTTTCTTTGCCTGATCGGATATACTTTCCGCTACTTTACCTGTGCCGTCTGCTGTCTTATATAAGTAACCTTCGATGTACGCTTTGTTATGCATTGTTTATTTCCTTGTTAAATTTCTCTACAATATACCTGTTCTTTATAAAAATCTAGGAGCTAATATCTTTATCGCATGACCTAATTATGATTGTACCGTTGTGTAGTACCTGGATATCGTTTATATCGTAAAGGAGATCTCCTATCCGGATAAATACCGGCGGGGAATATGTAGGCTCTCCTTTAACATATTGCATCGGTACGTCCTTTGTCTGTCGACATACCTCTTCTGTAAACTTCCGCAGTGTCATTTCGTGTCTCTCGTTTATTAAAATATAAACGATTAATGCAAATTAAACAGTATGCCTTTTCTTTTTTCGAGGTATGTCAATAATAAGTTCTGTAACCAGATCATCGTCGTCTACTATCTCCGCTTCCTGTATACCGTTTTTCCTGCGATCAATATACTTCTCCAGGGATTCTATTGCCCTAACCAGTCCGTTCGTCCTCTCGGGGCCGAAACCTATTTCGTTTGCTTCGGAAAGGTATTCTTTTCGCATTTCCAAAACTCTCTGCATCTCCTCCAAAGTCAATTCTGTACCATCTTGTAAGGTACAATAAGCATATATCTCCTGTTCTCGCGAGTTTAAAAAATCTTTGGACATGTTCCTGTTCCTTCATTTTATCAAAAGAATAACCGTACAGGTGTTTCTCTTCAAGGTCTTCTCTTCTTATTTTATATTTCTGTATAACACCTTTAATGTGTTTTCTCCGGGATTCCTGGAGAACTACATCCCACCGGTTTAAGCTCCGCAGCTTTAATTGTCTGTTATGTAACTCTACACCGAATAGATATTCGGCAAAGGCCTGTACCGGTAACCAGTATTTATCGAGTTCCGGATGTACAGGTCTCATAGACGGAATTATAGTCCGCAAATCAAAAGCATACTCTACGAACTTTATATCTGTGTACGCCTGTCGCGATATCCAGAATATCGTATCCCCTTTCTTGTGTTTATGCTTACCTATTATTGCTACCCGGGCGTACATCCCGCCTTTTGTATCGCGGACATAAGGACACACTACTCTATATGCGAAGTTATCTATGTCTACGATAAACTCATCCTCCGGTCTATCGCGGTGTACTATCTCTTTAACGATTCTTATCATGTCCTTGTATCTATCGAGTTTCGGAACTTTACCGAGAACCGCGAAAACATACTGCTCCAGTCCCTCTGTTACAGGGAGACCGAAAGGATCAAGCAGTTCGTCGAAGACTTCCATACAACAGATACTTCCTTAATGTAAGCCGGCAAAGACACGGACATTTACATTATATACACCGGCGTTATGTTCTATAAGTAATTTTAACCCGGAGGCAGACCAATTAACAGGAAATTCTGCGACGAGAGCTGTTATCTGTCCGTGTATTATATTAAGCACTTCTTTGCAATTAATACTGTTGTCATCTTCTTGCAAAGGCACAATTGCAGTTTGTATCTGGGAAACTGCTTTAAAGGTTTTTTCTTCCTCTGCTGTACAGATATGGATTCCTTTACTTGCTTCTTTTACTGCGTCTTTAAACCAGGCAGGTAATTGTTTATCTGCCTCTTCAAGGATCTCTATTATAGTTTTTTGTTTAATACTCTTTCTGTGTTCCGAGGAAAGTAACCCGCTTTTGTCCTGGTCGCGCATACGCTGCCGGAATTCCTCTAACAAAACAGCATCCTGTTCTTTTTTTAGCTGTCTCTTTGTTTTTTTCTTTACAGGAGTTTCCTCTGCCTTTACCGAATCTTCCTCTGCCTCTACCAGATTAATTATATTTAATTGCTTATCTTTTAAATCTGTCGTGTAGGCTTCGAATCTACGTATAATATTGTCCTGTTGTGTTTCACGTGTAATAATAGTTTTTGTTAATCTATACAGAATTGTATTTACTAAAGACATAGCGGTAAAAATATCAACTTCTTTATCTGCTATCTTTACTTTACCTACAACAAGATTCTCAGTAGAGTTACTTGGTTGACTGTTAACCGGCATATTTACAGATAAAAGAAACTGCAATGCCACAGGATCTGTTTCGAGGAATTGATTAAGTACATCCTTAGCAGTTTTTATTAGTTGTTTCTTGGATATGTGTTCTTCTGTTTTTGTATTGTTGTTCATGTATCTTGTTCCTTTATTATTTATTCTTTCCTTAAAAGCAGCATTAACAAAACTACCGGCCAGAGAACGGCTACGATAAATGCATTACCTATACCTTTGAGATTAAAGCCATCGTGCTCTATTAAAAGATTTATAAGTAGCACCATCATTATAATCATTCCTATTAAGTAAAATGTAAGCATTGTCTGTTCCTTTATTTTCTCCGGAAGGCTTTTATTTCCTCGGCATCGTCCGGTAGCATATTTTGTTGTAGAGAGGCTTCTATTGCATCCATTACAGCCTCGGTGTGTGTCTTTACAGGATTGCTTAACGAGTTCTTTGCTGCGATAGACCCTGTATCGAGTATTCGCTTGTTCTCCAGTGCATTTGTAAAGTCTATTAATCGCGAGGATATATTCGGATTAGTTATATCTGTTTCAGGATTTCCTAAAGAAGTACCTGTTCCTGCTCCTATACCGGCGTTCTTTGCTATCTGGTGTGCTATCAGTTTGTGTCGCTGCATCGCGACTTCTATCGATAGGGCTTTTAACGTGTCATAGCTTATTAACTGTTCCAGGAGCAGTTTCTTTAGATTTATCTCTTCGAGGCTCTCTCGTATATTGTCTACATTTATTATTTCCTGCATATTTCCTATGTATAGATTCCATAGATTAAGGCCGAATTGCGCAGAAATAACCTTGGCATTCCGATCCTCTTTTATATCGCTGCAGTATTGCTCGGCGTAGGAAGTTATTTTAGAGGGCGTCCAATTAGATACATCGAAGAAAACTATAGAATAAGTATTAAGGACTGTCAAGTCAAGACCTGTTAATCTCTTTATCTCTTCGAGACGGGTTTTAGAACAGAGCATTGCTTCTATTGTCCATTTAAGGGAGTGTCTTTCTTTGTTAAGGTAAATCTTATATGTGTCGAGGAGAATACGTGTGTCTTGCCGCAGTCTGTGTTTATCCGGAAAGAAGTTATGCTTCACCCATTCCGCAAGGCGTATTACCGCTTCTTCGAAATTACCTACATAAGGTCTGTTAGCCCGGGGAAGACATGCTTTTATCATGCAGCTCTTCCAGTAATCGTCGGGATGCTCTGCTCCTTTTGTACTGTCTGTATATTGTATTGTTTCAAGATATTTGTTCTGTTGTCTCTTAAGCATATTATACTCAAGATCCAGTTGCTTGCTGTACTGCATATACACTGCGATATTATTTTGTTTCTCTAACTCTTTCCTCGGCCTGCTGCTGTATATAGGTTAGAGGTGTTATCTATACAGCGCAAGGTTATTATATAGTCTGTTATTGTATCTGCAATGTATCTGTATATAAAAAAACCCTTCTTATATACTTTGTTTATTTAACTAATCAAGGATTAAGGGATATATAAGAAAGGGCGGATTATTATTTAATTATGCCTGTTAGCCGGTAACAGTCTTTCGATCTCTTTAACAGTGTGTACATCCATGTTTTTATAAAAACGAATACGTGTTCGTTTTTTTAAGTACTTCATTTAAAGGTACTCTCGGAAAAAGCTCTAACGAACCTCCTACAGTACTGTTAATAATTTCTACATTTCTTCTACTATATACTGTCTTTGCAATTTTGTACACATCCAGCATCTTATTTGCATTGATTGTAGACCTGTATCTTAATCCCCTTGCACAGTCTTTATCGAAGTGCGCAGGATCATCTCCCTTGTCATATGTATGCTTGTTACCTTTTACCTGTGCGTAGGTATTATCCACACCTATTAAAATCACCTGCTTGTATCCCATTGCCAGGGCAAGCTGCATATTTACGAATGTTACTGTCTCTACGACATGTATTTTTTTAACGGCGTCCTCGGAGAAATTATGCGACAAATCTATATTAAAATACCGGACATTAGGGTCCGGGAGAATACAATAGGAAAAAACAAGAGGAACTATCTTTACAGCGTGCTTTATACTGTTTATCTGCCGGCTGTATATTTCCGCGAATTGTGTATCGACTGTTGTGTAATACGTCAACAGCGGGAAAATATCCTTATGCAGCATAATGTTATTGGAACCTATTACATCTTCCCCTGCCAACAGACTCGGATCTATATGTTGCAGACTCGGGCCGTTACCTACGATAATTACCCTGTCGCTTTTCTTCTGCCGGATTAAGGCAGCAAACATTTCCAGCTGCTCAGCTTTCCATTGCTTATTTATCCCCCATGTCTTATTATACATTTTTACCTTCTCGTACCCAGGAGGCAGATTGTCCGAGAAAGCAGGTATTATTCTGTTCATTTTCTACTCTACTTCATCGATAGCTAAAAAAAAGAGCGGAAGACTTTCTCCGGTACACTTTTTAGGGTGTACCGGAGAACAATATATCTTAAAGAGCTTGCGGTTTTAACGCCTCAATCACAAGGTTATTAAGATATATCGGGGGGACGGTTAGCGATATTAACCCATTGAGCTCGGGGGCAATCAATCCTTTATCGTCTATCCTATAAAGTATATTTCCTGTTTTCAGGAAATCACTTTTTATAAATATTTTACCGTCTTTTCTGTGCAATGAAAAGGGTTCAGTACCCTTTTTTGTTTCTAGTAAGATAAGCATAATTTGTTCTCCTTTTAAAAGACGGGCTTATGTCTGCCCTTACTGAATTAAAACTTCTATTTAACAACTGCATTAAATAGAAGGGGCTGTTGGTTCAGTGTCTACCAACAGCCCTATTTAGTAGCTTTTTTAACATAGGGAGCTACACTAACCCTATCCCGTATAAAGTAGTCTATGTAACGCCAAGACTCCTGCGCCTGACTTTATAAAGGTCAGGTACTTGCTGTAGCCTTTTAGTGTCTTGCTTAGGACAAGTTTTTAGTTAGAGGCGAGCCATTCTTTTATGGCTTTCGAAAGCTCTTCAGGACTGGGTATTGCACCCGTCGGGGCGAACGGGCTTCCACCTATGGTATCGGCGCCTCCCCAATTTCCTATTTGAAACTGCTCACTCAAGAACGGCCAAAGGGATTTAAGAGAAGGGACTTTACTAAAGGGCAACTTACCTATGGTGATCTTATCACCTAACAAAAAGCCGAACCCAGCAGACTTGTAAATGTCTGCGAAATTGTTCTCCCCATCACGAGAGAATACAATTTCTCCTTTCGGGGAGAGGCCAATTGCTGTTCCTTTGAACTTGTGGAGTTTGTCTCTCCGATAGAGAGTACCCTCGGTATATTCCTTACCGACTCTCTCCACTAGGGAGAGTAAAATCTCGGTCGATGGAACGACCCCGCGTTCGGGGCGAGCCCATCCAAAGATGGAAAGACCCTCTACGTTATCGGCTGCTGACGCGCCGTTCGCGTCTATCTGACTAACTTCGCGAACGAAGTTAGCAAATTGCGGGTCGTCCGCCGCAGCGGGGTTTAAAACCAGCCACGTACTCAATATAGAGTCCGCATCGATCGAGCTAACCCGCATTTCCTCAATGTCCGGGAGGAATTGTCTCAGCCCAAGCCTCAGGGCATTCAACACCTGCAAGCAGGTTGCCGACAGAGGGAATCGTTCCCCTTCGCCATGATGGTCGAAGGAGAAACTATTTGTCTCTGGTTTCGCGGCATAGCCTCGGTAGGCACCATCAATGTATATGGTGTTGTTTTCCATTTCATTTACGGGATCAGTTAGTAGTTGGATATTCATAATTTTCTCCTTATAAGACGGGCTATGACTGCCCTTATTTTTTCAAAACAACCCGCCTTGCATACACAAGCCAGAGTTTATTACCCCCTGTAGTACAGGGACGCACTAAGCTTAAAATCTATTTATAGTCGCTTAGTCGACTTCCTCCTCATCCTCATCCAGAGCAGGGGCATTCTCCCACCACTCGTAGATCAACGATCTTAAATCCGACAGTCTGTCGGACTGTTCTCGTTGGAGATGAAGACGAGGATCTTCCTCGTCTAGGATCGGGAGACCTACACGACTTTTTAAATCGTCAGGTAATTCTTCAAATCCTAGGTAGTTGCAATAGCTTACAGTCAGGACATCCTTTACATCCTGCTCTGTTACTTCCCCAACTACGGGGAAGGTTTTAAATATATCTTTCGGGATGTCGAGGAATACCCCCGAAAGAGTTAAGTTGTTACTTACAGCCACTTCTTGGGAGGAACATGGCGGTCTTGTAGTTATTACAGGAGCGACGAGATAGGTCTCGTCGTTATCCCGTACAGCGCAAAGGAGGGCTTCGCGCCATTTAACTACCTTCAATCGAGGAGTTCCCATAACCATTCCTCGTTGAATTCCTCAAAATCCTCTCTGAAGAATCTATTCGGAGTGGGCCCACCCCCTATGATTAGCCCTGAGGCGAGCATAAATATGCTACCAAGTCCTTTCCCTAGAGAGCGGGAGGAGCCTCCCTCCTTCCAGAATTTCTCTGGAATATAGAGGGCTTCTTCATCGCCCTCTATATTCTCTCCTGGTAGACATGTGTAATGCTCCAGCTCATTTTGAGCATCCTCCTCTTCCCCTACGGCAGTAGGGTCATAGGTATACCCCTTTTTACGGGGTGTTTTCAATTTTAACCCCGCAGGGGTTATAATTATAGATCCACCCTCTGGGGTGGGCAGTACGGAACCGCCCGCGGCGTAAAACTTATAATTTAGGTTTCTTTTATTCATAATTTTTCTCCTTATAAGACGGGCTTATGAAACCCTTATTTTAAAACAACTCGCCTTACCTACGTAAGCCCAAGTTTATTACCCCCTACAGCGTAGGGACGCACTAGGCTTAAAATCTCTTTATAGTCGCCTAGTCGACTGCTACGTTTTACGCCCAGCTCGGCGCGGACGGTTTTTACATCAAGTCTTCCTTAGATGCGATTCCGTCTGCTATTTTAATAGCAGTGTGTCGGAACCATCCGAGAAGACTGTCCACGTCTTGGCTATTTTGCCAGTGGTATTCCTGGCAGGTTAGCCCTCTGGCGGGACAGCCCTTAATGTAGAACCTATACCCTTTGTACAGGATATAGATTCCATCCGCCTCTACTCTAAGATCGTAGTCCTTTTCAGGTAATACATTAGAGTAGAAGGCGATTTCTTGGATTAGATCCAAGGTATCTTTGTTATTTAACATGGATACTCCTTGTAGGCTGGTCAGGCCTGTTAAATTATTTTTTTAAGAGCATAACGCGACCTACGTTAAACACTTTGACATGGTAATTTAGAGCCCTCGTTTCAGCCTCATCGGCTTCTGCTAAGTACTCCGGTGTGACCCATACTCCTTTGTTCAAAACCCTTTCAAGTTTTTGCACATAAGGTGCGGAGTCATGTCCATGTCCACCGAAAAATATTACAGCCTCGGTGTGGCTGTTGGCTTGTTGCCATGCCGCACATCCGCTGTGGCTACGCCGTTTAACTTGAACCGGGTAAACGATACCGGTGCTCTTGTTTGCAAGAGCTACGTCCACTCCCTGATGATCCAGGTCATGAGTGATGAACGCCTCCCAGCCTCTAATCTGGTCGATTACCCTTACGAGGATTTCCTCGTTTAGATAACCAACCTCTTGAGCACGGCTGGCGTTCACTGGGATACGTGCTTTTTTATCCCAATCATACGACTTAAAAACTTTCATAAAAAAATCCTTATAATATTACCCCCTACAGCGTAGGGACGCACTAAGCTTAAAATCTATTTATAGTCGCCTAGTCGACTGTTAAGAACTACCAGGGGTAGCGGTAGTTCTTTGTTCCGGACCATTTAAACCTAGGGTTCCTAGGCACCCCCCGTAGGTCCATATACGGGAGGTGAAAAGATATTTGATGCCCTTTCCAACATACGTATAGTATGTCAGAAAAGGCATCTCCACCAATTACTACCTTAGGTAGATCGGGGAGATTTTTATCTCTTTTTATTTTCCATTCTTTTATGAACAGATCAAGGTATTTCTCCTTGTGTTCATAAAAGAATGTAGAGTCTTCCTTGGCTCGTATATTGGCCAAGAAAGCTCTTTTTAGTAAATAATTCAGGAATTTATCCATCCATAGATACTCCATTAAGGTTGTTACATAGTAGAGATAGCATCCGCGCTATTTCTACCGACATGTACTCACCTTGTTAAGTACACAGCTAAGGTTTTTTATGGGTCATATAGAGGATACCTGTAAAACCCCTACTAGAAAGTCTTTCGCGCCTTCTTTCGCGCCCCCTTGGGGGAACTGTGGTACACATGAGCCTGTACCAAGCCCCGGGGAAACTAGTGATCCTTCACTAGAGACTGATGTCCCGGAATTTTTCATTTGTATCCCGCCCCGCTTTGCGGTCGGCGGATAATTACTGTTTCATAATTTCGCTCCTTATTAAAGACGGGCTTATGAAACCCTACTGAATTTATATACTTCTACTCACCCACTGTAGTAAATAGAAGGGGCTACAAGTTCAGTTACTACTTGTAGCCCTATTCAAAGATAACTATGCGCTATCTCATTATATTATGACCGTTTTTACCTAAAAATTAAGGCTATATAATCCTGTTACTTTAGGAGTATTATAGCCCCTAGTAAGCAGGTTAGAAAAAACGATAAAACACAAAATAACTGATAGTTATCGAGTTTTTTATTTAGAGATGCAATATCGTTTTTATTGACTTCATAATTAGTTTTAATATCTGTCAACCGATAATCTATATCGTTTCTATGATCTATATTTAACCGAAGGTCTCTTTGGATGCCTTCAGAAACTGTCTTGATTTTATCTATATTTTTATGAAGCTTCTTTAAATTTTTTTTCTTATTTTTCATCGTCTACCTCTACGGCATTATACAATAGAGAAACTGTATTTTCAAACGCTGTTCGAAGAAGCGTGTCGCTTATTACGAAAGGATATACCACTCCTGTACGTGCTTTGCCAGCCATAACACCGTCCACAATAAAATCCAGTATATCAATAAGATGTATATCTTCCGGTATACCATCCTCTGCTGTTAAATGGTGCCTGTTTACTTTCCTATGGTTATCCCACCAGGTAGTGTTCTTAAAGCCCCCGACGAAATCTCTATGGAAACCGTCGATGTCCGAGAACTTGTCATGATCATGGTGTTTAACCTGTTCATCAATCAGCTCTTTAAAGAAGTCAAACCCTTTACGGATATCCCCTACATGCTGCTCAGAGCTTTTTAACAGTTGTTCTTTCGTTACCTTTGTGTAATCGCAGCTTCGTGTGTCAGCTGTCTCGCTTTTGCGAATTGTTATTTTTTTCATATTTTACCTTTTTTGAAATATTCCCACAATGGCTGAGGAAATTTAACATTACTTTTTATAAGCTTTGCCACTTCATCGTTGCCATTAACTAATGACTGGGCTATTATATTTTCTGCCAGCTTTTTAGAGGCTTTACAGTTTACTGTTGAATCACAAATAGGTGTATACCAGAACAGGTATGAATCTCCTAACTTTATGAAATTTATACATCTTATTACACTTTTTGGATTTTCTAAACGAACAAATGCTACACAGCCCGAATAACTACAAGATACCTTGGTATTATACTGGGCAAAAGGATTTAGCTCTTCTACTATACTTTTTGCAATATCACCTGATTTTGTTCCTATTTCCAGTTTTTGAAGCTCTGTATCTTCTTTCTTCTTAACTACTGACTCATATATTTCTTTTAAGCTCATACTTTTATCTTTTCCTTATTCTTTAAACCATTTATGGAAACCGCATAGTTCCCAATTAACCGGTTCTATCTCTTTTGCGAATTTTATTACTCGAATCTTATTAACGGATCTAACTATAGACTGCCAAATAGTTTCATTATCGTAGTCGTATACTACCTGCAAGGCAATACATATACCAGAGTAGAAAGATATTTCCGATGGTGCATAAGGTAGTTCTTTATCTTGCTCATTCATATCCTCGTCTGACATGCCTATTAGACTGTATTTATCATCTTCAGCCATAATCTACTCCTTTTTCTTTTTTGTCAGTATTTTCATTTTATTTCCTTTTCCTGTTGTTTAATACCATCCTGTTAGTAGCAATGGCATCCCTCGCATGTTCCAGAGTAGAGATCAGACACTTATCTTCGGGAGATAAGTCGCCGGCTTTCTGCAGCTTCTCTATTTCCTCTGTGTAGTAGTATATCTGCCTGTTCATCTGCTCCAGCTCCTTTGCATGCTGTTCGCGTGTCAGAGCATTGTTGCTCATTGCTTATCTTCCTTTGCTTTCAGGTTGTTTATCAGTTTAAACCACTCTGCGTCATCCCCTCTTCTCAGTCCTTGTTTATCGATACCGTTATACATATCGTTATACAGACGGGTAAGCCCTGTAACCGGTCCGTTTAATCTCTGTACGAGTACGTATATAATTCTTACGTTGTCTGCACGTATGGCGTCTATAAGCTCAAGCTTATTACACCATTCAGTGCCCATGTCGCGAGGGTACAGGTGCTTAGATATATCACAGTTCAGGGTCTTTGCCATAATAGATCCTGCTATACATACATGACACTTGTCTCCTTCAACTATATGGAATGCGTCCGGGTCGAAGATATATCTACTGTCCTGCTTCACGAGCATCATATCTCTATAGGCTGTCTCCAGGAGTTCAATTAATTCTTTCATTTTATAAACACCTTTAGTTGTTATTACTTTTATACACAGTAGAGCAGCGTAGGGTTGTTTTTATGTATTCCTACATCCTTCCACTCCGGTTTTAGGGCGGTAAAAGAGGCTAGGTTAAAAGGAGTTGTAAGTATATGGCAACCGTTCTTTGTCGGAATAGTCGTCAAGATCTTATTCTTCTCTAGAGGCTCTATCTTGGATAGAATATCTCTTAACTCTACGATATTTATATCGTACCATTCAGGGTCATCGATATCCAGTATCCATACTTTAGATGCGTCGGGTGCGTTTACCGACCCGGACGCAGAGTCAAATAAATGATCATTCCGTAGTTGCCCGCACGAAATTCCTTTAGCCAGTTCTGTTAACATAAACATCGTAGACTTGTAGAATGACTTTTTATTAAGGTTCAGATACGCCCGACCTTTAATAGCTTTGCAGATATTTACAATGTCGTCTTTCATCTTCCATAGCTTCTCTACACTTGTTATTGTGAAAGAGCACACCTTATGTGTACTCTGCGTCATTTCCGGATTATCTTTCCGTCGCTTTATGATTTGTATAAAATAGTAGTCGTCTGGAGACTTAAAATCCAGGAGAGGAGCTATTCTTTCAAAATTATCTATCATACCTTATTCCTTTTTGTCTTGTTTAATTTCTTCCGGCTTTTAAGTATTTCTACATCGTAGAAAAGACTGCCGTCAGTATGTCTCTTATCCGTATGTATGTTCAGCACATAACGGGCCTTTCCAATATTCTGATGTACGTAAAAATGTTTCATTTATTTAATCCTTTTAGATTGTCTATTATATGGAACCAAGCATCGTCGTCTCCGTTTTTTATATCTTGGAGGTCTATACCTGCGTACATGACTTCTAAATCAGGTATTTCCCAGTATAGCCTTCGCAAGGTATCTCGTATACTGCAGCGATTGTCGAGCCTTATCTCATCTATAAGACATAATTTTAAATCCCATTCCCTACCCAGCTGCCAGGGATACTTTGTATCGCGTCTATAACAATGTAAAGTCTTTGCCATAATAGCACCTGCCACACATACATGACATTTATTCCCTACTGCAGTATGAAACGCATTTACATCGAAAATGTATTTAGTATCTTTCTTCACTAGTTTCATATCGCGATGAGCTGTCTCCAAAAGCTCTATTAGCCCTTTCATAAACAACACCTCTTATATTTCTTTCCACTGCCACATAGGCAAGGGTCGTTTCTACCGAGTTTATTAGGGGCGTAGTACTGCTCTACTCTACAGGTGAGGACTCTATTAAAGTTCTCAATTTCAGAGTTATATTGTCGCCTAGTCGCACACTTTATACATAGTTCTTCGCTTTCTATTCTAGGAGGGTAATACCCGCACTCAGCACACACTTCCATAATGTTCCTTTAAATTATTTGTTTCTTCGGAAGATACATACCTGCTATTCCAATCTGTTATTACCGACCTCTTAGTAGACCGCTTCATACTGCAGCACCATGTCATGCAAGTTATCGTCCATGTAGGTCTTTTACCTGTACGTGATGTCTTCTCCGGGTCGAAAGCATTCGAACCGCAGAAAGGGCATTTTTTTAATTTATAGTTACACATACTTCTTCACCTATATACCATTGAAACAGTTCTGTGTGCAAAGGGTACAACAGTTACATAAGGTCTTATCACTGTGTATATTATCCTGATTTATTTTTTATATCAGGTTCTTTTATACCGAACCATTGTCAATCTCCTGCTTTATTTTTCCTTTTGTTGTTTGTTAGGTGACATATCCGCAAGTGCTTGCACACCTGTTTTAAACTCGCCGTTAATAACGACACCGGAGGGTGCCCATCCAGCACCGTAAACGAAGGCCTCAGCTTCTTTACGAGTCCAGGGGTCACAAGGCATCTGAAATAAGCCTGTCCCTCTTTTTCTTCTGGCTTGGTCACAAAAGTCCACGTTTCCCACAAGGTACTCTACGAGCTCTTCTTTTGTCGCAAAAGGAGGCGTTACAGGAGTTCCTTCCGAAACAGTTTCGTATACTTGGTACCAAGTCATTTCTTCAGGCTTCCAGTCCGGGCGGTAATACTTGACGCTAGGGGGCTCTCCTGCCCACTCGGCGTAATAGCGATATTCTGAACGGTTATCTGTTTTCTGGTCTGGATGTTCTCCACGCTCCCATTGGAGGTGCTCCGATATCCATTCAGCTATATCCTCTGTGTAGGGTCGGTCGCACAACGGTTGGTAGTTTCCGTCTTCTTTTTTAGGGTGCTCCCAATCAGGGGGCACTCGTCTGATTTCTCTTCCCATGTTTTTTATTCCTTACTGTGTTGTTTTGTATTAATCCACGTCACCGGTGGTAGTAAATGAAAAATCTTCGTATCGAGGGTCATCCCACTCAACATCCGATGTCTTAATTTCCCCAGAATCTATCTGACGCTGTACTAGTTCTATTGCCTGTTCTTCCGTATCACATTCCACTGTAACTGATCCAGTTGAACGTGTTACTTTTTCCACACTAACTATGTATTTCATTTATTTGTCCTTATTTATTTATTTATTTATTTAGTTAACCGAGCCCGTCCTGTAATAGTGTAGAGATACATCGTCTTATACGTTCCTCTCCGAAGAACGGGATTAGCTTAGTTTTCATTTCGGTTGCTGTTATTTGGTTGGTTCCACCCGAACACCCTCCCATAGCCCCTAGTGAAAGGATCTTAGTACACAACTCATCTAACGGGTCCCCAACTTCAGCGGGAACAGGAGGTACGTACTCCGCTATTATAATCCAAGGGTCTCCTGGGTTTTCTCCATGCACCCTCTCTTTGGCGTCTCGACAATCCTTGGCATTGTGTTGCCAAACAATTTTGTCGTCTAACTCTAAAGGATGACACCAGCATATTTTCTGTGCGGAGTGTATGTGGGTATCACCTAAAGGGAGCACGTGTAACCTACGTGTATAAGACTTCTCTAGACACCCGGGATCTTCAGATGTTATATCATCCATAACACTGTACAACCTTGTTGTTTCGTCTTCTCGATTAGTTTTACCAATCCCTTGCAAGGAGGGGTAGAGGACTCTTCAATGTCTTGGATGCAGACTGCTACGTCTGTATCTGTAGACGTCAGACAGTTGTAATGTTCTATTACAAAGTCCCTGACACTATCAGGGGATTTTTCCATATAGGCTTGTATTACCATTCTTTCACCTTATACCTTTTTGAGTTGTTGATGTTCTCTAAACATTTGCTATACAGATCTTGTAATAGCTCGTCTAAACAGTAGCAATCGTCTAAGGTTACCTTAGCGGATTTTATTTCCTTAGTTGGGCTATAAGCTACGAACTTTCTGAAGGCTCGTTGCAAGATAAACACCGTTAAAGAGTGTTTGTTTTCAGTGTCTGTAATCGGAATGTTTAAAGATACAGCTCTGCTTATGTAGCTGTCGCATTCCTCTTGCAGTCCTTTAATGTTCTGATGTATCATCTTCGTCACCTAATATATCCGCATGAAGTTCTATAATCTCTTCATTGCTGAAGTTATCATAACCAGTGCAGCCCTCTCGCATGATGTCGTACAAGGAGCCTTCATCTAGGGTGTCTACATCGTGCATTGCCAGCTCGTGGCGCATTTTTTCTATTTCTTGTTCTGTAGGTTTATTCATTTTATTTTTTCCACTTAGTTTAGATTAATTTATTACCCGTCATGAACGCATTCTTCCCATGTTGTCATATTCTATTCCTTATATTAACCATAGCATTGAACAACCGCTTTCGCGGGCTAATTCTATTAGTTTTGTTATTTCTGGGTGTGGTTTTACTGGAGGTATCTCCTGTATATCTTGGAGGTCAAGGATATAATCACCATCATCGCAGCTTTTATATTTGTAGTTACCTTCCAGAGCATCTTTTGTATTGGCAGACACTTTTATCATGAAGACCTTAACAGTGTTTATAGCACTGTCTTCTCTTATAGACAGTTCATCTATTACCTCATCGTAATAGAGATGACCTTTTTTATAAGGATATTCAAGTACCTGGAGTTCTCTTCACGATAACAGCTCAGGAGTACCCACTGGATAACTGCTACTACTGTTAAACCACATATTATTGTTATTAACATTGTTATTTCCTTATGTTTATCTTGTTAAGAATTTACCTATATACGGAGGAACCTCTGCCCTATATTTCATAGCCAGCTTTTCCAGCTCGTATACTGCATTTTTATCTAAACCTCCTTCTTCTATCAGACAAGTGTCGTGCCAATATTGTAGATCTTCTAACAAATCTAAAAAATCATAAAATCGTTTAATACCCGTAGTCTCTAACATAGTTCTTACAGGATCATGATTACAGTTATACTCATCCATTACCCTGCATAGTTCTTTCTGTGTTAATAAAACACCTACTCCGCATTTATCTCCATTAGGAGAGCGATACATACACCGGTTGTTTTCTTTCGATTTCGAGACTCTAAAGTTTTGTTTGGCTAGTCCTTTTAAGGACTTATAAAATAATACTTGTTCAGTCATATTTTGTTTCCTTATTGTAATAGCTTCTCGTACATTGTAGCTACTTCGTTGTCAAATAGAAATTCTAAACGCTCGCGCATCTGTACAGGAAAGTTGTCTTCATTTGTCACGCCATTTACCGCTACATGGTGGTTCCACAGTAAAGCGTCATCCGCCATTGCATCTATGTAAGGGTTTGTAAGGAAAAAGACGCATAGTGTGTAACAAGGGGAGACTTTGAATAGATCACTTGTCCATACATGCTTACCTTGTCTTGTAGTTTGTACACTATCTACAGATATATCCACGCCGTGTTTGTCTAAGGTAATAGTTCTTATCTTGTTGTTTATATCATTTACTTTTTGCGTAAAAGTCTCTACAACATCAAACCCTAACGCCACAGCACATTTAAATTCATTCTCCACGTATCGACCCCGATACTCCGAACCTAGCTTTTCTCCTGTCAAAGCATAGAATAGACAGAATTTACCGTATTTATTTAGGTACTCTGTCTTATCCCCGTCCGGTTGTATTGTAGGTATGGTTTGTGCTTTTTTATACGTTAACCATCCTTTACCGTACACAAATAGCTCTTTTCTGCGTCTCGATGTTTCACAAGGATACAGTACATCATCTATCAGCGCTGCTTTAAAAGGACTAGTCACCTTTGTTTCTTTATCTAAGTAATACATCTACTTCCTGCTTGTTGTTATTTTGTCTAGTCTGCTTTGTAGTCGCTCAGCAATAGCATCTAGATAAGGTTTATTATCTTCACATTCCATTCCAATGGAAGCCTCAGCTACATCTTCTTTATCTAACCATCCACCGGCCTCCTTACAGAGGACAGTGCCGTCTTCATAGTAGAAAAGATGGTCACCTACAAGGAAAGTACCGTCGTCACTTTCCTTGGTTACTATTTTTGCTGCTGTTAGCATACATTTACTAGTTCTTTATGTATTTTTTTGCACAAGGTTGTCGTCTTACGTATCTCTTCCTTAAGTGATTTACCCTTATCTTGTAAATTCTTCTTAAGACACTTCAGCATCTTCCTGCGGATGCTTCCTGTGCCTATACTCTGATTTAAAGTAAAGAAGTACACAGTCTGTGTTGTAGCCGATACGCTTGTTTTATCGACCTCATTTATTTTTATAATAGGGCAGCCATTATATGCGGAAGTAAAGAAAGATCCCTCTTCGTAGACCTCTATTATGTCCATTGACAATTTAAGATCTATGTCTAGTTTAAATCTATGTAATGCTTTTTTCATTTTGATTTCCTTGTAATTAACTCTTGTATCTTTTCGGACACGTCTTTGTGCATACCTTGTTTAAGCTCTAAAGCAAGTATTCGCAGAGCACAGTTATGAAGTTTTTTCTCGAGTTTTTTAATTCGGCTCTTGGTTTTCATTGTCTTACTTTTTGTATATTCTGTGGATCGTATACTCGTATCCTTGACAGTCGGTTATCATATAAGGTGTTTTAATTTTACCTTCAAATAACCCTTCCTGTTCTAAGGCTTCTGCAAGGGCAAAGTCCGAGATAGACATATCCTCGCCTACTAGGTCATCGGCATAATTTCTTGTATATCGGACTCCGTAGGATTCAATATCTAACATTATATCGAAGTAACGTATCCCCAGTTTACGGGTGTCCGGGGGATTGCTATTGCGTATCTTCTCAAGTATTCTCGCGTCTAATTGTCTATTGAGTATGAAAAGCCTAATTGTAAATACTACAAATATAAGGACGCTCATTATCGATACGGTAAGGGATATTAATGTGAGTGTAGTCATTTTATTCCTTTGTGCTGTCTGCACGTTTTAGTTTTGCTAGTTCTTCGAAGGTAGCTCTTCGAGATCTTTAGCGCGTTTTTCTTATAGTATTCGCGCTTACGTTTTCTCGCCTCCTCGTTATGAATACGGTAGTGTTCGCGCCGTTTTGTATTCCGCTCTATACGGCGCTCTTCAGGAGTTTTTTTATCCATATAAATTATTTATCGGTTATTTTGTTTCTGTAGGGAAGTCTATATAATGTTCGGAGTCTTCTTGAGCACATCCTTCAACACCGCATATACCGCTTCCGATATATTCAGATATAGTCGCTTCTTCTAATTGTTCCTCGTGTTTAGTTAAACATTTATCACATATCTGACTCCGAGTACCTTCGTCACCTACGGTAACATCATCAAATGTAACACCGTTAAACGCGTATACAGCTTTGTGTTCGACTCTCCTTCTCCTTTCCTGCTCGCGGATTTCACTTAGTGTTTCCTTCGCGATGTCTCCCTCTAGTATCATTTTATATAACATAAACCATTCCTTATTGTTTAAGGACTCCGGCTTATCTCTGAGAAGTCTGCTTTCGTCATTATCGTATACATCCTCCCCGTCGATAAGTCTTTGTAGTATATCGATATCTGTTATTGTAGAGCATGAATAATACTTTGTATAATTTTTCTCTATTGTGTTATTTATTTCTGTGTCCATAGTCTCTCCTTATGGTTTTATTTTCTAATTTGTTGTTTATAATATTGCCATTTCTGGGCTTCCCGGATTTTAAGTTCTCTCCTGCTGTCTACTTTTTCACTTCCAGGCAGTTCCGGGGCTTTCTTTACGATATTCATCTTCAGGTAGGACTTATGGGCGTGTATAGGGTATTTAAACTCTATAAGCCCTGCATGATCCGGGATATCTCCCAGAGATACTAATCCCTCTGGAACACAGAAATAGAAATGCTTTAGTTTAGACTTCCGATCACTTTTTATTAATTGTTATTAACAATGCATGCTCGCATTTCTGCGAACAAGGGCTGATCTGCCAACGCACGTAGGAAAATCCCACGCGCTCCATTTATATCTCGGCACATACTCTGTCCGAGACTCTTGATGGTCTTACGACCACCTAGATTTTGGATAACTTCTCCTGTCCAACTAGCGGTTTTACTTGTGTATGCTTCGCATTGTCTTATTATTATTTTTCCTGCCTCGTTAGCTTTACTTAAAAGCTTTTGAGAGAACTTGTAGTGGGATAAGGTAAGCATTTGACGTACTGACTTTTTGCGTAGCTTACGAGCAGCTTTACAAACCATATTACTTACTTCGAAAGGAGGTAGGATTATAACATCAAAGTTATTAACAAGCATAGCTACAGCTTTGTTGTGTAGTTCGGCTATTAAGTCTTTGATTTTCCAACGCATCCTATCTGCAGCTTTCTTAAGCCTATATCGTTGCTTAGCTGTACATTTAGTTTGTCGACTTATCAAGTCGTCTAAATAAATACACAATCTTGTTATTCTGCTCATAGCGCCTGAACCTATTTTAAAAACACCTGCAGGAGAGTAGCCTGTTAAGAATGTTCGTACACCTGGATCAAGAGCTACAATCCTACCTTGGTTTTCGGCAGGTACTGTAGTTACTTGTTCCGGTATACAGACAAACCATCTACCTTGTTGGTAAATAAGTCTGCTGTCCATAGGGGAATTTGGAATAGCTTCAGAATAGCGCAATACGCCTGACAATCTTTGATAAATACCTTTATCGCTTATCGCGCTCTTAGGGATGTAACAAGAGTGTACAGGCTCTTTCTTACTTTTAAATTTAGGTACTTGGGGTACCCCTGTCTGCTTAGTAGTCATACGGCATTTAACAAGGCAAGAGTGCGCTTCTTTTACAGCTATAGACTTTATTTGATATGGTATTTCTTTCGACCATACAGGAGCGTCTTTGAAAAGAATATTTCTAAGATCCATCCAAGACACTCTTTCTGCAGGGTTTTTGTTTAACCAATCTAAAGCTAAGTTGTAGAAGAAACGGAAAGAACCTAGCCATTTCTTAAAGGCTATTTTCGTCTCTTTCAACGGATAGATTCGTATCTTTCTCGATTTTGTTAGCGTACTTCCCAAATCGTGCGAAGCTGCTGGAGAAGTATTGTGATAATTCATTAACGTTTGTTGTGAGTTCTTCTTTGGAGCTAAAGCGGTGGTCATTGAGAACCACGATTTCTCCGCCGTTCTTCCTAACCATGGACTCAATGAGGTCAAATCCAAGTCTAACAAGTCGGTCTTTACTGGTAACCACAAGCGTGAGCTTATCTCCCTGCATAAGTCGTTCCAGTAAGGCTTGAAGTCCTTTTCTTTTGAAGTTAAGAGCACTTCCGGTGTCTTCGATGACTTCAGCGTTTGGGTACAGCTGTCTAAGTTGCGCGGTTTGTCGGACGAGGTCGTCCTTTTGTTCCGGCGAGTGGACTCTGCAGTAAAGGACGATAGAACTGTCTGCTTGTCCTCGAATGTACGATTTGACATCGTACAATCGCTGACCTGCTTCATTTTTGACTGTTCTAATCTTTCCTTCATCTGCATACTTCCTTAATGTGTTAGGATGCATTCCTAATTCTTTACTCGCCTTTCTACTTGGTAGTAACATTATTACCTCCTTTCAATAGGTTACTTAATAGTAACATAGTAAATGTTAATTTCAAGTAGTATTTGTTAATAAAAAATCATTTAGTTAAAATCCTCTTCCTGCGGGACATACTTTTTCTTATCGCTGTCGTAGCACATGGTAAAAGTTATATCGAGAGCTACAGGTATTTTTAGTATAGACACGACTTTGTCTATTACATCATCGTCCAATACAACACATCCCTGATCTTCATAATAGGTCTGGTGTTTTATAAACATATCCCATTCCGCTCTAGGTACCTTAGGGATAGGGTGGTTTCTATTCCCATAAACACTTTCGTACTCATAAGAGGTCATAAGTCTTGTATTTAATTTATGCAATCTGCGAATCTCCGGATATGCGCCTACATCTGTATCTAGTGTTAAGATCATACCTTCAGACTTCCAGGTTATACCTATGCGATGTTTATTTTTTTCCTTACTTCTATTTTTATAGAATACGCTTATTTGATATACGAACTTTTTACCGGATTGGTTTATCTGAGTAGTACCGTCAGTAGGAAATACCTCAAGGGCTTTTGCCAGCTGCTCCCTTGTAGCAGATGCTATATAGGTATTATGTCCGTACCCTCCTGTAGACTCAATACCGGTCTTATCGTAGATAAGTTTCTCCTCCGTGGCTACGCGTATATCTTCTTTATACTTCTTTTCCAAACGTACCAAGGCTTCTGCGTGTTCCTCGTGTACCTGTTGTATTGTTTTCATAATTTTCCTTTGTTATTCTTATTATTTAGAACTACGGCCTGTACATGGGAATTTATACTGACATCATTTATACTATCTCTTACGTTGTCCAGTGCTGCTATAGATACACCTACAGGTAAATTTGCTGAATTAAGATATAATGTTAAATGTTCAACAGCTTTATCTACTGTTAGGTCTACGCTTCTCATATTTTTCCTTTTTTGTTATATTTGTTTACTTATTATTGCGACTAAGGAGGATTTGTATACGGGGGATGTTTTACATAAATCTCCCGCTGCTTTAGCTAGAGATTGTTCCAGACTTAAGACCTTAGCTTCTTTAATATTTGTTATACAGAATGAGTCGTTTCCCTTATATCCTCCAATATCATAGATCTTGAAGGACGGAATACTTTGGTGTAAATAGATGAGCCTATTTTCTTATTTATTATACACATATAGAAGTACTATGCACGATATTAACCCGACTATCTATCACAGGTGCCTTGACTTTTTCGCTAACAGAATACCATGGTTTATCAGTCACTTTGTGATATACTAACTCGCTCGATAGTTTTCTTACATTAAAACCCCCAGACTCTTCTATTCTCTCTGATATGTTATTCATGTATGACCTCTTCTGCTTCAGACGATGTATCTTTGCATATTTTAGAGAGGGTCGTTAAAAGTTAAAATATCAGTTGACATTTGTTGATTCCTATTTATATTCGTTGTATGGTTAAAACAACGAGGTTTATATGTTTTTAAAAAAGTGGGCTAAACAGCAACAAATAAGCTACTGGACAGCCCTTAGGTGGTTTCATTCTGGTAAGTTACCTGTTAAAGCTATCCAAACTGAAACAGGGTCTATTTTAGTAATTGAAGAGTCTTCTGCACCGTTATCTAATTGTGTAGGAGTACACCTGTACGCTAGGGTAAGTAGTCACGACCAAAAACAAGATCTCAATAGACAGCTACAGAGGTTGCGTGACTACTGCGCTTCTAGAGGTTTTAATATACTTAGTGAAACAGCTGAAATTGGTTCAGGGTTAAACTCTGAACGCAAAGGTCTGGCTAAGATTCTTAAAAAAGAAGCTGGGGATATTGTCGTCGAACATAGAGATAGACTTGCACGCTTCGGTGTCCCTTACATAGAAGAGGCGCTGTCTGCTAGACATAGAAAACTTGTAGTTATCAATGAGACTGAAAGTTCTCAAGAACTTGTACAAGACTTTATTGATATTGTCACATGTATGTGTGCTCGAATCTATGGAAAACGATCTGCCTCTAATAAAGCTAAAAAAGCTTTAGCAGCCACTCAACAGGATTAATATGAAAAGGTCTAGTAAATGCTCTATTAAGTTTACTACTAAGAGTAAACAACACAAGCTTTCTCTTATTTTAGACGAATATGCCCGTGTAGTAAATTCATTTATAGACCTCTTTTGGACATCCTGCCCAAGTAAGGCTGCCCTTTTAAAACCTGTTGTAGACTCTGTTAATTCTTATTTTTCCGCACGTCTTAGAAAAGTAGCTGCTCGCGAAGCTATAGATATGGTAGTAGCCATGAAGCAACGAGGCGGGAATAAACCTGTACATACAGGTAAACGTATGTGCCTTTCCGAAACAATTGCAAACTACAAACCTTCGAAAGCAAAGCATTTCGAAGGTTGGATAGAGTTGCGGTGTATAGGTGCTAAAATAGCTATTGACCTTCCTATAAAGCTGCACAAACACTTTAATAAGTTACATGCTTCGATGGATTTATGTAAATCCATCGTACTTACGCCTACCTACGCGATGTTCTCTTTTTCTAAAGAAATAGAGTACCCTGCGGTTGTGTCTGCACCTCTAGCTATAGACTCCGGAATAAAAGCTCTTGCTTCGTGTTCGGACAACACCCAACTAGGTGCCGATATAGAAACATACATTAAAAGAGTTAGACGTTGTAAACAGAACTCTAGAGGGCAGCAAACTGCTCGAAGAGCCTTAAAACAACGAATAGACGAAGTAGCTAAACAAGTTTTACAGAAGGGCGCTGATGTTGTCATCGTAGAAAACTTAAAGAACATAACAAAAAACACTAAAGTCAAACGACGCTTGACTAAAAATATGCGTTGCGTTCTCGGTACTTGGAACCTGAGATATTGGTTAAGCAGATTAGAACAGCGCTGCGAATCGAACCGTGTTCGATTCGTTAGCGTTCCTGCTTACTACACATCTCAGAAATGTTCTAAGTGCGGTCACACCGAGAAGAGAAACAGGCAACAAGAAATATTCCGATGCTGTGTCTGTGATTACACAGCTAACGCTGACGTGCAAGCGTCTATGAATATTTTAGGTCTGTTTCTTGCCGGCACCTACGGTTCCGGCTGCAAAGACAAGTTTGCTATAAAAGTAAACTGATTGTCAACGGTTAACCTTATCTGTTACACCCTTCGTAACTATATCCTCTACACTCTGGGGTATTTTTTCTAAAAAACGACACCACTTGTTCTCCTTCTCTAAAATACGGTTCCACACTATTTCATTGACGTTGCGCATATTTATTACCTCGTTTTGTTTATTATGTATGTTTCAGTACTTTATATTTCTTTAAGATTGAAAAAAGAGTTGTCTGGTTTTATAAAGTATGTCGAGAGACCTCACACATACTTCTCGATATACTAACATGTGTGTACTTGTATGAACTTCCTGGGATACTACCTTAGATTTTTCTGTGCTTAAAGGTGTACGCAATCCTTCCCAGATTTCCGTAGCTATCTTTTCATTAATATTATCCATTAGCTTTCTCTATTATCGTTTAAATTCATTACGACATCTGTAATCTGTAGATGTATGGTGTTTATAGGTATTTCCGTGAAATGGTTACGACCTACCAGATATAATGTATTCTGGTGTATCTGTTCCTCGAATATTTTATCTATAGGCTTTCGTATATAATCCCTCACTGTGTTAAAGGGAATAACATCTATGTTTTGCAAGTAGTATTACCTCATGGATGTAGGGTGTTATGATCTTTGTAGTATGATTTTTGACGGTACATATGTTATGTATTACTTCTCGCATCATCGGATGCTTCTCTATTGATCTTCTTATGTCGACTACAGTTGTTACAACCTTGGATGAAACGTTAGTCATACTTTCGCTACCTCTTCCATAAACCCTCCGCTGTTGCTGTAGCGATATCATCTATTCCTCCTATCTCGGTGTCGCGTAAACCGTGTCTGACATACAGATTTACATCTATATTGACGGATTCCCTTACTTGAGGATATAATTTAAATTCCATTATATCCTCTATTGTAGTTGTCACTTTTTTATCGACTTTTCTCATAGGTTATAGTTTATCCTAGCTACCAATCCTTCATCCTCACCGTCTATTACACTCCACGTATTGTCCATTGTAAAAAAGTATACATAGTCACTTACATCTTCTTTTAGACTTATTATTTCCTCAAATCTTTTTGTCATTACTTTACCTATAATTTTTGTTACGTTTTTCATAGTTTATCCTTCTGTATCCCCTCGCGAGTGTCCATAACCACCCTGCTCTTAAGACCGTGTGTCACCGCCAGGTACTCGGTAAAGATATATACCGGTAATATTTTAGGTATAGTGTGTTTTAATTCATTGAGGGGTACTTGCGGGCTTTCTTTTATTAGCTTTTGTATATTTTTCATATTCAGATATTTTTTTCAATGTTAAGGGCATTACCCACAAACCTGTCTACCTTGTTTTTTTTGGCTAAATAGTTCGGTATATGTTTTCATAGGGACAGTAACCGTGCTTGTAATTGAACCTCTAAGGTCGTAACAACTTACGGTACATATCTGTTCATGAGTCCTCCTGCGCATAATACCCTCATATTTGTATGTTTCGAAGTCTTCCCGGTCATTTCTGTTTACCAGATTTAAGGGATCTAGAGGAGCCGTCTCTATAGATAGTCTCGTTAGGTACCTTAATCTATTTTTAATATTACCGTTTACATTAATCATAAACCATCTCACCTAATGTCTGTAGATAGGATCTTATTATCGCGTGTTCTTTATTGGAAGTAACTGTGTTTTTTACGATAAATACTACGTTAGCAATATCCAAACTCGTAGACACTTTCTCATTGCCGAGGCTTATAATACAATACTGCGTATTGCGGTATATAGGTTCGCAAGGTGGGTAAGGTTTATATATATTTAAATCATAACCATTGCCGGAACCGTCATTAAATTCTACAGATATTTTAAATCGCTTATGTATTTCGTTTTGTACGGTGTTTTTTATGTTTTTCATAGCATTGTCCTTTCTAAACGGAGTCTATATCCTATAGATATCTTTATTATCTCTTGTAGTATAGAGTTCTGTACTTTGTTTCTAATGTCCGATACTTTTATAACATCATCCATATACATCATTACATTCTGCTCACCTTGAGGTGTATAAAAAACGTAGATTTCTCTATCTATTTCTTGTTTTCCGCTTCTGTACGATGGTGATGTTAGATCAATCACCGTTGTCAATACGAAACACTTTTGTAGTTTTTCTAATACTTTATCGCTTGTGTTTTTCAAGATATATTCCTTATACAGGAGGTTTCTTAGTATATATGTTTTCCGATAAGCTGAATTTGTAGCTGTCTACAGTATCCCATATAGCGTCGCTCACGGTAGACCTTGTCTTTTCTGATACAGAGTTCTCCAAGTCTATCTTGACCTGTTTAAGGAGTCCTTTAAATATTGTATTGAATACTATTCTGTTGTTGTTTTTCATATGTCCTTACCTAAAAAAAAGGGAACTTTCTTCTTTTTATAAAAAGAGAATTCGGTGTTTGGTAGTCAGTGTGGGGAGGTAGCTTCAAACATGTATCTACCCTGTGTGCGATGTTTATTCGGAGGTTTATCTCTATCTCTTTAGATAAAGAGTTTATGACCCCACATATGATTTTATGATGATAGAGTTTGTAAGCTACGATATCATGTACAGTTCGCATATTTATCATTCCTTTATTATTACTTCTTTTAGATCTCCTTTATTACTACGTTGGATATGCTTGTAGCCTTATTGTATTTGTTGACTTTATCCCTAACATCCCAGTGTATACTGTGCCATGCTGTACTCAGCGACACTTTCTCATCGCCGCAGCTTATAATACAATACTGAGTATTTAACTGCTCATTAAAGTCTACAGATATTTTAAATCGCTTATGTATTTCGTAGTGTACAGTGTTTTTTATGTTTTTCATATCATTGTCCTTTCTATACCTTTAGATGTTCCTATAGGTAAAGTTCTAGGTGTTTTTTCGTGTACGGCTGTCTGTACCTCGCTCCATATACCATTAGAGTCACATACGGTGTTAAGTTTATTTGTTAGTGAGGCATCTAATGCTATTAACCTGTTGGTAATTTTATGCTCTACGTTGTTCATAATCACATATCCTTTAAATTATTAGAACCTAGAATAGTTCTTCTAAACTCTTCTGCATTTACCGGCATAGGAGGGGCGATCAACCGGAAAGGTCTATATGTTATGGCATCGTCTGTTTTTGCAATAATGTCTATAACAGTTATTTTATCGTCTATTTCGATCCACATATGTTTAGTAATAGCCTCAGATACGTCAATAGCATTTTCAAATACCAAAAATCTGACTTTTAAACGGATACTTGCGCTTACGTTTCTCATTATATCTCTTCTTTTTCTATGACATGTAGTCTTATTATTTGATGTCGTGCAAGTTCACGATCCACCGGTACCCTAACCTTTCTATACACAGCGTTAGAAACACCCATTGTCATTAGATTAGCTGTATCCGGATATATCTTTTTACTTAGCTCCTTTAATACATGAATACTTCCCACATTAATCATTGCTTACCTCTGTACATATGGGTTTTATATCTATTTCTGTTCTGTTTTCCGGTCCTATGTTGTACATACGGATCCTCTCTGTTAAAAAAAAGCCCTGTTTTTAGGCAGGGCTTTTTTTGTTTATATAATATGGAGATTAGTCTTTAACTAGCTCCTTAGACATTTTGAAGTAGTCAAACTGCTTGGCTACTTTCTTCTTATAGATTCCGGGATTAATGATCATATCATCATGTCTACCTGTTATAACGCAGCCGGCGATTACCGGTTCTTTTACTTTCATGTATAACTGTCCGTCTTTCTCGTAGAACTCGATTTTACTCGGATCTGTTTCGACTACATGATGGTTTCCGGTTGTCTCGGATTTACCTACGATCAGTTTATCTCCTACCATCTCCTCTTTCGCAGGGATGTAAGATATTACATCTCTAGGTAGTTCGTTTACTTGATAAAAGATTACTTCCCCATGGAAGCTTGTTTTTAGTTTGCTTTGCATCTTTTTGTTCCTTGTTTTTTGGGTAATTAGTATACCTGTGCCTTCTGTTTAGTAAATAAGAAGACTTTATTTGATGTCTTCAATAACATGTCCTGTCATATCCTCTTCCGCACGGTCTTCTAGAGCCTGGGGGATAGTGCGTACATTTGGCGATACGCCTTCTATGGCATAAATACCCATGGTCTGGTGTTTCATAAACAGGTGTGGAGCATATTGTACTTTATCGAATAGTCTGGCCATATCATAGAGTCTATACTCAGATTTCGCGTACCACTCATTTCCGGGATAGTTTTTATAGGTGTCGATCAATTTCCCTAGTTCTACCATCCTGTCGATACCATATTTCCGCACAAACTCCATTTTAATGTCCGAAGATTGGATCTTATGATAATCCGACAGCTTTAGTTGAGCGGTCGGTGTCATAACAAGCCATTCTGGGACATGTATCCCGTTTAACCAATACTGACAATATCCGTCGCGCCATACGACAGCAGGGCCCATATCTTTATGGAGAACATCTCTTTGCAAGGTGTGTGTCACTACAGGAGACTCACATACTACCCAGGCTCCGTCGAGCTGTATGGTATCCCATATACCGGTTTCCAGAGATTCTTTATATCTTTCGAACTCCTCGTGTTTTAAAACACTTATTTCGCGAAAATAATCATAGAACGCAAGCCATCCGAAATCCTTAACGCCCCCGTAGGAACCAAAACTCGTACGGGCATTCGGATCCGGAGTAGCCTTACGCAAGTCTTCCAGACTCATTTCATCCAGGATATCCTGCCGGATTAACGGCAGATCGGCAATTAGGTAGTTACCTAGATATTGGGCGGCCATAGGAGATTTAACGAAAAATACCGGGGCTTTCTTTAAACCCGATAGCTGCATTATGTATTGGCAGTATACTGTCGCCAATTCTCTATTTAGGGGTTTTATTGTGGACCATTTATCTACGATCGGCGCAAAGAGTGCTTTTTGCTCTTTTGTTAGTTCTGTAATCATCGGTTGTTCCTTTTGTTGTTTTGCATGTAGGTTTTTATGAATGTCTCGATATTAGGGTCCTCGAGATCTAATTTAAAATAGGCAAAGCCTGCGTCCTCCGACGGTTCGTCGGCGGTGTAATGCAGAAACTTAGCGCCTTCTTTTGTGTATGCCAGGTAGTATATCTGGACAGGTCCATCCGAGGGGATTGTTGTGTAGAGGTGTAGTCCTTCGACTTTTACGCCGTTAAAATACACGCTCTGCACACCTGTCTTTCTATTTACAGGCTTTGTATCTCCGTATGTTATGATAGGCATACTCAACCCTCGTTAGGTTTAAACGGAAAGCTCGCGACAATATAGGTCTCGTCGTCGTACTTCCAATGCAGCTGAAACTTATATCGGTTAACCATGGCGTAGGTTAAAGAAGCTTTTACAGGAAGATTAAGCTCTTCATCCATTATACTTGCTTCTACAGAAGGTAGGTTAGTGATACCTATCTCTCCTGGAGCTTCCGATGCCTGTATATAAGGAGATAGTATCTCCGCCATGTGTTTTATGTCTTTTTCTTTCACATGGAGGGTAACATGCCCTATACAAGGACCTTCCGTATTGTAACCTTTATACAGAATATACGGACGATCTATCTTCAGAAACTTTTCTGCTCTTTCTTTATCTACGATATCTAATATCGCCTCTATCTCACGATGTAGATGCTCCTTGGTTATAGAAGTATTATCTATATCGCGAATTAAAACAAAGAGTGCCTCTAGATCTTTAACTGCCGCTGTGCGTAGAAAATTCTCTATACATTTACTCTCTGTTATAGTTTTATACAGGTACCGGTGTACATCTTGTTTGTGTACAGAATCGTACTCTATTCTATCCAGCTCCTCTTTCGATAAGCGCCGTACATGTATAGAAGATGCAGAACTATCCAGCTCTATTTCTATTCCGTGTGCATGTATACCGGAGCCTATGTTATGGATATCATAGATACTTTTCATAGGATCATACAACTCCAGGAAGTGCGTGTTTCTCGGAGATATATCCGGGATAACCATACGTAGCTCCCGGATAGGCACATCCCGCCATTCAGCCGGCATTTCGTCGAATGCCTTTCTCAGGTCTGCCTGTAGCTGATCTAAGTCTTTTTGCATATCTACTCCTTTGTTTGTTCTACGACAACAGACGAACGATCTTCAATAACCCATTTACCCTCGTGTATATAAGCACGCGTTGTCTGTTCGTATTCTATTTGGGCTTTGTCTAAGTCGGCGAGAAGCTCTGTATAGACCTTCGAGCCTTCTTCCTCGGCATACAGATCTTCTCTTTTCTCTATTACATTTACTAGAGCGGGCGGCGCTCCTTTTAGATATCCGCATTTCGAAGAGAAGAAATGATTCTCTCTAAGGGAGGTATATTGGGAGAGCATGCTTTCGGATAGACTATAGGCACATATACCCGGTTTTTTATCCTGCAACATACATACATTATCTCCTTCCAGAAAAGGACAGGTAAATACGATGCGTTTAGCCTCTACAGCCATTTCCGCCGCCTGTTTCCATTTTTCCATAAAATCCGGAGTATAATTACCTCTATCCCTATCCCGCTTGTCCATTTCCTGCATTTTCTGTACGTACTCCAGGGTATTGGTTGCTACAAGGTTTTTGCAGCAACCTCCTGTTCGCATACAGCGAGGAGTGTTTTCAGATATGTCTTTACTCATTTAAAACGCACTCCGTCTGAATTAAAGAACACATCGTTTAGAATAAGTTTATCTCCTTCGCGCATTATATTACGCCGGGATATCTCAAACGATAAGCTATTACATTCTATGTAGTCACATACTCTGTCTAAAAGCTCGAATATCGCGTCCTTTAATTCCTCGAAAGGTATTTTATCGAATTTTTCGTATATTCTGGGGTATGTATGTATGCAGGGAGTACGCATTAAATATCTGTAATACATATAATCCTGTTTACATAATTCTCTGCGCGGGGACTTTACTTTATCATATTTCTTACCGAATATATGGAATTCTTTATCTCTCCATAGTTTAGGCAATAACCTATGTTCTATGTCCATCTCCGCCAGACAGTATTTTACAGGGTCTATTGTTGTTATCTTGACTGTATTCTCGTCTGCTAGATATACCCTGGAAAAGGCTCCTTTACCTATTAACGGCATGTTCTTTCCTCAGTTTATTCCAGATAGACAGTTCCTTACGGGTACTGTTATCCGGTGTTTTTATCTCTGTACCGTCCTTATTCCAATAGGTTGTATAGTTATAAGGAGTACAGTAGTTCCGCTCTACACGTGTAATGCTTTTAGCAAAACCGTCGGTATACACATATATTTTAGTATTGTAGTTACAAATAAAAGGTGTCTGCCTTTTATGTCGATATCCGTAGGATGTAGGCACGGCTACCGAAGAGTAGTGACCTTTCTCACAGAAGTCTTCAGCAGCATCTACCCGGAACTTTTCTCTCCATGTCTCAGCCATCTTTAGATAACTCCTTGTTTAGTCTTTCTAGCTCATCTAAAAAGAAAGTAGCTTTCTCTCCTTTAACGAGACTTTTTTCAGGTTCTTTCTTCTCCGGTTCAACCATTATAATATCCTGCGGGTTTTTACGGTACAAAGCCTCTGTCAGGAGGGCAATTTTAGCTACATTGCCTAACCCTACAATACCCAGGACTTTATTCTTCATTTTTAGACAGATCCTCTTCCTGTATATGTATTTCCTTATCGAGGTTAGGTATAACTTCCGTCAGATTCATTTTTATTAGTTCTGTACTCAACATGTCTCCGTATGAATCTACTAAAGCCAAACAAGATAGAGTATATATAATTGTCTTATTATACTCCGTAGATACTCTCCCCCAAATCTCCCCTGTATTTACTTTAGCAATCAAATCTTCTCTATTAAGACTTAAAAGGTCTGTTACAAATGCTTTTAGTTTATTTAACAACTCTATTTGTTGTTCTATTCTTTGTTTAGTAGTTTTCATTTTCTTGTTCCTTATTGTTTGTTATTTTGTAAATGTATAGTCTATCATGTAGTCCGTACCAAGTAGGTATATCAATGCAGGTTATAATCTTTTTATTCTTAAATAGAAAAAAGGAATCTGCTGCTGTACAACCTCCTCGGCTTTCTCCTATATAATATAGAAGTCTGCCGGGCTTCATACGCTTTACCGCTCTTGTAAACCACTCGCCTTTGTAACTAGGCCAGGAGCAGAATACATCACTGTCGGGATTAGCTGACACGGCTGTCTCCGCGCCCATTTCTGTAACAGCTTCCCGGTGTTTAAACCCGTACTGACCTGTTTTATCGTCATAAGCAGGTATACTCAACATTTCCTCCCAATAACCGGTACCAGATCCTATTCCTATAAGATTTTCGGATTGTTTTATTCTGTCGAAAGCTTCCTTACAAGGGATAGAAAATCCAAACTTTTCTCTAAAAGCGTCTCGGTCACGATGTTGATCATACAGAGATATGTTATTTAATAACTTCTGTATTTCAGCACGAGGCATTGTTATAAGATTTTCAAAAGACAAATCTCTAAACTCTACTTGTTTTTCGTCGTCCATATTTAATCCTTTGGGTTGTCTTCCCCGTCCTGTAGGTGTTGAGGAAGTTGTTCATTGTTTTTAGACCAGATATATATCTCAAACTCTTGGTCACCCGTACACTCACACAACCAGCCAGATATCCATCCGGATAAGTCCTCTAGCTGTATGCGTGCTTTAACCATACTCGACTTACAATCAGGGCATTCCATATAGAAATTTACCCTAATCTATGAGAAACGGAATGTAAGAGTATTATTACGTCATTTATAACCTTCGTATTTTGAATAAGTTGCAATCCAGACACAATATGTCTCAGCGACCTCTTTACAATAACGTCGTCAGTGTCTACCTCTAACGCTTTTTTACAGAGTTTCGACGTATCCGGACACCGCAATATTTTATTTCGCTGTTCCTGACTAGTTGCTTTTAAAGCTGCCTCTGCTGCGATAAGTAAAGAAGATACTATCTCTTTTACAGATATAGAATCAGGTACATTTTTAGCTTCTCCTAAACTCATTCTGTATTCGAGGGATTGTTTGATAACTTCATCTATGACATGATCGGCAGCAGTTGTAAGTGCGCTGTGTAAACCAGTAACCGACGATCCTGCTACATCCGACCCTATTAATATATTCATCGATGCCCCTACCGCTTTACTATTATTGTCTAAAGCTACGAGAACAAATGTTGTTTCAGGGAATTTGTCTTTTAGACACTTGTCCATTTCATGGAGTACATGGTTATCCATATATTTTTCCTTTATTTATTTTTCTCTATTGTGTCTATAAGAAGGATTATCGCTTCCATAGCTGCATCCGACCTATGGTTTAATAAACCTTCGACGATATGATCCAGAGACTCTTGCAGGAACGCGTCGCCGTCGGTATGATTGGATGCTAAGTCGCATACAGTCATTGTTTCCTCACTGTCGAGTATCTTCTTTTTAACCTCTTCCGGTGCTTCCAAAACAGAACGGGCTGTCTCTTTAAGAGTTTGCAGGAGTATATCTGTAGGGATATCATTTCTCTGTGTTGTTCTAACTACCTCTACAATGTCCTTGAGTCTATGCTGTGCTAGTACTCTCTTTAAGTTATCCTTCATTTTATGTGCTATGTGCTCTTCGCTCATATCTATACCTTGTGTTTAATTTGCTTTATACGGACATAGTTTTTTACGTCCTGCTCGAATAAGTACTTAGCATGTCCTTTAGAGTTTGCTGTACATACATATTCCTGCCTTTTACCTGTGCTATCCTGATAATGGATAACCCAAGCACGGGCTAATTCTTCCGACATATTTTTTCCTTTTTTAGCTATTACTTGATTCTTTCATGCGTCGGCATATCTCGTCGAACGCCTCGAACACAACCCGTAGTTGAGGGTGTGTATCGAACTCTTCCGGAAGCTCCATACATAAGTGATCCGGTCTATTCTTCATACAGGCCATGTAAACTAAATGACCTTCGTTAAGAGTCTCTTTAGCGTCTATAAGCCACTCTAAGGCTTCTAGTATGTCCTCCGGACAATCCGGCACCACATCCTGTACCTTATGTGAACTACAGGTCTCCAATCTACTCAGCACAGTTACATCTGGAGCCCCTATACTGTACGCGTCCCATACATCTTCCCGTAAAATTTCGAGAAGTCTTTTCCGGGTTCTCTCTATGTTGAAGACCAGTGGGTTTTGGGTAGAATTGTTTTGTAACTTTTCTATCCAATAAGCCTCGCTTACCTTTTCACCGGCTTCCGGATGAAACTCTCTGCAGAACGTCCATCGACCGTAATACCCTGTTACCAGCAGTGTTCCAGCCACATTTATAAAATGTACGGCATACATATTTCTGTCAGGTATGCGGAGACTTACGCAAGAGAACCCAGGAGAGCTTTCTTCTTCTACTACATGTTTTGACCAATCCATAAAGTGTTCCTTATTATTTTTCTTTTTGCATTCTTTGACATATCTCGTCAAAAGCATCAAATACGGCAAGCAGTTGAAAGTGTATTCCAAACTTCTCGACTATGCTTTCGGAGTCTAAAGACCCTGGTAGTTCATCGGCAGCATATGTTATATATGATCTGTGACTACCTACGTTTAATTCATCTAAACATCCTTTCAGATACTCAATTTCTTTAATTAGGGGTGTATGGTAGCCTTTGAGCAATTCTTCTAAGTCGTAAGTAGAACAATCCTCGATTTCCCCTATATTATTAGGGATACTCTCTCCATAACACTCCCATATCTCTTCTCTCAGCATCTCTAAGAGTTTTTTTCTTGTAGCTTCTTCACTAAAGACAACCGGATCCTGTATAGAATTGTCTTCTAGTTTCTGTATCCAGTATCCGTCGTCGACGCACCCTTCTACACTAGGTTGGAATTCTTGGGAGAATATCCAGTTACCGTAAGCCCCTGTAACTACTAACACGCCTGATGTGTTAATAAAGTTTACAGAGTTCTCCTCTTCTCTGTCCGGTATAGTAAGACTTGTTTTTAGAAAGTTTTCCGATTGTATTGTCTTTACGATATGCTTGCTCCAATCAATTTTCGGATTTCTTTTTTTATTCATCTTTTTGTTCCTTATTATTTTACGAAGTGAAAAATAATTCACCCGGTTTGTATATTTTACTCGGAACATCCCCCTGGATTCCTATCATTATCATTGTACCGTTGCGAAGACCGGTAGCGTATTTGTTTTCTCCTGCTTTTGCATAAGCCTCTGCATAAAGCTCATTCAGGTCAGATCTATTTTGAACATTATGCATAGGTTGGTTGGTTAAGTCTATTCTTAAGGAGCCTTGGCTTATGGGTTTTGCGAGGTCGGCCGGCAACTTATCTAATACTTCCGGCAATCTATATTCTCCTGCCATATTTTTTTCCTTATTATCTTCTTTGTTCATATAAAGGAGTCTGTAGAAAATCTTCATCTACTATTCGGGTATAAGTATGTATATCCAGCTCCTGTAGCAGCTTGTCTACAATTTCGATTAATTCCTCATCCCCTAGATCTGTTTCCATTACAATGGACCCGGAGTACTCATACATAATGCGACAGCCTTCTTGCGACAGTCTATGACATATACGAGCCATTACAGCCGGGACTTTATCCGACCATACTCCTCGGATGAACTTGGCGAATCTATGAGAAGTGGTTACCTCACTGTATAGGGTATGTTGAATTAGATACTTTTTCATTAGAACTGCCTGAAGGCAATCATCTTGTTCCATACCGTCCAGTCTATCTCCTTCTAACATCGACAGAAGAGCTCTTTTAGCTTGCTCCCTTGTTATTCTCGGTACTTGCGTACCTGCTTTTACATTAAACCAATCTGCAAGTACCTTCCAGAAATCTTTCTTGTTAGAATCTGTTAGTAATTTATCCAGGGCAGGGTTTAGAAGGTAGTTTAATTCTCGAGCTATTACAGCTATCTCGTTTAATACTATTTCTATTGCTTTTGTTTTCATATGTTTTCCTTATTGTTAGTAACAGTATTTATCACACAGGTTAGCGATAAAATGCTTAGCTGCTCTCTCTGTGTTAAACTTCTCGTACCATGTGCAGTATCCTCCTACATTCCCTTGTAAGGAATAATCCATTTTTCTATTGGAATAAGATACGACGAAGAAAGGAACGTCCAGTTCTACTTCTTCATAGTCTGATACTAGATCGTCGTCTTCATTCCACTCCCCTCCTTCTCTATCTAAATCCTCAGGGTTGTAGATATTATCGTCGATAATACCTTCCGAGTGTTTTCCGCGATATTGTATGTCACGGAGCCTGCCGCACAGGGAAGGCTCTATAGATTGTAAATTAGGCGGATCCTGCCACCATTGTCCATTGTACAGATAGCAACCGCTATCCTTATGCCGGGCTATAGTTACTGATTTTTTCATATTGTGTTCCTTATTGTTAAGTTGTTCTTTTGCCGAAGACTTCTTCTTCGGTTTTATAGCCGCTATATACGGCTGCGTCCTGCAGAGCGTCTATAAGGTGTACAACACCCTGTATCTTCTCTACAACAGATACATCCTGCACATTCAGACTATGAAGTATCAAGGTATCTTTCTGTACCCGTAGCTGTTCCCAGTCTATGGGTAAATCACTAAATAAGACTGGAGATAATTCCTCTTCTGTTATTTGATCCATAATAGGTCCTTTTATTTAATTGAATAGGTCGACAAAAGATATGTCGGCTTATATATTATAAAAAATTAAAGTATAAAAAATGAGCATCGACAATAAACAATTATTAAGCTTCCTATTTAAACAGGCGGACAATAATAATCTCCTAACTACTTTGCAGTACCAGCAACAGAGAGTAGTGGATAAGATGAATGAGCCCGCTAGAACGGGACTTGTTGTTGCTCATGGGTTGGGGTCAGGTAAAACACTGACAAGTATTGCAGCTATTAATTCTCTTAATTTACCTGCAGATGTTGTGGTTCCTGCGGCTTTAAAAGATAACTATCTTAAAGAACTTAAAAAACATCTAAAAAAAGAACTAGATATATCCCTCCATAGTTTACAAAATACAGCATTAAATAAAGGAGAACACTTAAATAAACAGTTATTAGTAGTTGACGAGGCACATAGACTTAGAAATCCGGGCAAAGCATCAACAGCTTTAAAGACACATACACCGTCTAAGATTATGGCATTGACCGCCTCTCCTTTCTATAATCATCCGGCGGATATAGCAAGCCCTATAAATCTGGTTGCGGGGGAAAATATTTTACCGGAGAATGTTAAAGATTTCGAAGAAAAATACATAACATCTGTCCGTATTCCTCCTAGTTTTCTAGAACGTCTTCAAGGTATTAAAGGTTATACTGCACAAACTATAAAAGAATCCAACAAAGAAAAACTTCGTAAAATTCTAAATAAGTATGTCGATTATTATCCTGGCTCGGCCGAAGGTTTTCCGACACGAACAGATGAAACTATAAAAGTCGAAATGTCGCCGGATCAAGTCGAAACATACGATAAAGTAATGAAGGATATACCCCCAGAACTACTTTATAAAATAAGACAGAATATGCCGGCTAATGCACGCGAGACAGCAAATTTAAATGCCTTTCTTACTGCGGCCAGGCAAGTGTCAAATACTACGGCTAAATACACGTCTGCAATAGAGCAACCCAAAATAGATACTGCTGTGTCTTATCTGATGGATCACTTGAAAGAAAATAATAAAAATAAAGCTATAGTCTATTCTAATTTCCTAGATTCCGGGATTAATCCTTACAAACAAATGCTGGATAAGAATAAAATACCTTATGGGGAATTCACCGGTGAAATGCCGCATGCTGTACGCGACCAATTAATCAGGGATTACAATAAAGATAAAATAAAAGCTCTTTTATTATCTAGTGCTGGTGGGGAAGGGTTAGATCTTAAGGGTACCAGTTTAATTCAAATACTCGAACCTCACTGGAATGATGAGAAGATAAAACAGGTAATAGGAAGAGGTATTCGCTATAAAAGTCACGAACACCTCTCCCCAGAAGAACGGAAAATAAAGATTCAAAAATTTATTTCTACCTTACCTCGTAGCGGCTTGTTACAAAAACTAAGGCTTAAGGATCCGGACACATCTACGGATGAATATCTCCAAGAAATGTCGGATAGGAAAGAAAGATTATTGAATCAATTTAGAGAACTTCTTAGCGAGAAAATCTCTTAATTACCTGAGGATCTGTTTCTTCCTGCAAATCCTCTTCCTTTGGTCCAGAATAACTGTAAAATACGTGTTCGTATTTATATTTTGCGATTGTTATCGCTATATTACGGAACATTCTTTGTGTGGTTCCCATAACTACAGCAACCAAGACCATCAATACTAATACTGCGTACATATTTTTTCCTTTTGTTTTTATGTTATTTAATAAACCATACAAGTAAATTTGTATGGGTGGTAGAGGACAATTTGTGGTTGTCTGCTACAATACCTACTGCCGCTACAACATCGTGTTTGTGGAGCAGTTTTTTTACTTCGTCAATTAATGTCTGTGCCATTTAGCACCTCACTTTGTTATGTTTTTTTGTTAAGTTTGTCTCCCTTTAAAAAAGAAAGAAAGACAATGGAGAATCTCACATACTAATTATCTTAATTATGTTTATTTTCAAGTATTTCCGCAACTTTGTCGAAGAAATTCTTATAACACATAGCTAATTTTAAGTAGTTATCGTAACTTGGTTGTGCGTACTTTTTAATATCTTCCTTTGTAGAATTAAATACATCTTGAATAGTATTATCCGGTACGGGAAATGTTTCTTTTTTACATATTGGAGGTAGACCTCTACCTATATCAATAACCATCTGAGGGTCTTGCATATACATATTGCTTATATGTTTTAGCAACTCCACCCTTTCAATAGATATCCGAATATTGTCTACAGCTTCTGTCCTTACGCGCTCCAGCGCCCTGTATATTCCGTCAACAGTGCACCTATCCATCACATTAGATGTAAGCAACCACTCAGTTATATTTTTAGCTTGACTAGTATAATTTCTGCCGTACTCGTTTCGGAGTTTAGAAATCATTTCTTTAAGGCACTGCGCGTGTTCCTTTTCCAGGGTTATTAAATCACGCGAAGCGGTAACATTTGTTGCATGTTTTTTATTGTTTTCCCACATTGCGTGTGTGAACGCGACAAATTGATTATTTGGTTTAAAGCCTAAGGGGGAGAAATAACCAATTGACCATAAATGCTCAATAATGTAAATTGCTTCCTTAGGAGCTTTAGTTTTCCTTAAAAACCAATTATAAATTACTGATCTAAATCGGGGTAAATATTCTTTACCCGGATATCTACTGTGTTGTGTACAGAAGTATTCGAATATACCTTCTACTAGTTTTTTGTATGTGGGATAGTCTTCTTTATGTATCTTCACAACATATTCGGTTATTTCTTTCGCTAAGGGTCTGTTTTTTATATTACGGACTTTTATCAATTCCTTATCATCTACAGTAAAGGATATTGCTGTTTTTATTCCTCTCTCCAAAGAGGCTTCTAAATTAGGGGGATCATTTACCATTGTTTTTTTCCTTTAAGTAAGGGTGTCTTTTTTTTAATTCTCTAATAAATTCCTCAATATCCTGTTTAGATAAATCACTATGGACTAAATCATCGATTAGAGAGTCCACAGCTACTCTAGTGGAGTCGTCTACGGAAAAACGAAGCGTTATCTTATTTAGCACGTTTACTCTGCTTCCTTCTTTGTGTACTTTTGTACAGTTTTTAAGTTCCTGCTTCGTCCCTTTGCTAACGCAAAGATCCACAGGCTCTTCCGGTTAAGCCAACCGGGATAAGTTTATAGCTGCATTCAGGTCTCTATTAATTGAAAGACTGCAGCTTGTACATTTATATGTACGCTCGGAAAGTAGTAGCACATCTTTGATGTTCCCGCAACCCGAGCAAGTTTTACTGCTTGGGTAGAAACGAGGTGCTTCTACAACTTTCCTGCACTTGTATAATAACTGACGCTTAAACTCGTAGAATCCGCAATCGGAGATTGCTCTGGATAACCTAGAGTTTTTAAGCATATTCGATACACCTAAAGTTTCTACAACTACAGTGCCGTGGTTTTTGGCTATTGTAGTGGTAGCTTTATGTATGTTATCGTTGCGTACGCAACTTATTTTGTAATAAAGTTTACGTAACTTAGTTACAGATTTAACCCAGTTCTTAGAACCTTTAAGTTTCCGGGACATAGCCTTTTGTAGTCTATGCAGCCTTTGGAGGTTAGTCTTAAGCGGTTTAGGGTTAGGTACTTCTGTTTTGTCTGATAGGACAGCTAAAGACTTAATTCCTAAGTCGATTCCTACAGTTCCTGTAGTAGCTCTTGTATCTTCTATTTCTGTTTGTACGGAAATAGAAAGAAACCATTTATCTCCTTTTCGAGAAACTGTACCAGACTGGATTTTACCTTCGAAACGAAGGGATTCTGTCATTTTAACTTTACCTATTACAGGTAGCCGAACCTCCTTCCCATTTATAGAAAACTTATCGTTGCTTACATAGAAGCTATCTCTCTGCCCTTTCTTCTTAAAAGAAGGGAAAGCAGAGAGCTTGCTAAAGAACTTAGAAAAAGACGCTTTAAGGTTTGTAAAGGGCTGCTGATTTGCATCTTTAGGAGACTCGTACACCCATTCTGGTTTACTCGCATTCCATTGCTTTTTAAGGGCGTCGATGTTAGGTTTCTCTCCTTTATCTAAAGCTTCTTTATAACAGGCTAACGCCCAGTTGTAAGTAAACCGAGCAGTACCGCAAGCTTTTGCAAAAGCTTGCTTTTGCTCTGCTGTAGGTTTAAGTTGGATTAAGTGTGCTCGGTTTAAGTTCATAAATTACTGGTAGTTAGGTGTTAAAGGTTGTGGTACTGTGTACATTAAAATACACTATTTAAGGAGCTAAGTCAAGCTTCTCACATAATTCTTTGAATTTATTCGATTTTACTGAAGTATCCACATAGATATCTAATTGATTCATATGTGTATATTTTACTTTATTAGTGCTATCCACTGTTTTGAATTCAGGGAATACTTCAGTAGTCTGTGTATTTACGATATATGCTATCTTGGTATACATACATTTATGTAATTCTAACACATCTGTTAAATTACATATGTATGTAGGAGGTTTTATTTCTTCGTCTGGTACCATCGTGTCTTCCAGAGGAGGTGCCACATTCATACCTGTAGGTATTTCTTCGAACTCGACATTTACAATATCTGCTTCTTGATATTCGGTAGTATGTGCCTGGATACGCTCATTCATGCATTTAGCTATATTATCATGAAAATCAGGGGAGTCGGAAGAAATAGCCTCGATATCATAGAAACTATTATGTAGTCTGGTTATCTTTATTTTGTAGTTTTTCATTTTTATCTCTCAGTTGTTGTAGCCCTTTTTTGTTATCTCTTAGATGAGTTATGTTCTCAGCCCTTTTAAATTTTCGCACTTCTAAGACAGATAATGTTGCCATTCCTACCGGTCTACTTACGTACTTGCCCCTGGATCGCATAATTAACGTTGTAGATAGATTAACTACTAAATCAGGGACATCGTACCATGGTCCGGAAGGATGATATAATTGACCGATATATTGCAGTTCTATAATATAAGGCACGCCTCCTAATATTATTCCTATAAAAAGATCAGAACTGCTTTCGGCCATTAGTTGTATATCCTTGTTATTGAGAGATGTTAATAAAAATATAATCTGTCAATTTGGGATACACAATAGGTTGCAGAAATAAATATGTATATTTATTGTATTTTATCTGCATGTTTCTCTTTTAACATAAGATTTATAAAGGAGTCTATAATAGAGTTATCTATCTCTTTGTTTTTATGATCCTTTATGCTGTCCTTTATAAGTATAACATTGTCTTTTTCATCTACATGAGTACTGAACTGTATGCACATGGGCTTATCTGTGTCTCTTTGTTCTATTGTACCTGTATCTTCTCTATATTTTATTGTTGTCTCTACTTTCCCTAATCCAGTAGGTTTAAAATAGAGAACGGCCGTTACAATATGTTTCACGTTCCTCCTTTGAGTCTAACTCGGTTATTAGGCTCCCGTCGACTACAGCCTCCCTATCGGAGGAAGGCTGAATTATTATGGATATTATTTTTAGGTTGTTCATTATGTGTTTATTGATTTCTTCGTCCTTGTTATCAAATTCCTTAGCAAAGGCTTCTATGGCTATTCTTTTTATATTCTCTATTTTGTTTTTATGGTTTATACCACAATACACAGGAATCTTATAAAATGTCTCATCTTCGTCTTCATTTAAAGGAGGTAATCTAACAATGACGTCGTGCTCAATTAACATATGTAACCTCTGGAATATCTCCTGCAAGTGCTTTCCTGGCTATATCTTTTGTATCTTCAGGAAAATCGTTTTTTATTAACCAATTCAAAAACCCAGGCTGTTGTTTAGCCAAGTCATTTAGAGACATACCAGAATGTTTACCGATACATATTACAATTCTATTTGCTGAAGTTACCTTGAATATACCTTGCGAGTCATGCCAATTAGGATCTTTAGATAAATCGGCAAGTATCTTATTACTCTCTTCATCGGCGGCATATAATTTTCGCTGTGCATCTACTACTTTCAAGGTAGATATCACGTCTCCGAGGGCATTATGGGCATCTTCAATCTCTTCACCACAGTATGTTTTTACCGCCGCAGCTAGAGTTCTAGGATGGTTCCGGATAAATATCTGGAAGGCATCGATAAGATTTCTATTATCTAGATCTATTGTTTTCCCTAATCGCTTAAGGTTATTTTCCAGAATGTATCGGTCAAACTTATTGGAGTTAAAACCGGCAATATCTACTTGGCTATATTCCTTTCCATTTTTATGTGTCTTGTTGTTAAATATATGTAGTATCTGTTCAACTACTGCTTCTAAAGGATTCGCGCCGTCTAATTGTGCTTGTGTTATCCCTGTAAGTGTAAGAACCTCGGCGTCAACTTGCATTCCTGGATTAACATACACGTTTATAAGTCTATCGTGCAATAGAGATTGTTTATCCTTATAAGCATTTAAGTTTTCAAGGAGGATATTTATATTCTCTCCCGGCCAAATCTTAAGTGCACATATTTGAATTATTCGTGCTGTTTGCTTATCGAGACCTGTTGTTTCCAAGTCATAGATTACTAAGGGGTTTTCCATCCGTTTTCCTTTTTAATTTTTTCCCATTCGTTTAAGTTATGTGCATCTAGATATTTAAATCTAAGTGGGCACGATGACATACGAAAAGACATAGCACCTTCAGATAATTCTCTAAAAAATCTACCGTTTGCTAACAGAAGAATCTTAGCGACTTCCAAGACACTTAGAGGTATAGATATAACACAAGATGTAGCTGTATAATAGATACTGTTTGTTTTAAAGCCGTATTCCTCAATGTATTGTTTAGTTAAACGAGGAAGCAAACCAAAGATATCTTCTAGTTTTCTAAGTACATCTTCGTGCTCTCTCGCTGTTAAATAGTGTGTGTCTGGAGTAGGGTTATCTTCCATGAATTTTTTCAATTCTTTTAGATTATTTTTTGTCTGGATAGTTATTAATAATTCATGAGTTATAACATTATTAGATAATAACATATTTGCAGCCACTTCTTCCAGAAAAACAGTTAGATTGCTTCGCAGTACAAAAAAATCCTGCATATCTTCTTTTAACGTCTCGGTATTTATGTGTTTCTCTTCTAGTTTCTTTCTAGCTGCGCGTTCAGCGGACGTGGCCATAAGAACTAAATATTCATAAACAATATCCCCTACTTCAGCTATATTTTTATAAGCTGTACCTGCAAGATGGGATTCTCGCAAGTACTCCACCTGCTTAAGTAGATCGGCTTTTTTATCCATTCCTTTATTCCTTTAATTTTGTTCTGTAATGATTTTCAATTAAGATGTTTATATCCTCCGGAATATATAACGCTTTTTTGGCTCTTGTACAAGCAACATACAATAAATTAGCTTCTTCTGTTCTAGAAAAAGAATACACAGTTGGAAGTAGATAATTCTTACTTACCTGTTTATTTTTTCTATTATCAGCCTCAATAAATGTATCAACGAAGTCTGTACTTACTTCAACAACATCCCATTCTAGGCCTTTAGATCTATGTGCTGTTGTTAGAAGTATAACTGCTTTGTTTTCGGGGACTGCCTCAATCATTATTTTATTAACAAGATTCGGAATGTCTTTCCCGTATCGTGCAGTTACTGATAATAATATCTGTGTAGCTACATCATCCGCCCCGGCAGCATAGGCTGCTAGAGATTTAACCGCATCAAATGTTCTAATAAAAGAATTCTTTATATGTGCTTTTTTTCCTTCCGATAAATAGTGGACATCCAATACATCTTGCAATAAATCGGACGGCTTTCCTCCGGAAAAACCAAATGGGATTTTTTTAGCTAAACATATAGCAGCATTATCGAATAACTTGGCATTAGTACGCGTCAAAACAGTTCGTTTAAGCATTCCTATTGATGATCCTGGATATACAATATGCACACCCGGAGTAATAAGAGGATCAACTATATCGTTAGTTATGGTAGAGCTTAGCGGTACATCCTCATCCTTCCAGGACTTAAGGATTTTTGTTGCTAATCCGGCAATATAAGGAGGGAAACGGAATGTATACGAAAGTCTGTATTCTTCTGTTATGTTCTCTATATTGTCAAAGGCATTACAGCTACCTCTCCAGGAATAGATTTGTTGGTGCGGGTCTCCTACATAAAATTTGCATGAACTGGCTCTATTCACAATATCTAATGTAGCTGCATTAGCATCTTGTGCTTCGTCGTACATTATGTAGTCGTAATGTTTACCTAAATCCATACCTTTTAATTGATATAACTTTAAATAACCATCGTGTGTTAATGGGAACGAATCCTCAAAGCTGATCATAACATTCCAGATATTTTTCGCTATGGTAAGGATGACAGCGTCTGGTATTTGTATACCCAATTTAGTCATATAACTGTACGGAATGTTATTTTCATTTATTTCGCGGTCAGCTGATTGAGTATATTTATTAACTGTTAGCCAAGCTATATTTGTTAGGCCCCAGTCGACTATGTATCGCGAACACCACAAATATACTTCCGATGACGCCTCTATCTCTTTAGATATTATTTTTCTAAGGATATACTCGACACATGTTTTTATTGATGTTTTATAAGGGTCGGTTATCATTTTGCCGGCTTCCCGGTATTGAGTACCTACGCTGGCGTATGCCAGTTGATGTGTGGTTACAACAGTAACTGTTCTAGGGAACTTTTGTTTGGCTTCTACTACAATATCTTTATTGTATGCCAAGTATAGTCCTTTCCACGAAGGCATTTTTTTACTTATGCTTTTAGTTAGTTCTACCAGTATAGTTGTTTTGCCACATCCGGCATAAGCTTTTATAGCTATTGTGTCGTCTTTATTGTACGACCGCTGGATAACAGCATTCTGTTCTGGTGTGTAGGATTTCATTATTATTTTTCCTTTTATGATAAATATAGCCTATATAAATTCTATATCTGGGGTATATTACCTTACCTCATTTATAAATAAAAGAGCCGGAGATCTTCTCCGGCTCTTTGTTTTTAGCCTATATCTGGATATTCTTCTACAGATTCGTCAGCTGTATATTCAACTAGATCCTTTGCGATTTGCGTAGCAATCTTAATTAGATTATCGTCGCTTTCACTAATCGATCTACTCAGAATATCTTTTATTTTTTCAATAGAGTTTTGTAGTTTAACCTGTTTACTGATTCTGTCCACCAAGATAGGCTTACAACTATCAAAGTTTATAGATTTCAAAACATCTAGTAATTGATTTAATTGGTCAATTGATAGTGTATTTATACCTGTATAAAAGCTATCTACTAAACGACATAAATCTCGTGATTCTTTGTATACTTCATAGGGTATACCTGATTCGTCAGGGGAATTTACAGGTTCAATTTTATCTTCTTTAAGAAGATCTTCTTCTGCATATAAAGGTATATTAATATGGTTTTTATCGTTTTCTAAACTAATTTCTATACCGTTATTCGATACAGCGATATTTACATCTACGTGCGTGAATACCCCGTCAGATGTTATTGCCGGTACATTCAGTTTACTCTTTTTAGGTTTACCGTCTGTCATGTTGACTATGGTTAATATTTTGTCTCTGTCTTTTACAGTTATGTTTTTACCTAACTTATCTACAACAGCATATATCGTTTTTTCTTGCATACTATTTCCTACTTTCTTTTCCGCTTTTATAATAGGTGTTATAGATTTTAATCAACTTAGTTTGATTACTCTCTGTAAGCTGTTTCCACTCTTTCCACGTATTTTCCGAAGGAGGGACGTTGTTTTCACCAGAACTACCATGTATATGTCCTAACCATTTGGCTTTATCTGCCAATATATCCATTATAGATCTATCTTTAACAATATCCTCTTCCTGTTCCTCCGGATTATGTTGTCTTTTTCTTTTGGGGGGATGTCTATGATTTTTGTTTTTAGGGACATCATCTGTAACGTCTTTAAACCTATTGAGTAACTTGTTTCGTCTTTTCTTGTTACTTAATAATATTTTTTCATTTCGACCCTCCTCTTTTTTTTCTATGTCCATTATTATACCTTATTTAGCCATTTTTTTAGGGGGAATATATCCGAGCTCTTCGGCTTTTTTATCGGAGAGGATATTGAATCCTTTGCGCTCCTCGTCGATTCTCATTGTCCTTTCAATACGATTAGCGTAGTCCGCTAAATTAAGATGAGCCATCGTCTCTTTTGTTTTTAGATAAACAGTCCCATCGGACGCCTGCCAATGCGTATTGTCCGGGATTTGTTCGACGGCTTGTCTACACTCCTCTTTAAATGTACTGCTTAAGTGTTTATAGACTGTATCACTAACAACTACCAGTGCTTGTTCTTTGCTACATTTAGTTGTTGTCATTTCTTCGTTTATAAATGCTTCTGTAACGATTTTTAAAGTGTCCGCTAATGTGTTAACGGAATTAATATAATTTGTTAAATTACTGCTCATTTTTGATCCTTGTATTTAACCATTCGGTCATTTCTTTTTTAGTTTCTTCATAGTTATGTATTGTTTCATTAGCATAGTGTTCAACTAATTCCTGCAATACTTTTTCAAATAGACATAGATTATCCATATGGATAAGCTGAGTATCGTCTGACGGGTCTGGGTTATCTATACCGGGTAATTGTAATCCGCTTATAGTTCGATTAATAGCATTAAAAGAACATGTGAATAAATCACCATTATCCCCATGATAAATATGTAACATAAGAGATGCAGAACAAAGTAATTTACCTTGAGCTAATGCCATGGTTAATTCTTTGGACTGTGTTGGTCTATTCTCTGTTACTTTTATCTCTTTTCCGGATGTAGTCGAATTATCATCTGCTTTCACAGCTAAAGGTCCGTCTACAGCTGCAACAATAGTGAAATTAGTTGTTTTGATATATCGGTCGGTCTCTGCCCGGAATAATAACCATGTCAGCATCTCTGCCTCAATACCCTGATGTGATGCTTCGTCTGTATCTACAAGGCTTATTTTATTGTAAGCTTCGTTGTAAGACGTAAAGAAAAACATATTATCAAAAGATTCACTCAATAAATAAGAAACACTATCTGCTGTCTTTTCTGATGTAGTACAGATAAAGGCTTCTCCTCTCGAAGGAAATAAAAGCACAGTTACTGTTTTTACTTTTACAGGGGCATCTTTCTCTAATGTTTCTCTTACAGACTCTTTTATCTGTTTTAATTTACTCTTAGATACATAAGATACATTGAATTCTTTTTTGAATCCTTCTTCTTGACGTTTAACTAATGCATCCATAGTCCCTTTATCAATCTGTTTTTCTACTGAGACAAACAGAAAGTTCAAACATCCGCCTATTTCTGTTTTGTCCTCTGTAAATTCGACATCACCAGGGAATGATGCAGACCATCCGCAACCTTCTTTTGTGATATCTTCTTTTCCGTGTTTTTTTAGTGCCTCGATTATACTTTCAGTATCAGTATATGAGGGAGTCCATCTATAATGGCTGTATCCTATTTTAGGGTACTTGTCTTGTGTTTTCTTTCTCATGTTTACTCACTTTTTTGTTTTTGACCATATTACGTGCATATACACCGTAAATACAAGCAACGGATAAAAAATAAAGAAAGCAAGTATATGTAACACAATGAATAAATAATTGACCATGTTTTTTTTACTTTCTTTATGCTTTTTATTTTTATAGTTGGATAAGATGACCATCTACTTTGATGGTATCTTTTTTATCACTGTCGAAGTCATCATAACTTATAGCTTTTACGGGTTTAAAATTCGTAATATTAAAAAATTGCTGGGTAAATTTTACTCCGTACTCTTTTTTAAATTTTTCCATTTTTATAATCCGTTTGTCAGTTATATCGGGAACTTCTTTCCAATCTATCATATTTTTTACCTTTCTTTATGTTAAATAAAAAACCAGCAGTTTTTACATTGCTGGTTTGTTGTTATATAGTATCTACAAAGATATTACCTATTTTTGTAGTTACAGCTGCATATAGAATAGAGATGCTTAAAGTAGCACATTGCCAGGCTTCTGGGGTTGTTGTTGACAATATCCATCGTTTATTATATCTATCGTAAACAACGTAATAATGCTCTTTATCAGAATCCTCGACTATATCGCCATCGTACAACTCCTGTCCTTTCTTATCTCGTGCAAAGGAATTCTCCATAACAATAAACATGTTATCTAGTGGCATTATAAAATAATACACACCGGCTATTACTGCTGTTTCGAATGAATGCCAGGAAGATGTATCTTCTCCTGCAGATGCAGGGATCAAAACTTTGTTACCCGATAATAACACCCCGTAATCCATTTTCTTATATTCCTTATCCCATAACCTGTATACAGCTACTCGATGAGGCATATATGCAGGTGTTTCCGGGAAAGGAAGATTATCTAAGTTTTCTTTTTTATACTTAGCGTAGTCATTTATAAGAGCATTAAATACAGGAGTGTTTTTTATCTTAGGTACATGAGCTGCGTGTACAATATCTTGTACTTTTTTACTCGTTGTACTAATCATTGCGAATACGTCTTCGTTTTTATTTTACAGTAACAAGATCTTCTGTTTTACATGAAGAGTATTCATCTAGTTTAGTAGGGAGATCAACAAACTTTAAAACACAAGTATCCTGAGGTTTGGTTTTTTCTGCTTTTACAACAGTCTCTGTTATAAAACTTACTTCCCATCCTTTTGTTCCTAGAATCGCGGTAAGAACAGATGCATAGAAAGCATATTGGACCTTCAATGTCTCCAGATATTCTTCTGATGTCGCTTTTAAAGAAACATAGATACTTAATTTATCGTCTTTCACATAATGGTGAATACAATCTACGATCATAGCTATAACACACGATTTTACTTCTGCAATATTAACTGTGTGTATAGTTACACCGTTACCCTCTTTTAATGCAGGCAAAGAATTAATTAGATTCTGTAACTGGTCGATGTTGTCTGCGGGTTCCCAGAGCTCTGTTTTATTATCTTTTGTACCTACGTCCGTTACATACGAATAACTACTCCAGGCTCGAATATTTTTACCGTAGTAGGATCCAATATTATCTGTTTGTTGTAATATCATGAGCTGTTCCGGATATAGTTTTTCACCTTTAACGTAAGCAGCTAAAGATGCCTCGTATTGGCTTTGTGTAGGGAGTTTATCTTCACTGTTTCCTAATACACGTAATAAACGCACGACTAGTTCGTGACCTAGAGATACAAAGCCTTTAGCTCCGTTTCTATATAATTCAGATAATTTTGTAGATCCATTGATATTCCACAACATTTCCCCTACTGCATCTATGGCTGTCTGTTTAGACAGAGCTACACTCAATAAGCCATTTGTTGAATTTATTTTAATCATTCCAGTTCCTTTTCTACTTTGTGTAAGCCGGTCTTTAATTTTTTAATTTTTGATGCGGTATACACTTTATTGTTTGTGATTATAGGTATATACCCTATATGTTTGTTCAACATAGGTATATCTATTTTTTCTGCTCGAATATAAAACGATGTTATAGTTGTTTCCGGATTATGTATTCCCCCTTCGGCTAATTGTTGTCGGAAAGAAGTGTCATCGGATAATGGATATAACTTTTTACTTATCTCTACAAAGCTATTTACATAAGGTAGTTTATTAGTAGTCATGCTCTGTACCTCCTAATGTAACGGGTAAGAAATAATTTTATGTTTTGTACTCCAGCACTCTCGGCAATCCCCGCATACTCCTCCCTGTGTATAGGCCTTACATTCCTGTACGCCTTCTACATTTACTCCGGAGAAAAGTAAGTTAGGTATTCGTTGAAAATAAGAATACTGCTCTCTAGGATCTTTTCCAATAGTTGTAGCAGATAATCTTATTGTTAAATTCGACGGAATTGTATTACCGGAAGCTAAAAAAGCCTTAAGTATATTTACCTCTCGTGTAGGCAGCCAATGTCTTACTGTCGGCGTATTTCTAACCACAGACACTATCTTATACAAATGCTGAATACTTTGTAGGTCACCGGAATCATGCCATCTAAATACAGAGGTATCTTTACCCCTGGGGTTGTTTTTCTTGAAATTTATAAGAAAAGACATAGCAAATACCCAATAAGGCTTACTAATCGAAATTAGGCGCTTTTTATGGGCATTTACAGTGTTATCAAATACATACCTGCCTTTTAATGCATAGCATTTTGAACACACGCTGTTTTTTACTTTCCTTAATTTACTTCCGGTTATGCAGTTTTTTGCTGATATTCCATAACCGTAACCCGGCATCTTAGATGGCTTAGATAAGCCTCCGACATATTCCCATGCCGATTTTAGGTTTATGGTTTCCAGATCTAATTCTGTTTGTGTTTGTACTTCTATCATGTTCTTTTATCATATTACATATTTCCTTTTCTTTATGTTTATTCTTTTTTATAATAACGCTTTTAGAGTCCCGTCGGACATATAACCCGGGAAAAAACTAAATTTTCCCGGGCTACAGTTTTATCTAGATATACGTGCCAGCACCGATGTAGATAAGGTCATACTCAAATGCATCGGAAGAACATGTGTTCTATCTTTTTTATATCTATCAATAATTTTTTTATTGCGTTCAGGCAATAAATCGATTTCATTTTTTAGTTCCCATTTATAAGGTAGAGTTATTTCGTTTTTCATAATTTTTTTCCTTATTTTGTAAAAAGTAAAATTAAAAAAACCAACAGCGCTGCAAGCGCTAAATATCCCATGTAATAAAATGAGAATCCGAAGAGAAAACAAAGATATAGCTTTGTCATTTTGTATCCTTTAATTTATGCGCCTTTCGGCATTTTTTATTAATAGCAGTTTTTATGCTGTCGGAGACAACATAGACTGTAACTTTTCGGCTGCCTCATTACGCGAATCAAATGCTTCACTTACTAAGACATACGCTCTTTGTTTCCACCCCATAACCCGGAGGCGTTTTATGTCTTCTGCTTTATACACAGATTCTAACATAGATCTATGTACTGCAGCGGCAATAATCCACCATTTCCCTTTATTACTCCATAGTTTGAGTTTTATATTGTTGGTAGGTTTAGGGGGCTCAGAAACTACAACAGCATTTTGTAGGTTTATTTTCTCTGGGGGATTTTTTAGTACGCCTTCTTTTAAGGTCGCAAATACAATTACCTCACCTTCAACTTCTACACCTACATAGAAATTACCCTCTGCTGATGGTCTGTAGTACTTCCAGTTATCTTTGACAACGGAAGCGACTTCCAGTGCTGCTTTGTAATCTTTGACTTCCAGACTTTCATCAAGAAGTCCGTAAACAAGGGCTTTCGCCTTATACTCTTGGGGGAGTATTTCCTTTAGTTTACTTACATATTGTTTAGGATTACTGCGGAAATTTAAACAAATTTCCTGTAGTTCTTTGATGTATTTGGACATGTTAGTTCCTTTTTATTATATTACTTCGTTAAGGTGAAGTATTACCTGCAGCGCCTCTTACAAGTTGAAGACGACATCTGCGAAGCCGATTTTATATTATCTATAACAAGTGCATTAGATTTACATCTAGTGCACTTGGTAGGTGTTTTATTTACATACTCATAATTTTTACATTTAGAGCATGTATATCTATAAAGTGCACTCATTTGAAAACTTCCTGCATAAGTATTCTAATCCTTTAGCTTTTATCGTATGTTTATCCTGCCAGAAATCATCATTCTCCACTACATTTGCAATATAACGAACTAAGTCAGGCATAGGTGCAGAACTGCGTGTTAAATATTTATCTAGCAAAGAACAAATATATGCTTCCGGTTTTTTAATGGAAGACGGCATTATTATCTTTTTACCGGTATATGTCTCCATATACCATATAAAGACATCAGACCGCGTTGTATACTTAGATAAAGCATTGACATCCTTTACAGTGTTAAGATATCGATTGGCGAGATAAGAATACGAAAGTTTGGTGTCTTTATTTCTGTCTAGGAAATTCTGTATAACTAAAGCAAAGATCTTATGTGCATTCTGCTCAATTAATTCACTGGAATTACCAAACTCTGAATATATAACCTGGGAAAGGTAATTATCTGTACTGTTTACCAGATATTCAAGAAGAGTATTATAGATTTTTCCATCTACCGATATTTCTACAGGAGTCGAAATCATTTCCCTAGCAATTTGACTTAATTTTTCTCGTTGCGAGGATGTGTTAACATCTATAAAAAATTTAGGTCTTGGAATCGTTTTCGATTCTACTCTTTTTTCTTTTTTAAGAATAATAGACTCTTTTTTAATTTTACTTGTAGCAGTTTTCTTGTTGCTATCGCAACAGATAGTAGTTACAGGTTCTTGTTCGGTACAGTTATTACGTGCATTTACAGGTGAATCTACTGTAACTGGATACTCTATATGTAATCCCTGCGGTAGGGTCTCTACAAAGGGTTTACTATATAGAGTAAGAGTGCGGACATTTTTGTCCTCACTAGATAGGACATTTGTGTCCTCACTAGATAGGACATTTTTGTCCGCAGTAAATTTTTTTTCTAAATTATTATCAACTAGTGCATTAGATAAATTATTTAAATAAGGTAACATGAACTTATAACAATGAAAAATATAACTGTTTGTCAGTCCTGCATACCCTTTTCTTCTCTGTCGATTGATTAGTTTTTTGGTACATAATTCCTGCACACATCTTCGTACAGTCCGCTGTGTTTTGTTTGTCAGTATACTTAATTTATTTATCGACGGGTAGCAGTTACCCAACGAGTCTATATTTTTCTGCAAGGCAGAGTAAACAAGTATTGTCGTCGACGATAATTTTAATTCCGGATGCAGTAACCATTCAGGAAATTTATATTCTCGGAATTCTTTAGAGGGGTTTATATCGCCAGTGTATTCTTTTTTATCTGTGATATTCATATTTACCTATTGCTTATTCAATTTCGATTCCAGGTAACTGTTTTTTGAACCTTTACCTAAAATTCGTTCTTGTTTTTTTATCTTTTCCTGTTTTCTATTTTCTCGTCTCTCTTTAAATAGATCAGACGCTGTATAGAAAGGATCCCATAGATATGTTTCTAGGCAGTTATTTTCGTATGCTTTATATGCCGCTAATAACGTTCCTAAAGCCTGCCAGCAATGTGTTGTTATACCTTTTAACTCAATACTATCTTTGCCGTATATTTTTATTACAGCTTGACGTATTGCAGCGTCATTGCCGGCACCGCTATTAAGTAATAATTTTCTAACATTTAAACGCGATATACCTATAGGTGCTTTACCGACATTCTCAATAGATGACCAGAACCTGCCCACCCAAAAAGTAGTATCCAGCACCTCTTGTCCTACAGATCCATATGCCACTATAGATTCAAATACGACTGTAGAAGCATTGTTGTCTTTTAATACGGTCAACATCTCATCGTTTTTAATTTGCGTTGACCATAATACTTTTGGAGGGTTATACGCTGTATCTACACAAACTGCTGCACTTTTAAAACAGCCGGCATCCACACCTATAAGTATCGCGTTTTTCATATTATTATGTCAACATGTTATTGATTGCAGCTTTTGCCTTTTCCAACTTTGCGCACACGTCTTCGTAATCTTTTACAGGTACGCCGCGAGGAATCTTGGCAATGCAGCTGTCTAGCATAGCAAGATAACCGTCTTGACATGCAGCCAACATTTTTAATTTCTCCTGTACAGTAGCTACATCAAGTAATTCATAAGGAGCAGGAACACACACCCACCCTTTTTCGATTAATTTATTTGCAGAGTTTATTTCTGCTTTTGACGGAGGATTTTTTGTATCGAAAACAGGCGTTATTTTAATTTGCCCTGTGCTGTCTTTTGTTATTTCCGGAGAACAAACTGCTTCCATTACACGAGAAACTTTTTCCTTTAGTGTACTTTCTTCCTGTGTACTCTCTTCTTGTGTACTCTCTTCGAGAAGAGTATCTTCCTCTTCTGTATAGATAAGATCCTCTTTTAATGCATTTTTTGGCGGAGGGGCTGCAGGTTCCATATCCATATCTGGAAGTATCATTACCGGAGGAGGTAGCATTTCTTCTTTTCTAGTTTCGCCTCTGACTCTTCTTGCTGTTTCCATTTTTTGTTCCTTTGTTTGTTTTGTTTTGAATATTTCTTTTATTTGGAGATAATCCTCTTTTACCAGCTTTACAGGGCTAACTGCTAATACTCGATAATCATCGTTTATTAGTATGTCCATTTTGAAATCTGATATTATTCGACTATCTACATTGATACGATCTAGATCCCCTAATATATGGAAGGTAGGGATAACTTTTACAGGGAGTGTGTGTTTCTCGAACCGGATATTTGATTTACTGTACAGGAAGCAACCTTCGAGCGCAGTACTTTCCAGTAAAACACTATACAGTTTAGAAGGATTAATTATTTTTAGAGATGTCTCTATTCCTTCTGTATCTGCGTCAATTTCTCTGTAAACATACAACTCTATGTTATATTTCTTATCATCCGTTTCTACGGGTAATAATATTTTAAAAATACCTACCAAACTATTTTTATGGAAATCAAGATATACATCTTTAACTCGCTTGTCTACCTTAACTATTTTTAGAAATCTTGTCAAGGCAGGCAAATCAAATTTACAGTACTTCATTTACAATTGTAAGTTATTCCAGATAATATTACTTTACTTATAGAGGACGTGAACCATTCACCAATGATATCTATTTCAGCAGCTATTACGCCTTTACCGTAAAAATGTTCAAACGGATAAGCCACCTTTCCGTTAAGCATTTTTTCTTTTATTTTATCCGCGATTTCCATTCCTGCTGCTTGTATATCGGAATTCTCAAGATCCGCCCCTTGTTCCTGTAGCCAGGTACAGGTACTACCTGTTCCCCTTACAAGTAAATTAGTTTTTGTGTCTTCTCGAACTAAAAATAATTTAGGGGATTTTTGTTTTATAGCGAACTCTTTTATATCTTCCTCTTCCCGGAGTAACGACAATAGATCTAAGGCACTTTTATCGCCAGCGCGTTTAACCATTAATTGATTACCGTTCCTGCCTAATTCCAATTTTTTGCAGATTCCTGCTGTAACGAAGCTTTCATCTTCATATATAAACTCCAAAGGAAGTATATGTCCTTTTCGCCTTCCGGACGTTATCTTGATTATGTTCTTTGTAGCATAAAGAAGTTCTGACCCGCCGGATAAACCTTGTCGTATAATACAAGGTGATACACGTCTATACACAAATTCATTATTCTCAAATCGAACTATATTAAGGAATAGTAGATCTCCCCGGATATATTTATTTATTTCATCGTTGTATATACCCGACCAACAACAATAGGTTTTATCTCTAGAAAGATTCGTCTTGAGATGGTCTAGCATCTCTGTTATTTCTTTTTTCATAAGTATCCTTATATCTACCTGCCTTCATACAGAAGAAGCAGACTTTTTTATTATCTTCCCGGAATAAACCAGTATGTCCATGTACACAATTTTCTGTTAAGTTAAATGTCTTATCTATGCGAGATAAAGCACAGTAGTCTCTTCCGATAGGACAGGCTGTGCATTTTTTATTTTTAAAAGGAGGGTAGATCCCAGAGCATCCTTTTAATCTTTCTTTATTTACTGTTTTGTTGCGTTCTTTCTGGGAATTAGATGTATGAATATCTTCCATGTTGATACCATTAAAGGAAGGCTGCAGAATGGCTGTAAAACACATTCCTCCTAGATCTTCATCTTCATATTCTTCGTATCTAGGTATCCCTATATCGCGGAGAATGTGTTGAATATATGCTCCGCTTCTTACCATGGTAAATACCATTCCAGCCGAAGGCCCGGCTAAAGACAGTAAAGAAAGTAAATGCTTTCTACCTTCCACAGGAAGACGGAGACACTCCTTAACATATAATGGTGCCCAGAGATTTGTTTTTCTATCCCATACAATACAGTTTTTAGAATTTATCTCGTGAATATTGCCCGAAATCTTGTATGCCACTTCTTTTATTATGTCAGAGGTATAACGCTCAGAAGTATAAGAAGATAAAATACCTATTACAGTTTCCTCTTGATACTTCTTTACGTCATTTATTTCGTCCTCGGCATCTTCATAACGCTCATCCTCTTCCGTAAAAGGGTTATTAAGCTTATTAGATTTTCTAAGTATAGTGTCGCATATAAATTTAGCAATCTCAAGTAGTGTTTTTCCTACTACATAATCATCCTGTACACAAAAGACATTTTTAAATACATTTTCAACATCCACCCTTTTTTGTTTTAACTGGTTAATGTTATATTCTGGGTGCTTATTTATATCGAAATGTATGTTATTCTTCATACCTTATACGATCTACTAATTTTTTGTATTGGGTATACATCAAATTTTCTATCCCTTTAATATCTGTACTGTTCTTCAAGGCATCTAGACTTGATATAAGCCTATCTGCATTTTCAGCTATTTCTTTGACAGATATACACAAGGTATTGAATTGATCGTCGTTTACAACCTTTTCATCGCTGGATAAACCTACCATAGTATTTATATGTTTAGCCAACTCTATCAGTTCTTTATTGATTGTATTTAACTGGTTGTTGGTACTTTCAATTTTTTTCTCTGCCTCATTTATTTTTGTAGATAGCAGAGCGAAGAACCCTACAGGGTGTTTCGGGGTTATACGTGCGGGTTGTTCATTTAAAGGTTCCTGTTTTCTAACAGGTGTAGATGTTACCTTTTTCACCAGGTTCTCTGTTTCCCGGACAGACATCTTTTTATCCAACACCTCTTCGATAACTTTTATCCTTTGTTCGTCATTGGATATTTTATTTATCGAGCGAATCTGACTCCATTCAATACCTTTAGAGATGTACTCCAGCATTGCGTCATGATCTGGGCACCGGGTATAGGCTCTGTGTGCTTCCTCGACCATTCTCTTAGATATTTTTTGTCCGGCATTAGTTAGTGCTTCCGCCACTCTATCTGTTATAGCTGTACCGTAGACACCTTCTCTTTTCTGCATCTCACCTACGATTCTGCCTATTTGCCAATACCCGTATGCAGCCTGGTACCGAATCATTGTATGGATGTCGCATATTAGTTTTGATGCGTCCTCGAAATTATTCGGGATCTTTACATCCTTTAAATTGATTAAATCATTCACTTTGCATTTCCTTTATGTATACATCTAAGGTGTATATAAAAACATTATTACTATTTTGCGTAGGGATTAAAATCCTCGGTATAAGAAATAATGTTTTTCCTCTATGTTGTCCATTATCGTTAGCTAAAACAAAGTATTCTTTGTAGCCTTTTATTTTAAACAAAATTATAGGTAGTCCGTCACACTCCTCCCAGACATCAAGTAAAAACTTCCATAGCGGTGTTTTTATAATGTCCTTAGTTAGGATGTTACCTATACTTTTAACTAAAGAAGGATATACCCGCACACGATTTAAACCGTTTTTAGGGAATATCTCTTTAAGTTCTTTTACGAAGTCGTTCTTTAGATTTTCAACTTCGTACATCCGATCTTTTACCTGTTTAGCGGTTAATCCGAAAGCAGGAGCAATAAGAGGATACGCCTTTAATATCGACGAATCCTCTTTATGTTTTTTAGTCTCTGCTTTGGTTTTTTCGACCGCTAAACTCATCATTTCTTGAGGAGTTAGAGGTCTATCCATTATTTTCTCCGTCTTGGTTTAATACCTGGTTTCTGGTCTATGTTTTCCATAGATTCTTCTGGATCACTTGTTGCAGTTCCTAGTTTGTTATCTGACTCTTCCCGGAACTTACCCATTAGAATATTCTTCTCTTCTGCAGATAATTTAGTACCTGTTCCCGGCGGTTTGAAATCCTGCTTTTTATATTTCTTTTTAGTATTAATCCACAGTATTTTTTTCAATTTACTGTAGAATTCAGGATCTTCTTCGCAACGGGCAATTATAGCAGCTCCTACTTCCGAAGGACTTACATCCTTTAAACCAAATGTTTTCGAACTGCATTTTGCAGCACTTTCTCTAGTTATATCTAGGATTGCATTTAATTCTGATGCAGCTACTACAGATTCGCCACTACCCCAACCGACAGTTCCGCCGGCAAGAATATCAACAAGCGCTCTTTCCCAGTCGAAATCAACAGTAATCGTTGTTCTTTCTTCCTGACTCTCTTTATCTATATAAGAATCCCGGACAGTCTTCATCAACAAACCTATTTGTCGACCTTGCTCCGAAAAACATGACTTTAATGTTTTTAGAGTAAAACCTTGCCGTTTTTCACCTACACCATGTTTACCTATACTGTTAGCACGGGAAACCTGTATCCATAGAGAATACATAAAGTCTTTATGTACGCCCCCTGGAGTATAGATTTCTTTTTTTGCAAAGCCGGACGGAGGGGCTCCACCTTCTTTATTATCATCTTTATCATGGTTTATGGCCAGAAGTATTGCCGGCCATTTATTGACAAAGTGAGGTACAAATATTTTTAGGTAATGTGTTAAATTACCTGCCTGCTTCATACCTGAATACCCTGGAACATGTTCTCCTTTTTCTAACGACTTTATTGCGGAGTCTTCTGAAGATAGACATGATAGGGAGTCTACGTAATACAGTAAGGGTATACCGTAACTAGGATTATCATCCAGTTTCCCTGTCTTAGGATTTTTTATATGGGTCTTAGCACAGACAGATGTCATGGTAGAGCTAATTGTAGTTAGATCACTAAACATATCTTCCTGTGTTTTAGGGGCCACACGCCAGAAGTTACCGTCTGCTGTAGGTTTACCCATACCTCTGTAGATACCATGGACTTGGTCCCATGTTGTTTTATTTTCTGCATCCACAAAGCCGGTATATCCTCCTTTACCGGAGATAAAGGAAGATAGGAACCATCCGAAAACAGATTTACCTGCCCCTTGTTTACCCGTTAAGGTAATGGATCTCTCCAGGGGCAGGACATCGATTCCGATTAGAAATTGAAGGGCTAAATATCTAGGAGGGATCTCAATACCATAAGTTAAATTCATGGTATCTTGCGTATCTTTTATATACTCACTACCATTCTTCATCTTACAGAATTGATCTATAAGTGCGTTCTCTAGAATTTCATGCATATCTTAGTCCTCGTTATCTATTTCACCTGCCATCATACTTGCCGCTAAATCCTCATCGAAAAACTCATCGGAGTCTTCTTCTGGAATAGACATAGGAAGCGGTGGAGGCGGAGGTGTTTGTGCTTTGCTTCTAGTTGCTGTTACCGGCGGAGGTGTTGCTTGTCCTGCTTTAGGTGCCACGGGTAAACTTGGGAGGTTAGGTAATCCAGGCAAACTTGCCGGCGCTGCTTTATTAACAGGTGCTGCCGTAGTCTGCTGTGTTTTAGGTAACGCAGGCAAACTCGCAGGTGCAGCTGCTTTAGGGGCAGGTGTTGCAGTAGTCTGCTGTGTTTTAGGTAGTCCCGGTAATCCTGGAAGTTGCGGAGGTAAAGCCGGACCTCTTTGTACCGCAGCGTTTGGATCTGTATAGGTTGGAGGAGGCATAGTAGAGGTTTGTGTCGTATTATGTCCCGGCACCTGTTGGTTGTTTCTTTGTAAAGGGTGTACACCTTTCGCAACCATATCCTTTGCCCCATATACAGGATCGGAAATATTTTCGGATGTCCCTATTACAGGAGTGTCTCCGTTTAAATATTCCAGATAAGGAGAATACTGTTTTACATTACGCAACGCAAAATCAACAGCTTCCGGCGAGTACACTTTTACAAGTGTTTCCAGTACATCTTCAATAGCAGCAGGCAATAATATTTCATCCCACGTTCTATACACTTGTTTAAGATAATCCAATGAGATTGGACAGGCTAAACCGGAATCCTCTAAAGTATATTCGACTTTAGTTGATCCTTGTGCAGCGTTTATCTGTGTATATGCAGTAAGAACTACAAGGTTACCGCCTAAACCGATATTACCGAATTTATTGTTCTCGAACGTGGCAATACCTTCTTCATCCATACTGATCATTTGTGCCGGTCTAAGGAGATTACGTAAGAATGCTGTTACTGCATTTCTAGGAATTATAAGAACGCCTAGTTCCGGAGTATCCAGCTTTACACCGTTCTCCTGATACACTATACATCTTACCATTACTTCCCTGATACCGGGACCAGATAAAGATATAGGTCGACCATCGGCGCTAATAAAATCATTACCAAGAGGTGATTTATTAGAACAACTGCAACTGGCGCAATCCATATTTAACCATTTAAGCCATTTAGCAGGAACGTCAGGTTGTACCTTTACATTCAGTAATTCTTTTGCTTCGAGTAATTTTATATAGATATTACGAACAACACGTTGTAGTGGTGACATGTAGTAACTGACAGCTCTACCTTGTCTATCTAACCACCCCAGTTTTGCTCCTTTACTCGGGTCTGCCTCGTCCTGTAACTCGCCGGCTTCGCTATACCCGTATGTTCCACCGAGGATAGATGCATTAGTCGTACCGCAGCCCTTTAATACATCCGCGGATACTAACCAATCCCCCATTTTATCTTGCGGGGATGTCTCATCCGGATACATAACCATGTCTTCTAATGCCACACCATCCTCTGCTATGGAAGGAAGTATCTTGATTAGAGTTTTATTATATACCGGTGCTTCCGGTTTACTCTTATCTTTATTTTTAGTTACTTTTGAACTAACCAGTCTGTACCCGCATCCGGGTTTTAATACATAGTCAGTAATAGGCATTAAACTACCTTCTTCCCATGTTTTTGCAGCTTGCTGCTGCGGTCTCGGTCTTCTATACATTTTTTTTTCCTTTAATATACTTTTGCTTTTGGGGGTTTATTTAATTGTAATTGACTCTCGGGTATTTTTAGTTTTTTATCGACTACCCAGCCAAACTCTACAGCATCTTCCCAAATTAATGTTTCCTTCAATACTGGATGAATAATTTCTTTTGCTTCTTTTCTCCAGCGTCTCATTAAAGTTCCTTCACATTTTAGTCCTGTCACATTCGGTAATACGATGCGCATACCAAAAAGCATAAGCTCTTTAATTCTTTTGATTTTTTCTTGTAGCTTCGGGTCGTTCTCCTCTAGTTCAAATAACAATTCGTCGTGCACCATATTTACCATTTCGAATCCTTCCAGCCACAAATACCACATAGCGAGTTTTATCCCGTCGGCAACTAATCCCTGGAAAGGATAATTACAGGCAGCACAGTAGCCGGATTTGGTTTTGATACGGTTTGTTATTGTAGATGCGATATAGGCTTTTTCTATCTTTTTTTCGGTCGAACTTATCTTTACTTCGCGAGTTCCGCCTTCAAGCGGAGACAGGTGATACTTCATTTCAGGGAAACTTGTTACCCATAAATCCAGTAACTCTTCCGCTTCTTCTATTGTTATATCTACGCCGTAATTTCGAGCATAAGTAACAAAGGTTTTTGCGGATAATCCTCCCGGTTTTCCGAAGTTTAGGGCTTTTGCTATTTGTCTGTACCATGCTTTTCCTCGAACACCTTCTGAGTCATCTGCAGGAAGTTTTTCCCAATCCTCATCTGTTGCTCTTTCGAATAACTTGAAGATCTTTTGACCAAGCCATACATGCAGGTCTACTCCGGAATTAATAACATCCAGCATCACAGAGAAATTGTACCGCGTGTAACATGTCTGAGCTAAAGCACATAATTCTGCCTGTGAATAGTCGCAGGCGAATAACAGCTTTCCTTCCGGTGCCTTATATATTCCTCTTAGACCTTCTTTCCTAGGTACGTTTTGGAGATTAGGGTAAGAACACGAAGTTCTACCTGTCTTAACCATGTCCCTGTATGTAGGGTGTACCCGACCATCCCTGCCTATTCTATCATAAATAATTGTCCCGTCTTCCTGGACAGTATTATCGGACAAATAGGTAATAAGCATTTTATTAAGATGCTTATATTCTTTATACAATTTAATGAATGTGTAATCGTTGGGAATAGTTGCCAACGCTTCATCCGTTGTCTTTATCCTGGGTGGTTTAGGAGGTGTAGCGCGAATTATAGTTCCATCTGCTTTCTTTCTCGCGACAGTACCTTTATTTCCTGCTGTTCTAGGTAGAGTGATATTAAATACTTGTTCCATGAACTCCAGGCGTCGTTGCAGCTCTTTATCCGAGGACTCTCCCGGACGCCAGTTAAAGTATTCTAATTCTTTTAGCTTTAACTGTATCGAATCGTTAATTTTTGTGTATAGGCGCTGTCGTTCGTTACTATCTACATACATTCCCCGTAAGGATATATCGTAGAGAACTAACTTCCCATATAAACATATAAATTCAGTAGGATACTCTCTATTTAACATCTTATACAATTGACATGTATAAGCTGTATCCAGACAAGCATATACAAGATGCTCTGTTGAAGGCATCCAGTACTTATCTCCATCCATTAATTTAAATGTTAATCGTATGTTTTTATCTTTATCTACTTTAATGCGCAACATAGTAAGACATGCATAATCGAGCGACGATAATCCTACAAACGTTCCATGCGCCATGGTATGTAGTATAAACTTAACCTGGGTATCTATGATTTCTTTATCGAGTAATTTTTTCAAAAGATACCGACAATCTGTTCTAGGATCGCCTAATACAAAAATATCAAAAGGAGCATTATGAAATATCCATTTACTTCCCGGGTTATTTTCATCGAGTTCCCGGAAGTAATCCCCCCAGTAGGCTACATGTACTATATGTATAACCCCAGCATTATCGTCGCATACTGTAGCTAATACAGGTATTATAGGAGACCCTTTTTGTATTTCTTCGGTCTCCGAGTCAATACCTATAAAATCAGCATTTTTTATTGGTTTAGTCACCCCTGGTATATACCACTCAGCACTATATGATTTGTCCCGGGTATGTATTGGTATGACGTAACTATCTACCGACATAATTTTCTAGCTTCTGTTATTAGGTTAGTGATCTCTTCTCTAGAGTAGTTATCCGGGTCGTAACCCTCGGCTAATCTCAATGCAGTTATTCCGTTTTTGAATATTTTCTGCTCTCTACATATTGTTTCAATCTCTTTTGCTTTTGCATACGCTTCCGCTTCCCCGTCAAAAACTATAACGCAGGAGGCAAAAGAACCCCACACTAGTTTTAATATTTTTAACTGTTCTTCAGAAACAGATTTTCCGAATGTAGCTACGGCGTTTTTACCTATGCGCCATACATCTGTTACTCCCTCAACTATTACAAGATCTGTACAGTAAGATGCAGCAGACATGTTATATAACCATTGAGACTTACCTTCTGTAGTTACCGATAAAGGAGGGAATATGTATTTTTTATTCAGATGTTTAATAGGGTGAGGTTTTATAGCCCGGGCTTGCCAACCTATTATTTTATATGCCCGTGTTATAGGTATCAGTAATCTGTCGTCCCAGGATATAATATCTTTCCCGGTTTGACCCGTCCATAATTTACTTCCTTTCGGCAGGTACCGAACATCGAAATCAGCATCCAATTCTGAAGGCGTGTACCTTCTTGAATAGATATACTGTATTACTTCTTCCGGAACAAGGGGAGAGGTTAGAGGGTAGTTCACCGGTAAATCTACCTTATCGATAAGACCACCAAAATATTTACCTGGTTTTGTCTTTATTATCTGTTCCGGGGATATTTTGTATCCTTCTTCTACAATCTGTTTAAGTAAAGGATTAAGATAACACCCTTCATTCTTACAGTCATATACAAGACCAAATAGATACCATCCACCGCTTTTCTCGATGCCTGTTTTTTTGCATTTTGTTTTCGATGTAGATGTTTTCGTACCGGTAAAGTGCGAGATATATAACCGTTTTCGGGTGTCTCCGCAATTAGGACAATCTACATGGTATGTCTCTCCCCAATCAGATACTTTGGCATAGGGTTTTGTTTTATCTTGTTTAAACCTACCTATTGCAACTTCCGACGGGCAGCTATATGCCCCCTCTTTTCCTACACCTGTAACCTCTACATATTTGAACCGATTAACTAATGCTGTATATAGACCTGGATTGCGTATTTCCATTATAATCCTCCTAGATCTAGTTTTCGTTGTCCGGACATTATATTCGTTATATCCGCATGATAGGAATTAACATCGCTATCGAAGTTGTCCGGATCTTCGAACCGACAGAATGCACCATTTAATTTTTGCTTCCGGGTTGTTTTTGCCGTCGATCTCGCTTTATCCGTATGTACGGTAGCAATGTTATCACTATCCCTATTTCCTATTATAAAACAAAAGTCGAACATATTAGGGAATGTTTTATTTTCCTGCGCATGTGCACCGGTCAATTTTGCTTTAGGACCTTTCTCATTGGCAACACCCGATAACTGGTGTAGAACTATAATAGGACAGTTAAATTCCTCGGCAAACTGTTTAAGTTTGTGCAGGTTATCTCTATCGTGTCTTCTTGCTTGTGGATCTGATTTTATTGAAGGATTGTTTATATTTAACTGGTCGGATAACCTGCCCCACCAATCTATGACTATACATCCCGGAGGTTCATTATTCGCTATATCCTTATGCACCTCTTCGAATAAACCGTCGAGCGATTGATATTTAGTAGTAGATACATCTGCAAACTTAGAATATTTAAGATAACGCGGTTTAGCCTTTGTAAGTAACTCTTTTGTATCTGCAGGTACAGCCTTCCAACCTGCAGAGAAAACCTTACGTTGTAACCCTGTGGCCAGGCAACAGAACCTTATAAACAAATCACCTTTTAATTTCTGCTCTGTTGAATAATACCAGCAATTTCTAGATGTAGCGACACATGCTGCTAAGATCATACAGCCTATGGTTGATTTACCTCCGCCGGACGGTGCCAGAATACCTATTAATTCGCCGGGTGCTACGCCGCCGTCTAACATCTCATCTATAAACTTAACACCTATAGATTTACGCATAGCTGCAGCAAGCATCTCCTCAAAATCTTGTGCGAAGATAGGTTCTACTTTAGCCCGGGTAAACGGGTCGTTTTCGTATTTTAAAACATATTTTTTTGCTCGTTCGTAAATATCATCTACTTCAAGATCTTCAGCACCGGTTAGCTCAGTTTTAAACGAGTTACTTATAAAAGATACATAATCTGATTTAATTATGGTTATAACGTCATCGTTATTTATTTCCGTTACAGGAGCATTGAATGCATAACGAATAAAATCAGTGTAATATAATGTATCTGCTTCAGATAACTCGTAGTAGGTAAACCACGCCGGCATATCCAGTGTATATGAAGATAGATTCGGTAGCTTGTGTGTCCTCTCATAATACATATTCATATAATTAAATATTATATTAGCGAATGGGTAATTATTGAAATATCCCATCTCCAATAATAATTCTTTGGAGGCCTCATATAAAGCTTGATCACGCATTACATGTCGAATTACAGTTTTTACATCTCTGTAATCGGAGTCACTGTCTCTTCCGCTACCGAAAGAAGTCAGCGAAAAATTGTCGGGCATATTCGTTTTCTCCTTCGTTTTGTTTTATTTTTTCAGTTAGCAGAGGACAAACTATAACCATTTCTGGTGATATTCTATAGTGCTCTCCGATCGCAACGGACAATTTAAAAAATATATCATCTATGAATTTTTTAGGTAAACTATGCCAGTAGATGCATAGTGTTTCGGCAAGTTGCCAGGGTCCAAGTTGCACTTGTCTATTGCCTATTATTTGCTCAACAGACATACCCATCTCTTCCCACATCCTTATATTTTCCAAAGCGACATTAAAACTTATCTGCATACGCTGTAGTCTTGTTTTTTTAAAGTCCATGAAATCTTTAACTATTTCTTTAGAGCACATTGCTGCGTAGTAATTTGCTCGTTGTCTATTCTTTTCATCGTCATCATGAAAGAAACAATAATAGCCTGCGTACTCCATACCGGAATAACCGACCTTCTTTAGGTAATTATCAATAGGTGCCATTATTTCTAAATTTTCTTTCCGTCGTGTCTTGTGCGGATACCCGCCTAATTTCTCTACCGCTTCCGATATCGAAATAGACAGGTTTAAAAATTTAGATAAACTCCCAAGGTTGTTTAATACTCCATCGTTGTTCCGCATAGTGTTTTATTCTTTTTTTAGATTTAACTAGAAACCCGTCACCGAAGTCATCTAGAAAATCGTATACTATTCCTTTTTCTTTTCCCGGAGCCACTCTACTTAACCGACCAACTATTTGTATTGCATCAATAGACCCGCCACTTCCGTCTGCACGGATAAGCACATTTAAGTTAGGGAAGTCGACTCCCTCTCGCCATGCCGGTGTAGCTATAACTTTCTTTATTGCGCCGGCGCGGAATAGCTTTTTCATTCGTGTTAGATCTATATTTCTAATGTTATCTATAAACGGTTTAGTGTCTGTTACTAAACCTAATTTACAGAATTCAGCCCACTTCTCGTTACCTTCAACAGTATTCGGAATACCTCTATGGGCTATGTAGAAATCCGGCAATAACAAACGCAAGAATAAAGCATGTTCTAAAGTTTTGACAAGTATAATAATGCTGTCTTCTTTATGTTTATTTGCTGCCCGGGCAATGGTTTGATTTCTGACATCATTTCGCCAATAACCATATCTTGCTCGCTTTGTATCGGAGACATTTCGCTGCTTATCCATTGGCCAAGATGACCATGGCATTACAGTTTTAACAGCGACTATACGTGCTTCGATAGGGCAGACAAGATCAAGATTTTCCGCTTGCTGATAAGACACAGTGTATCGTATCGGACCCAGCATTGCTATTATCTCTAAATCACACCCATCTGGTCTACCGTCAGGGGATGCAGATAAACCGTATTTACGACACTCTATTCTGCTTATAAGAGGTAATTGAATGTCGGATGCGCACCCATGGCACTCATCATAAATAAAAATATCCGGCCAGTTAGAAGGGAGCTTGTGTAAACTTTTAGATGTTATTACGGCCACTCTACAGGAAGGTTTAAATCCTTTACCCCCTGAAACCATGTGAACTTCTGCGGGTTTAGGAACATTCTCTTTTATCCGGCTATATATCTCTTCAAGTACAGCAGCTCTAGTTGTAACTATTGCTATCCTTAATGTAGGATACATTTTTACCATCTGTACAATCAAGTAAGTTTTACCAAAACCAGGAGGACATTCTATAATACCCATGCGATTTTTTATTACGACATCAAGAGCTTCGGGCTGAAGCTCTCTCAGTTCGCCGATATTACTTTTATCTGCAGGTTCTAAGGCCGGTCGATCATCTACAATATTTAAAGTATATCCCTTCTCTTTCAAGTGCTCAACAGCAATTTCCAGTACGCCTTCGTATGTAATGGCGGAGTTATCTTTGGCTACAGTGTATATTGTCCTTAATTCGGACGTAAACCCATAAGGCCACTTCATTGATTTCTTAACTTTTTTATAGCTAAGTACAGTAGATAACGACGCCACCCATGGCTTTATATGGACTATTCCTTTAGATACGTAGATGTTGATTAACATTGCGCTAATTCCTCCATATCTATTACTTGAGACTTAGCTGCCTCCATTTCCGGAGAGTGCGTAGGAATTATAATGTATAATCCTTTCTCGGCATATGTCCGGGCAATCTTTAGAACTTCGATAAGTCCGCGTAGTGCTTCATTATCGAGACCTTCTGTAGGCTCGTCCAATACAATAAGAGGGAGATTAGAACCTTTAACCTCGGCAATAGCTAATCTGTACGCCATTGCCAGTGCCATTTGTTCGCCGCCAGATAATAACCCTGCCCGGAAATCCGGATTAGTGGGTTTGGATGCACGGAACTCGAAATCAGCATCTATCCACGCGGTGTAATCTTTACCGAAGTGAGTTAGATAAGCATCGATGATCGCGTTCAATGCGCCTAGAGCAGTCTGCATAACTCTTTTTTGTAAGTTATCTTTATGCAATAGTTTTCTGGCATTCTCGAATTTCTCTAAGGTAGTTATTACAGAGCTTCTTTTTTCCTGCTCGGATTTGTACTCTGTCAGTCTCCGTGTTTCAGCTTTTATCTCTGCATCGATAGCACTAATATTAGAATTTATATTACTTAATTCTGTTCTTAGCTGTTCGATTTGCTGTTTAAATTTAACGGCTGCGTCTATCTCTTCTGCCGTAGAGAAAGGCTGAGACTGGGCATTGGCAAGGTTGGCTTGAGCAGTAGTCAAAGTATCTTTAAGAGATTGACCATAACTTATAAGCCTGTTATACTCGCTGGTAGCGGTATAATAAGCTGTCCATTCTTTTTGGATTTCTGCTACTTCTGCTTCATCGAAATTATCGAGACCCTCGTTGATAAGCGGTTGAATTTGTAACTTGGCAGTATTTAACCTGTTTTTGGCTAAATTGAAATTATTTAGTTTAACCGTGTAAGCACCTACCTTGGAAGTATAATCTGTCATCTCTCTATTGTAGCTTAACTTTCTGTCTTCTACCGCTTTCTTTAAGGTGGTAAGCTCGACAGTTATATCTTCTACAGATCTTGTTAAAACATGTGGTCGTTTACATGTAGGACACACCCCTTCTTTTGCTAACCGGTATAATGCAGTCAAAGAAGAGATTTCCTGATCTTCAGGAAAAGCAGGTTCCGTAGGTTTAACCGGGGCTTTTTCCTGTTCGACGCTTTTCCATTTATCCACTTCCGCAGTCTGTGTAGCTACGTCTTTCTGTAGGTGTAAGAATTGTTGTTTCTTCCTTACCTTATCCAGAGCATCTGTTGCCAATTCTCTCGTAGGGGCGACAGGGGCCGTTAATATATTAGCACAGAAACTATTATACTTAGCTGTAGCGTCGTCGACTTTAGCCTGTACTAATGCAATACTATGTGCTAATTGAGTTTGTGACGGTTTAGCTAGAATAGCCTCATATGTAGGTGCTGCTTTAGTATGTTCCTCATAACTGGCTTTATACGCTGTTAGGAGTTCATCTACCTTTACCCTGCTTTCTTGTAGCTGCGCTATTCTTTCCTCAGTCTCTTTAATAGCTACAAGTCTATCAACATAATTAGGCAGTTTATTCTGATAATCCAGTAACATACCGCGAAGTTTCTCTGCTCTTTCCGTTTCAAATAGTTGTTGGAAATATGTCATTCTCTCGGAATGCGTCATCTCAATAACATCTGTTAATTTCTTTTGAGCAGAAAAACATGTCTTATATAATGTTGAAGCTGACATACCAAGCATTTCAAAAACACGGTCATTGGCTTCTGATTGCTGTAAAGCCACTTTAGGCTCGATGTTATCTACAGATCTTAACGATACGGCGCTGTTATGTAGATTCCGAATTAATTCGTACTCCCTACCGTTATAATTAAAATATAGAGCAGTGTAACCTGAGCTTGCTGTCCAAGCTAATAATTCTTTCTTTATTTGTTTTTTAGGAGGTGTTTCTCCTGTCAAAGAAAAGTATAACAAGGTATGGGTAAAGTTTGATTTACCGCATCCGTTTTTACCTACTACTATGGTGATACCTGTAGTAAATTCCATTACAGTGTCATAATGTTGACACCCATTTTTTACCTTAAGTTTTTTTAAGGTTATCATATTTTCCCTCGCTGAAAAATATCTAGTGTTAGATATTTAAATTATGCATTTTTTGAATTCGTCTTCTAGAATATCTAGCGGATTTTGCGCCATCAATAGGGACAACACAAAAGTACAGGTATCCGGATAGGTTTCCCTAAATGCTTCCACCTCCTGTTCCAGGGAAGTTTCTGTTTTACCGGCTAAGATTTCGAATTTTCTCTCTGCTGTCATTATACAGCCTGTGTTGGATTTCTTCTCGTGCACGTGCACGGATCCTTGTAACAGAGAACACACAGAATCTGCGAGTGCAGCTTCCGTACTTGTATACAGGAGAGATAGATGCGGGATTAACTCTTTAGTAGATGCCATTGCTTTTATCTCTTCTGCGATAGCCACAGGATCATCATCTTTTTTACCGTTTAGAGCGTAATCCAGAACATGTCGGGTTTTGATAGGCATAAATACCCATTCCCGCGGAGACTCAGATGTTATTCGCATCAATCCATGTGGTCCTATCTGATCCAGTGCACAGGGGTGTAATGGTCCAGGAGAAACAATCATGGTTCCTTTAGAATTCTTTACAATGCTTGTTTTATGGACATCTCCTACAAAAACATTAAATACATTGCTAGGTATGTCTTCTTTATCCAGATCATAAGATCCTTCAAAACCCAATAAATGTTTAAACGCACAGTGTAGGTATAAAATGTCACAAGGAGGTACCCGTTCCAATTCCTCCTTGAGAATCGGTCTAGGTACCCAGTTAAGACCATAAACAGTAAAATCACCTATTTTGGTTAGTTTTTTGTTTAGCGGTATACCTCCGAAAACACCTACATGACCTATGTTTGATTTTCTGCATACGTCATGGTTTCCGTTTATGTAATACGTTTTTATTCCGAGTTTATACAGCTCAGAGATAAAATTACGTATTGCAAGAGCCGTATCATCCTCAATGGCTTTCTTGTCTGTTATATCTCCTCCGAGAATAACAGCTTTGTTTCTGTCGGGGACAATGTTATCGTTAATGATAACTTCCCGAGCACTCAACAAGGCATTAAAGGAATCCCCATAGAATTCCTCGCGTCTGCTCCAAGAATAGCCATTTAAGTGTAAATCGGCTAAATTATATAGTACTGTCATACTTCCTTATAATATTTATTTATTAATTTCGCATATGCTTTTTTACATATACGTTTTTCTACTGGGCGCGGTGGGACTAATAAAAATACAATCCCGAAAGATAACCATATAGAGAACACAACAGGTATCAGAAAAGGAAATACATAAAATAACCAGATCGCTCCGATTAAACATAGTATCGTTTCCGTCAGGGTATCTTTAAACCCGTACTTTATGTCTGTTACTGCAGTGCATAACCCTATAAATATCAATAACACAATAGCCCATACTGTGTCATCTAGGGTCGGTTGTCTTATGGTGTTCAATACTGCTATTATATTAGCATGTATTAGAAAAAAAGGATGTATAAAGATAGACATCAAAAAGATCCTAATCTTATATATCCCTATTTTTTTGTTATTATTATTCATCTCAGTGTTTGACCTCGATTATCCGGACTATCAACAGGGTCTGTTACCTTCTTTTTTTCGACAGGTCTAGAGTGGGAATATAACCTCCCGGTAATAAACCTAGATTTTTCGTGAAAGAAGTGCATGTCTTGTTTTTTTCGTCGTAGATAAGGGTCATTCCTCATTTTATTTCTCCATATTTTTCCTCTTTAACTTAATGTTTTTTTATTATAAGTCAACGCTACTATTTTGTGCTAAAAATAGGCGTTTTTACTGCTTTTGTGCCACAGCTAAGGCATACGCATTATATTATGACATAAATTTGGCAAAAATTAAGGGTATTTTTTGCTATAAGGGGTATATGGCTATATATTAAGGAAAAACAGCAAAAGAGTGGGTTAAATGTTTGAAAGATTGCAAAAAAAAGCTATAAATTTCACTAAAGCGATGGTGGAAGCGGAAAAACACTTCAGAGATACAGGCGAAGTACAAGTTAGTCGAGAGGAATACCAAGATAGAGTAAAAATCTGTCAAAGTTGTGATTTGTACGAGAAATTCGCTAAAGATGAATGCGGTGAATGTCTTTGCTACGTAAAAACACTAAAAGCTTGGGGAGCAGCCTGGCACTGCCCATTATATAAATGGCCAGGAGATGAATTAAAAATAAATAACGAAAAGGAATGATATATGTCTATTCAAAGTAAACAACTAGCTCATGATAGAGCGCAGGACCAAATCGAACACATGTGGGCAGAGGACGGTGTTATACATGTAATTGATAAAAAAGGTACAAGACATATGTACACGGTTAAAGAAGCAGCGCAGAAAGCCGTCCTTATAAATCAGCAATTGGAAGCAATTGATAAAATACAAAGAAACCCTGCTTTAGCGAGTCAATCTTTAAAGAATCAACTGGATAGAGGTAATGCTTTTGTAACAAAAGTGATCGAACTGTGTAAGATAGCGAAAAGACAACAACAAAGCTCTAATAAACAAGATAAAACTAGTTTATTGAATAATTTCCTTGAAGGTAAAGATCCTAACGGGAATAAAATTAAAATAACCGATGAAGATAAGTTAATAGAGTTATATAAGTCGGAATTCTTTACATTGGATTATAGCGATATACGAGATGTTCTTAGATCTAAATCATTGGCGGAAGAACATAAGAAACCTTTCCTAAGCAGAATGCACACCCAGAAGGTAGCAGAAGCTAATAACTTTAAACCGACGTTGATTGTTTAATTGAGTCAAGCCACTCGCTTTTTATAGGTAGAGTGGTTAACTGATTCATATATTCGTTTAGAATTCTTTTATTATTATCTTCTAGGGCGTATATCGATTCTTGCTGCATTTCCCAGAATGTTTTTTCCATTATCTCATCCCCATCGTAGTTATCATAGATCCTATCTATCTCGGGATCTATCGGGACAAATTTCAATATTCTGGGAACTTTTTTAATACCTTCTTGTTGAAGAAGAACACCTATGTATGTTTTTATATCGTCGGAGAACTCTTCTGGGTTATAATCGTCCCCTAATAGAAGACTTACCTCTGTTATTGCCCATAGAATATCGTCCAGGTCTGCAGGTATCCATTCACTACTTAATATAACCCCTCTATTTAATGAGTTAGCTATTGCAGTAAATGCATAGATGTCTTTGAAGAACATATTGGAGTTTAGAATGGATATACCTGTTAATATTCTATCGAGCATCATATTATTAGGCAAAATACGCATGTCTTTGCGCAAAGCCATTTCAAATATATCCGCCTCCCAGTCTAAACATTCTGAACCGAACTCCTCGAGGACTAAAGCTAAGGCAGTTGTACAGAATAATTCCGGGTTATTTAGGATCTCTGCTTTAGATAGTGGTTGACTCATCGTTTACCTTTTAGCAAATGCGTCGATGTATTTTTCCAGCTCTTTTGCAGAGTTTACGGATAAAGATTCTATAGCTTCTTTTAAATTAGGGATATCCGTGATTCCAAAGACATCGGATAAGAAGGTTTTTACCTTGTCTTGATTAAATTGACCCAGGCTAAAGTGTCTACCATTTGCTGTCTTGATAAGATTAGTATTGTATTCATCTATTTCACACATTGCAAATTTATACAGTTTGTGTTCTGGAGGTGTAAATTTATCGGAATATTTATGTGTTAAGGAAGCGTGCCTGTCTACAGCGTCCAATGCCGAAGCAATATTCGATATAACATCGGCAGCGATAATACCTGTTTCAGCTGCAGAGTCCATGGCAACTTTCTCTAACAATAACATAGATTCTACATGTTTAGGGTGGGTGTGTTGGATAGCTACACGGCGTACATTTATCGCTTCTTTAACATCCTTTAGATCAGACACAGCATATCCAGCCGTTTTCTGTAGTGAGATAACTTTATCCCTGCCTAAATCGAAGTTTAACACTGTAGCGGTGGCTAACGCCTGCTGAGCTACTTCTTTCCTGATATTATATGTGTGATGTCCTGGCGTCAATATATCATTCGCGATCTTTTGTAGATCCTCGATAGTATCAACAGGGATATCCGCATATACTTTATCACCGTCTTTATATTTAATGGAGATACCGTTACTTGCTATTTTCTCTAGTCGCTGTGCCGGTTTAAAAGAATCAAACGGCATATTGTATAGCTCACATACTTCTTTTATTTTATCGACTACTTCCTGTCTTACCTGGACACCTTCCATAGCTTGTTTCTGTATGTAAGATGCGGACAACCATGTGTCAGCTTTACTGGCAATAGGAAACATACGCAATACGCTATCAGCAAATTGATTTCTGTTAAGTTTATTGATATTGTCTTCATCTGTTAAGGATGCTTCCTTAACGAAATCTGGCATAGGGTTTTCACTTACTATTTTATAAAAATAGGATTTGTTTTTATCTTTGATGTAATCAATCATTTTATGGTCCTCTGTTATTCTTTTATACTATATAAGAGTTGTCATTTAAATCCAACACCGCTAAAAATATTTAATAATCAAATCGGACAAATATTGATCTCTCTCGCTATTTGTCAGAACACGATTAAATAAAAGTATTTCTGCATAGTCGTATTGTCCGAAGTTAACCCCTATCGGGTCATCGTCCCGGACTAACGCACCGAATGTCAGGGTATCGTGGTCTACGGCATGGTCGGCTATATCTGTGTATTGTACCGTTTCGCTATTTATACGGAACGAAAGTAAATTACCGTTTAACTTTACATTGAATATATGAAGATTGTCCCCTACATCTGATGTATCGTTTATAACTTGCGGGATAAATGCCGCTGAGCGAATACTTGCAACGGAACCATTACTTAGATCTGTGTCTCTTGTACTTATATATGAGTAAGAGTTGTTATTAGTATATTCCAACCAGTTCATAGCCGGAGTAAACGGCAAGGTACTACTATTTCTAATTACGAGAATAGCCTCCCATGTATTTCCGTCAAATACTGGAGCAGCACCATTTGCCTGGAAGTATTCGTTTAGACCATAACATCTAAGGGTATCATTCCCATTATACACTGCTGGTATTTGATCAGGTCCTCCTACCGTCGTTACTACGTGTCCATTAGGAGATATATCGGTAAAACCGCTATTTCCTTCTATATGTAATGCAAGGGCATTTGGAGAAGAGATAAATAAGTCATCAACATCAATTTCACTACCGGTAGTAGAGATGCTCCCAAAAGACGTCCCATCAGATGCGTTTAATGAAATATCAAGAAGTGTATCGTCGTTAGCTGTCATTTCCAATATCATAACAGCACCGCTTAATATAGCCGGAGACATAACAAATATATCTTTCGGTAGATTCTGATTGTATAATGTTTTTATTTCCAGAGAAGTTAATCGTCTGGTGAACATAGATACAAAACACATGCTACCTACAAAATAATCGTCCATGGTTACAGGATTATAACCTATACACAAATCTGCGGTAGATATTATCGGGGCGGTTATAGTTCCTGTTTCAGTCTGTGTTACAGGTACTTCTATTCCGTCTATGTATATCTTAAAGACGTTGAAAGCATTCCAATCAACCGCAATACAATGCCATACATTATCGTTAAAGGTATCGTCTGTTGAGTATTCCTTTATTTCAGTATCAGCATCTTGACTTACTCTTGCGTATATCTTTCCAAGAGCCATATAAATACTGTAATTATCTACTCCTGCTCCGGACGACATTTTGTTTATCAACTGCATTGTAGCGCTCGATACTGTTTTAATCCACATAACATGGGTTCTGTTACCGTCGCGAATATCAAGTAATACTGTGCTTGGAACAGTTACATAATTATCTACACCGTCAAATAGGAATGTCCCGAACTTTAAAGTCGACTCAACATTTATAAATGAACCTGTAATAGTTGGTACATTGATAAGTGTCGGGTTATGTTCGTAACCAGAATAATCTTCAAACTCCCTACCTACAGCAATACCTGAATTAAGAGGTAGTGCAAGAACATAGTTGTTTCTAAAAGACGTATTATATCGCCATGGCTGTTTTGCTACAGTAGAATTATACAGTGTAGTTACATTACTTGGAGACAGCGCTGAATTAAATATCATAACTTCTGTCATGGATCCTTCCCATAATCCAGTACCAACATCCATAGCACCTACTAAGACATTTGCTGTAGTGTTATGGATATCAGATGTATAAGGTACACTATCTTCTTCTATAGCGTCAACATATAATTTTACATCAGCCCCATCATATGTTCCTACTAAATGATACCACGTATTTATTGTCGGTGTAATAGATGATACTGCTTCGGCATCTGCTGTACCTAAACCGTCACTAAATACTCTAAATACAAATGCACCGGCAACATGCGCTAAATACCAACCGCGTTGATCACTTGAAGGTAGATGCTTCGAAATAGCATACATTGAACTTAATGTATCTAAATATACCCAACAAGAAACGGTTATATTATCTGTTATCTGTAAAGGAGTAGGGTTACCCACATCCAGATACTGGTCTACTCCATCTAGATAAAGGGTATTTACAAGTTCCTCTTCCGGAGTTACAGATTCACTTATACTACTGCCTCCGTCGCTACCTCCTGGCGGTCCTTCAGTAGATTCCCCACTACTACTACCACTACCGCCGCCTCCGCCGCCTCCTCCGCCGCCTCCATCGGAGGAAGAAGGAGGATCAGGCTCACAAGTAGCACAATCAGGATGGGTATCAGGTCCTTTCAAAATAAATGTAGTTTGTTCGCACGTAGCTGCGTCACACCAAGCTTGTTCTGTATTATTTGCAGCAGGTCGCTGATAACATCCGCCGTTTTGAAATAATACTGGTCCTGGGTTATAATTCCAGGATTTTACAATATATGCCGGCCCAGCTCCTTGTTTACCTGCACAAGCCTGCCATTTAACGTTATAATTCTGTATAGCACGCGCACAATCGCATACAGTAGCGTGGGCCACTGCTGCGCCGCCTATATTCGGGGGATCTACTGTCCCTTCTAGTAACTCAAAACAGTTACCTAGATATGATATTATTGTTGGTTTACCTAATGCTGCCCAGTTAGCAAACGTCAGAATGAGGTCAGGTTCGCAATTTTTATATTCTTTAAACTTTATGTTTTTCTCTAGACATAAATCACAAGGTGCTAGAGGATCTATATTATCGATACCTCCAAGGTCAATAGTAACATCACTGTAGACATGTGTTTCATCTTCTAGTGTATATTCTACAAAAACATAACAATTACCATTTACCCCTTTAAAACTTTGATTTACATTAAGAAATACTGTATTTGGATCGAATATGTATATATCTAAAGGATTTTCGCAGTTATGCCATTTTTGGTTTTTACCTATTGTGTCGTCGCACTCAGCACAATTTTCAAAAGAATCAGCAGTAATAACAGTTGGGGGATCGTTTGTTAATTCCTCAGTCCTATAGTAACAAACACCTTCTACTTTTATAACATTTCCTAAATTAGGCGCATTTATAGACATATGTATTTATCCTTGAAAAAAATAATCTCTAATACTGTCGTCAGTAAAATGATTATAAGTTAGTAATGCAGTATCTGCAGTTTTATTGTTCATTATCTTATTATGTAGTTTAAAGTCTTGGACTACGTAGTTTATAGTTCTATTCATCAGTTCTTCTGTAGTAAAGATCATCGCGACAGTATCTGCTCTATAAAAGCCCTGATCTGTTGTATTAGGGTCATCGTCATAGACCTCCATATCAGTAACCGAGGCAATGGTCTCTAATACCCTATTTGGATAAATTGTAAATTCAGGGACTACTTCGTATTCTGGTAAAGGAGGCATGACAGATATAGGATCCGGTAAAGATCCGCACGGAACATATCTACCTACACGTTGTCGAGGTATACAGTTTTCCGGGGCGCGACATAGTAGGTCGTCTTGACATACAAATATTTTTAGATCCGATGTCTCTCCGTCATAACTGTGTTCTGTCTTAAATACAGCTAGAAAACTATATTCGTGTAATTCATATATTCTGTATATCTTTAATTGCATTAGCAGCCATCTCCCGGTACTATTTCTAGATTTGTAGGGGGGATGTTATTCAGACGAGTTATATCTGCTATTAAGATAGTAATTTGCTGTTCCATTAGTTTCCATGTATCTTCTAAAAATGATCTAGATGTATGAACTATATCGATGTAATGTTTTCGGAAAAAAGGATTTTCAACGGAAGGATAGTCTTTAGGGAACGCTATTAATTCCTGGTACGACGCGATATTTACAAAGATAGCATTTTCTTTACCTTCTTTATATAACGGGACTCCAGGATACATTTGGTAGACGAATATCTCGCCAGGTATATTATTCGTTGTTTCTTGTACCCATACCTTTAGCCGCCATCGCTTAGGGCCTTGTGTAGTTGATACAAATTCTTTACTTACTTTAAAAAAACTATTACTCATTATTTTCCGTCTATCCTTTTTATAACTATACTGTCAGTAACTCTACTTGCCTACTTTATTTTATACTACATCCTTACTAACTTACAACAAACGGGTTTGCAATTATATATGTATTGTCCGGTGAAGGAGAACAGATAAAACCTGCACTAACTATACCACTTGGTATTGCCGTCCATGTACCTATCGGGTCCAGTCCTTCTATATAGGACAATGCTCCACCGAATGAATATTCCCATCTACATAATGTTTCATTAAAAGTTATCTCTGTGTATACTCCTGCTGTAGACCTTGTCCCGCATAAAGACCCGGAACCATCATAATCATTAATATTTCTGCTTAATGTTCCTCCGTATGTATTCAATGCAGTATTGGTTAATGTACCGGAAAGAATTTGTATTTCTCTAGGAACATTAGCTGCTGTTCTGTATTGTATTTCGAAAGATATAGATAAACTACTTGGATATGTTACTATACCACAGTTACAGGTACAATCATCCTCAGTAAAATCCTCAATAAAAATTGTAGGTACCACTATTGACTCCTCTATAAATTTATAACAATCTCCGGCTAAAGGATATGTTATAAATTCTGCAGTCGTATCAAGTGTAACATAGATTACAGTTTCCGGAAAACCGCATAATATATACTTTCTAGATAATATAGAATCAGCACAACATGATTCACAGGTATTGAACTCCCCCTGAAAAGTACCGGTATCCGGTGGACCTGCAGCCACAGTTGTTCTCTGATAACAGACACCATCTACACGTATAAATGCACCTAGATCTGGAAACACTTTAGGCATATTGAGTAAACTCTCTTCATTGTTTTAATTATATAATATAGTTCAACAGCAAATAATAAACTATAACCGTATAAATACTTTTTAAATATAACATTTTAATTCATCTTTATCAAAAATAACTGGTTCCTAATGGATCCCAGAGAACTTCAACACCAATAGTTACAGGTGTACATCCTGATGGTCCTGGTGAAGGATCCCCTAAACTTATAGTACCACTATAAGAATCCCCTTCTCCGAATGGGAGGGATATAGCAGGAGAGGCGTAGGCTTGTTGTGTAAATTCTAGACCTAAAGCTGGATTGTTATAAATAAGGACGGTAAATGGAAATTGATATCCGGGATCCGGTGATATATCTCCGCCTCCAAAACCGCATGGGTTTGAATCCGTAGCGGTTATATTCCATACCGCCCCGCCGTAAGATTCTCCTGAGTATGATTGTCGTCTGTGCCCATTAGCTATGTAATCAACACCGTTATATGTAACTTTAATATTCCATCTAGGGAATGGGTTTGTATCTGTGTCACAATCTGTACAGTTCAGATATCCTATCATAGTTTCTACCTGTTCTGGTGTTAATACAGGGTCACTTGTATATGTAAAACCACCAAATTCATAACATACTCCATCATATTTCCATGCACCTACAGATCCCCAATCCTCATCATAAGAATCTAGGGTAGCATCTAAAGCTACGTATAGAGGTGTACCACCACCACAAGGGACAAAGTATTGTACTTCTGGAGGACATCCTTCTGAATAACAACTCCCAGACCCACTCATATCAATAGGTGTCCACGTTACCGCATCAGGAGTACCTCCATAAGTATAGACGCCTGTAGAAGTATAGCATTGCCCATCTATCATAATAATAAAGTATTCACCATTATATATTCGATAACAGTCTATACCTAGATCTGTAGAGAGTATATTGACAGTGGTAAGATAATCAGAGCAACTAGAAAATTGTATAGTACAAGCACAACTACAATCATCTATTGTATAAGGATCCGTAGTATCCACAGCCGTCATACTGTAATCGACGAATTCAAAACAAGTTCCGTAATATGTTATAGTAGCTGCTGGTGACGGTACTATAGGTACGAATATAGAGTAGATGTGATCACAATCAATGTACTCTAATGAATTACCTGCAGGAGTACTAGAAGAACTACTAGCGCAGCACTCTTCATAGTTGTAATATATTTCAGAAGACGAGGAACTATCAGCGCAGCACTCTTCATAGTTGTAATATATTTCAGAAGACGAGGAACTATCTTGAGAAGATAATGATTGAGAACTGCATTCAGAATAAACATAAATAGGTGTAGATGAGCTTGATGAACTATGCGAACTGTCTGAACTAGTAACGGATGAGCCATCTCCGCTACATTCAGAATAAACATAAATAAGCTCTGATGATGAATAAGATGATGACTCTGAAGGCTGACTAGAAGGTGTATTACTGCTACCGCTACATTCAGAATAAACATATATCGGTTCTGAAGATGAAGAGGATGGGACAGTAGAAGACTGGCTAGACGGAGTACTGCTTCCTTCACTACATTCAGAATAAATATAGATAAGCTCAGACGACCCTGATCCAGAACTATCTTGGCTTGAGCTATATTGACTTGAACTATCCGAACTAGGATTATTGGATGTATCTGAGCTACTAGAGGCACATATTAATATTCCCGAACCATCACATCTTAATTGACAACTGCCATCCTCGACAAGGATAGCAACATTCTCTATTGTTTTTCCTCCCGCACCTATAAATGCCATAACACTCTCCTTTAGCAGCAGTATTTAACTTTTGCGTCATAAGTGTTATTAGGAAGCTCTAATACATAACATACATGAATAGGGGAATCACATGCCGCTAAAGCCAAGGCTAATTCAGCAGTTAAGAAGGCATTGTTTATTGCGTCCTCAAAAGTAGGACCATTTTCTGTTACTTCCGTACTTGTTCCTCCAGGAGGGCATATATCCACATCAGGAGGACATATATTATTACAAGGTGCAAGTCCTAGAACAGCAGCTGCGTCATCACACGTATTTCCTTTACCGTCTGGAGCTACAGGTGCGGCAAAACCGTCAACTAAAACAACATTACCTTGGTAATCGGTATTAATAACCAATACCTCCGGATCATCCGGCGGAACCTCATAATTATTACCTGCAAATGGACCTGGACGAGGAGGTAAGACATCCCATTGAATATCCGATAATTTACCGTCGTGTATAACTAGATTCGCCCAGTAAACTTTTAGTGTTCCTGCCTCGGTACATCCTATATCCACAACTACCGGGATAAGACCTAAAGGTTCTTTCTTGGCTCCGGCTGTGTCTGGTGCCGCGTCATGCGTATCTATTCGTGGCCATAAAGGAAACTCCAGATAACGCATCGTATATTTACCTGGTTCATTAGGATCCGGAAGACAACACCATCTAGGGTATCCGGATTGGCGTTGGAAGCTCTCATCCCTATCTACTTGTCTAAGGGTGTAATCTTTTTCTGGCCTTTCTCTCCGTTGTAAGTGTAACTCGCCATTTACCACCTCCGCTATAATACTGTTCTCTTTACCATCCGGACAACAGGTATTAGGCAAAGGAGGACCGTCTGGATTTTTTTCTCGGACACTAAAAGGTAATGGTGTAACTGTTGTGGGTATATAAAACCATGGAAGAGGATCGATTGTCGGGAATCGCGGTCTACCGGTAATTAACCGAATCATGTCTATGCCGTCCCCTTGACAGAAACACTGATCGGCATATATAAGGATGGCTTCTTTTTCCGGTGTACTTAATTTGTTCCACAGGTTAGGGTAATCCGGATCATATGACACACCGTCCAACACAGAATAATTATCATTAAAAGGAATAGTATCGATGTCGGACTGTTCTCCGAAATGATAAGGGAAACTGGCAAGATGTTCTGAACTTGGCGGGTAAACATAACATGTAGGTTTCTCAAACGGTGTTAAGATAAAACTATCGTAACATTCGTTCGTGTTCCCTACATCTCTGTATACGGCACCGTTGCCTATGTTAAAAGGTGACCCATATAATCTGCGCACGAGTTACTGCCTTTTTCTTATCTTTATGCTGCCTGGTTCTTTATCAATATATAACGCTGATGAAACTTCTAAAGGAATGTCACCGTTTACCGGTAACAGACCGTTTATAACATATACTCCGTCGGGTAGAGAATTAATAGTTGGTTCTTCACACATTTCAGGATTTGTATTACCTAAATTAGGCATTTTACCTTTACCTATTCCTTGAGATGCTGTGAATGTTAAATTGTTATCTTCATAAGAAACAACACAGTTATATCCATCCTTAAACTTTATGACATCTGTAGGGAGATCTTGGATATTGAGAATATCGATTAGTGTGTCTGTATCTTCAACACTGTTACACCGTGTTATGTTTTGAAATACTATCGCCTCAATAAATTCTATATGCCATTGCACTCTTGCTGACTCTATTTCTAGGGGAGTATTAATAGGGAACAAAGAAGTAGATATAGGCGTTTTATAAGATAATACACCCGACACATAACCGCCTAAAGATCCGACAGTTATTATATCTCCTTTAATTGTTACATCCGGTAGAATAAATGTATAATCCCAGTAGTCTCCATTAATATAAATAGATCTAAAATTTAAAGTAACTTCGTTAGATGCTTCCGTCGCGGACATTAAATAAGTTATAGGATAATCAACCGGAGTTGTTGTATCGGTAGGTTCTCCCTGTATTACGATGTATATGTCTAATATACTTGCGGCAAATGTTTTTATGTCCCCCGATAAAATAGGGACAAAAGGATAATCTCCCTGGGATGAAAAATGTCTATTTAAACTCATGAAGTTATATCCTTAGCTTGTTGGAATATTAAGGCTTTATTAGTCTTTATCCTTAGGTTTGCCTCAGGCGTAGCGTTCAACCATATATGTTTGCTTGTTACACCGTTTACACTTTTTATCTGTCCTTGTGAAGAATCAACAAGAGACGGGTCTTCACCTAATACATCCAGAGACAACACATTGTCATCCAGAGTCCATTGAACACCGTGCCGGGCTATAATATTAACTGCTCCCCATGCTGCTTGATTATCTGTGTGAATGTATCGTATAAAAGATGTACGATAGACTTTGCAGGTGTCTATATGTAAGGTAGCCTCGCCTGGAACAATATTGAAATATCTCCCTTGTGCATTTGTTACTAATCTTCCGGCTCCTAAACTATCTAGGACCAATATACCTATATTTAGTCCTGCATCGTTATAGACATTTGCTTTTGTGTCTCCGGAAGCAAAAACGCACACGCCTGCGTTTTTGTTATCTGCATCTGTAAAAATTAATTTTATCTCGTTTTCTTCGCCGTATGTCCCGTCTATTACAGTTAAACTTATAGGTAAGGTAACCGGCGATTTAAAATAAAAATGTGCATCCAGGAAAACATCGTTACCGATGTATAACTCGTCCAGTTCTTCTCGGAAGAACGCGTCGAACGGATAAGGAACCGTTAATACAGTATCTCTAAAACTCTGGTTTCTAATTACGTAATTAGGCATAAAAACTCCTTTAGACTACAACAGTCCAACCTCTACTTATTAAAATATCTATGTAGGCGTCACCTACAACACTTGGCGGAGCATTATTATCTATATTCAGTATGCCGCCTGTTTTGTTATGGGATACAAGTGTAGAGAGAAGATTGTCAATACTCAACATATTGAGACTATTATTGTTAATGATTATTGTTGTTATATTTATAAAGTTTGACAAATCAATAGTTGTTATTTCCATACCGGCAGCTACTATACCGGTAAAGTGCTCAAGGTTACCTTCGTCGACAACATTAATGTTATTAGGTGTGCTTACATATAAATGTGATGGGTTATTGGTTTCATCTACAGGTGAACTGTCATTCCATTCCCATTTTAATACATCTGTGTTATCTGTTCCGACTACAAAATTTATATCTGTAGCGTCTGAAGAGAATAGAAAAACAGAAGGGAGATCCCCACAATCAGAACTGCAACTAGAAGATATTCCCATGCAGTCTTCGCAGGACTCATGAGTACTATCTATAATTGTGTGTGTTATAGGACCGGAAACTACTTCGGCAAGTTCGTAGCATTGACCTTCATGTTTAATAAATCTTGCTCCGGTATAAGGGACGAATATATCCATAAATTTTTCCTTACTCGCTACTGCTGCTAGAAGAGTTATCTATATGGGTATATAGGGTCCCTACTTCATTATTGTTCTCATTATAAATTACCTCTTTATAGATATTTTGACAAGATGGCTCCTCTGGGGTCTCAGATGACTCCGATGATTCGGAAGGGGCACATGGATCGTCTTCATTAGGTTGAGCAGGGAAATAAATATCTAGAGGTAACGATATATTGTCTCCTGCTCCTTCGTCTCCCCTATCGATATCTGTACTGTTTACAGGGGCGCATTCTTCCATACACCCTATAATATCAATATCTATGTTTCCGTTTTCGTCGGGCGGAGTATTTGCAATAGTGTATATAAGCGGGTCTTGATTTACTTTTACATCTCTATCAAGAAACGATACTAAACTGAGTTCATCTAATTCATCGTCATTCCTATCTATAAAAATATTACTACCTTCAATAGTTATGTTTAACAATGAATTCGCGCTTAATAGTTTAAGTGCGTTATCCAATGAATAAGTCAAACCGTTTATTTCTATTGTATATGTTGTAGACATATTAGGTGCAGATATAACTACCTCATCTTCTAACGCGACACTTACCTGTCCACTATAATAACCTTGTCTTTCCAGTGCGCCCGGCCCGAACATAACATACCCGTGACCTAATACATCCATTTCCAGAGGATAGATTAAACCCGGCTGAGGATCCTCTACAAGAACATATGCTATCGGGATATTATTGGTTAAGTCTTCTAAAATGACAACAACAAATCCTATACCTACACGCAAGCATGTTAAAACAGGCTGTATAGATGGAGGGACTGTTAAAGATAACCCTGTTAATATATCGTTAGGGATATCTTCTGTATGGGTATCAATTAGAGGAAATTTAACGTCTGCATTATTACTATATAAATTAGGATTTTCTGACATATTAGGCACTTCCTGAGCTACCGTCCGGCGGACGGAAATAAACTATGTTTGTTAGTGTTATATTACTTCCGATATGCGTTACACTAAATGTAGTTGTCACTTGAATTAATATCTGATCGGGAGAATCGTTAAACAAGGATGTATTAGTTATCATTAATACAACATCCCCGAATATCTCGTCCCCTGAAGCAAGAGATCCTGCATCTAAGTCAACCTCAACTGTGTTACCTGTAAAAGCCGGTCCTGAAAGTAATGGGGCATTAGTAGCGTTCTCTCTACTTACTACCCTTACTTCAGTGTTTCCAGGAGCAATACCGTTCCAGGTAAAATAACTCATTCCCGATTTACGAAGGAATGTGAATTTAACATTTATAGTTATTGGTCCAACGGACGACGGGGATATATTCCGATAATAAGCCGCGGCAGATATAGATTGACCAAATGATTGGGCACTGGCTTTTACACTTTGTTTATGAACAAGGTAGTTCCAATAATTTAAGGCAGTTAACGCCTGTACATATATACCGGAGAAGTTTTCTAACGGAGCACCGTCCGGAGCTACCGGAATAGTGTTTGTTATGGTGTCACCGGTTAGCTTCCATATGTATTGAATCATTTCGTCTATTCTATCTAAGTAAGTCTGGAAAGTCTCGTATGTAGGGCAGTCTATACAAGGGCCACATATATCTAATAGTGTTAAAAGATTTTCTCCTTGAATGTAATTACTGCAGCTGTCTGTTGTAAGAAACGAAACACCCAGTAAGTCTTCAGGCGGGGTCGATGCGATTTTAGTATAATACAATACTGCGTCTGTAAATGTCCAAGCATCTCCTTCCGGAGTAACATTAGTCTCGACGTCTAAATATGGACCGGATATATTACCTCCCTCTATCATATTTTTTAAGGCAAGATATTTCTGTACATAGTATAGATTGCTTGTCTGTGCTGTATTCAGCGTTATAGATGCCAGTGCTATATCGGCATCTAACTCTATGCTTCCCTGACTATCTAGTCGTATAATTCTATTAGTGCAATCAATTAAGTCTCCATTTTTCTTTAGAATTTTTATCGTCGGGAGTAAGCGTACTGTGGAATCCGGATTAAAATCATCATACATTATAAAGTATTCCCCAAACTCAAAAGTTTATTCTGTACATCATTGATTATATCGCGTGTCGCGTCGTAGGCGCGTTGGAGCTGACTATATCTTAAATTAAGGGCAGTTATAGATTCTTTAATAGCCGCGATATTAGGATCCTCTGGACAACAGGGAGTAGCACACGGGTTCCCTATAGTTATACCAGCAGCCTGGTTGATTATTTCCGTACAGTCCGCCGCGAGAACTTCGAAGTTTCGAGTTAGATCAGGTAACAGACCGTTAATGCTTCGAATAGGTACACCAAGTTCATTAGTTAAAGCATCTATAACATCCTGATCAGAATTGATAGTTGTGCTGTTGACATTAGGCGTGACATCGATTGTGATTATAGATTCGTCTCCGGAAGATTGTACATCTAGTGATACATTGGCTCCTTCCTTGAATATAATTGTACCGGATAGTAATCTATCGCCTATTGCAAGATACTGTACGTTAATTAATCCTCTAGCTATGCGTGTAGGACTTATGTAGGTGCTTGATGGATCAAACCTCCAGACACCTAATTTAGTAGAAGTCTCTGCGGCATTACCTATGATTATTTGACCGGTACAGATATATAAGGCAGCTAATGGTCCGGTTAATTGAACTCTGCTAGGAGTAAAGATATAAGCCTGTTGTAAAGACGTGTTAACTAATATGTTTTTAAATACACCTATCGGTTCCGGGGTAGACGGGTCGTCATAACCTATCGCGATGTCTATATGTGCTCGTCGCGCAATTATGTAATGAATATAAAACTTCTCTACATCTATTTGCGGTATATTAGGTACACACATGTACAAATCCGTTATAAGGGATGTAGGGAGCTTAAACGATCCTGATATATCCTCTCCCGGAGATTCATCCTTAAGAGGAAATGACCGGTGCATGTTCTGGTCGCAAAATTCCTGGTAAATCATCTAACCTTCCTTTATACTTGTATTAAGATAATACCTGTAGCTACGATATTTATAGGGTCATCAGGGTTATCCGCGGTAAGAACATAATTAAGCATTCCCCTAGAAGCACCTGTTAGAGGTATATCTGCTGACGCGACATAATAAATATCTCCGGCAGAAACCGAGCCAGGTATATTAGGTAGAGCTATAACTGTATCTGCTCCTGGAGTAACGCCCGATACATTTGGAGTAGGAACTAAACTATAAGAACATTCCGGGGCAGGCTGATTAGCTACAGGGCTAATTATCTGACAGAATATTTTAGCAGTGTATGTCCCGCTTCCGAAATCCGGTAATAAACACCGGCAATGTACACTGGATAATCTGTTTATAGGTAGCTGTGTTATTACATGGACGCCTTCTACCGAAGTTACAGAGTTATTTAAATTTAGTACCTGTGCTGGGATAGCTAAATTATTAAACAAAGATGAACCGACGGTAATTACATTACTTCCATTAGGACCACTAGCCGTTACAGTTATCCCGGCTCCTGCCTGTACCTTAGTGACTACTTTGGCAATCTTAACAGCACGCGTTATAGCATTAATAGATATTACGGCGGTACCCGTAGGGGTATCTTCTGAAGTAGTATAATCAATAGTGTTTATTGTTACTCTGCCATTAGAATTAATAATGTTTAGTGCAGCCGGCGTAGATGTACGGATAGAATGTAGGAGTGCCATATCCTTAACATCGGCTGATAAAACATTTAACTCAATATCCTGATCAGGTGGAGTTACATCTGTAAACCAAATACCGTTTTCATCTTTAAATATTAAATCCTCAAATAAGTGAGTACCTGTATCGCGTCCTATAAAAGTAGCATCACCAACACCAGCAAGTATTGCCTCAACTAAATTAACATCGATAGCGTGTAAAGTTGTGAAGGCATAACCATATGTTGCCCCCGCAGGAGGATCACTAAAAGAACCTGCAGGTAACCATTCTCCTTCCAGTAATAGAAAAGACATATGTGTATGTGTTATAGGCTCGTGTTGGGGAGGGAAGACGCGAATAACTCCGTCCGAGTAGTATTCCAATACCCTTACACCCATTGCCGGTTTAGTTTTTATAACCGTACCTTCAACAGAGTTGGACAAGAAGTAAATACCTGCCGACGGAGTAATGCTGTTAAACAGTCTTGTTTGGGCTGGGCTATCTAATTCCGCAATACCTTCGATAAGAACATCGGCTACATAATCAGTAGTTTTATTGATTATTACGCCGGTAAATATTGAACTATCTGCAGGAGTAGCTTGTTGATTAGCATTTAAGATATCCCATTTAGATAAAGCTTTTTTATGTAAAAGAGTAGCGTTATCCAGGTAAACAACATGACCGGGTAAAGAGGTGCTCTCTACAGGGATATTTTTTAAAACTAACTGCTGTCCTGCTTTTATTGAATCCAGTAGATTTTTTAATACTACGGTTCTTTCTGCCAAGATGTTAACAGGGGAATTTACGCTTTTAGCTTTTAAAGGATCCCCGTTTACAACTTGTGGTACTGATACTGTCCAACTCATTTAAATCTCCTTACGGTTGTTCCCATGTTTGTGCCCAGCGGACGCCTACTTGGGCTCCGGCTAATATAGTCACTTCTTCTAATATACCTACAAGATCAGCAAATAATACAGAGGAGTACATTATATCGTTAGCCATATCATCCGGGTCTAGATAACATAGAGCGGCACCGTATACCTTACTTACGCCGGCTGTAACTTCGTTACCGGAAATAGGAACAGCTGCGTTGTTATCGGAGATAGCTATAAAAGTCGCTTTATTGCTATTGTAGGTACTTTCATCGGACGAACTTAAAGAAGGTGTAGCCGCCAGAGGTACACGCATAAAACTCTTAGTGTTATCCGAGGCTGTTGTCTGGTAATAATCTACAGTTCTATCTACCAGGGGTGTCGTTTCATTTAACGGCGAGGAAGCATTACTATACGCGATGTACATGCCGTTTATGAATTTATTCCCTACCATAGCCTGTGCGATTAAATCCATACCGGAGTTAACTATAAGGTTACGTTTTGTTAGTATTACCTTGTCGCCTTCTGCGGTGCGTACAAAAACTTCTATATCGCCTCGCATTCCATTACTGTGTTTCTCTTTTATCATTTTATCGATCCTCTAAAAATTCCCTACGGGAGCTAATAATTCTGTTTTCGATCCTGCTTCCAATTCATCTACCTCTGCAATATAAAAGACATCTAAGGATTCGGATGAATTCCCTGTGTATATCTCCTCTAGTATCGGTAATTCCTTACTTAGAAATAAAGTAGTTCCGGCAGGAATTAATGATCGTATGTTTTTAAAAATCTGAGAAGATAAGCCGTCTTCAAAAATTTCGTTGTTTAGCTTTATAAATAAACTGTTAGTCTGTAAATACAAATCCCTAAGCTCTTCAAACGGATTTATGTTTTCCGGTATTTTTCCGTATTTTAATTTGAGCTGCTCGAAAAAAGTCATCCCGTTCTCGTCTCGGGTATTTAATCGTGTCATAAGATCTTCGACATCTTTAGGGTGACCGCCGACAGCAAACCTGTAATGGGTGTACGGTAAATTATCGATAAAGTCCGTAGCTTCTCCCTCGGGAATTATTTTTGTTATGTTGCCGTTTCTGTTTCGGACTATGAAGTTTAAACCGTCGCGCTCTAAACTATACCAACCTTTAGGTTTATATGTTTCTACCGGCATACGTTCGTTTAAGAAATGGATACCTCCGCCGTGTTGCAGATATATGTAGCCCTTATCGATTGTCAATCCTGCTAGAAAAGAAGATTCTAATACTTCGGTACCGTACCGAATATCAAATGCATCGAATATAAGTGTATAAGGATAAATTGTCTTACCTACAGCAGTTAAAACAGTAGTTTCTTTAGGAGCAATATATAAGTTATTATCTGTCTGGACACAAACGCTATCTCCTTCTTCGTAGATATCCTTGACTACGCCTTCCTCTGTTACAGGATCTACACCAGTGAGTAAACAAAATAAGGAATGCAGCCGGGCAGTAGTTAAGCCGTTAACGCGGATGTCCCAGACTAAATTTATCACCTCTTTTACTTTCTCGTCGTTATATCCGGATATCCCTATTATGCTTCCGAAAAAATTACAGATGTCGTTCTGATCTTCTAGCGTATTAAATCCCCATAGACTAAACGCGGTATAGGTTTGTGTTCCGTCGTTTATAATTATCTTTTTTATATCGGGGTTATCAATAGGGTTATTTTTAAATTTTAACCAGCCATTAGTTACAGTGTAATCTACATCGAGAGTTAGGACGCTGGAAGGTGAAGCTATTGAAATGGATAAATAAGGTGGGATGAAGTTACCTATCTTAAAGGACGGCGATAAAGGATAAACATCGTTGGTGTCGTATGTTATGCCTGCCTGGTTATAAGTTATATCTCCGCCGTATTTGTATTCATCTGTATCCATATCTTTTGTAGAGAAATTAAATAACCGCGTATTATGCAATTTATATACAGGTATATCTGTGCGGGAAAGATACTTCTTTAATACCTGCTCCAGATATATTGTTGTCTGGGCGCGAATAGCTACAGACGTTGTGTAAGCATCGATATACGACGTATTACTGTAAAAGGATGTCCAGAAAAACCCGAGTGCTTTTTTTAACTCTTTTATTGTATCTTGTATCATTGACTTATACTTCCTTTAGGGAAACATCTATAAGATCCAGGCTAGAAAAGAATTTAACATTTCCTGCCGTTACACCTTCGAATTCTACTGGTACCTCAATATTATTATTGTCGGAGGTGTGTCCAATAGTACCGTCCGGTAAATAAATTGTTCCGTGCATTCTTATAGGCATTTTAACATTTGCAGAAGGGAATAATTTTTTTATCGCATAAACTACATCCGATGCGGGGAACGAAGATTTACCTGCTTTCTGTGTATTGACCGCAGCAGCTATTTCGGATTTTATAGAGGTTATATCCGGAGGAACAACACCGGAAAAATAATCTACAGAAACTCCTATTGATATTTCAATAGGTATAAAAGCTTTAATAAGTATATCGCCTATAGCTGTCTGTATCTCGTTATCTTCGATATAAGTCTGCAGTTCGTCTATGTTAGGCATATATAATATCTCTAGAATATAATCCTTAGTCGTATCTACAGTAGCTTCCGTGTTCTCGTCGAAAAAATAAACAGATAGAATCTGGTACCGGCTATACCGCGCTTCCTGTTCGTTTTTTATATATGGTCTGGTATTCGTACTGCTATATCCCAATACATGTTGGATGGGGGTATCTATTATATTTGTTCCAGAACGTATGCTTTTTACAGCGTAGGCACCGGCATATAAAGACGAAGGAACGGTAACTGTCCATTGTGTACCTTCTACACGGGTAGCTGTCAAAGGAATCAATATCTTCTGTATAACTGGGTTAGTGCTTACATATGCATCGGATCGTCCTCCGCTCGATATACCTGTTACTGGATGTCTATCGCGGATTTGTACTTCATCGCCGAAACCAAATACTTGTACATCAAGAACATTATAAGGCGAATTAGTGAGCAGGGATCTGATATTGTCTTTACCCGTGGCGGATTCAGCTGTGATTCCTAATTTTGCGCGGTCTATGAGGTCTTCTGTTGTTTCCGGTAAACTACCTCCGCTGAAGGTAGACGATGTCTCCATTTTCTTAATATATGTCGAAGATAGGTTATGTGTGCATACTTGTCCTGGAGACAACACAATATCTGTAGGTTGTTTGCTTATTACTTCGATCTGCATTACCCTGGTTGTGTTATTAACCTCTAATGCCTTGATATAAGACACCTGTGTAGTATCCTGTTCTGTAATCAAACCTAAAGCACCTATAAATGTAGTTGTCGGAGAAAATTGTATACCTGCGCATGTTATAATTGTTCCCGCGGGTATAGCAACAGAAGAGGCTCCTGAAAAATAAACAGATATAAAACCTGTTGAGCGTGTACCTTCTTTACGAGTAACATTGAAATTTGAGAGAAGTAAATCTACAAGCTCTTCGTCTGGACTATCCGAATTTAATACCTGGAACAATGACATATTATTCTTCAATGTATCTATTTCAGTATCTCTATTACTTAAATTAACAGCCCATGGTTTAATAATCTGCTCATGGAATACGCCTCCTATAGACCAATCATAGGTAGGGAAATATTCTTCTAATGTTCTCTTTAATTCTTCTTCATTTTCTTTTAGCGTAGCCATATGTTAATCCTTCTGCACCTGCTGTAATGTTTTAGGCATAATTACTGTTAATTCACTGCCCGCTGCTGTCTTTAATGTTATTTCTATACTTAAATAATCTACATCCTGTTTAGTGACTCGTAATGTATAATTGGCTATTTTCTCATCGTCAGGTGTAGATGTTGTGTAGCTCTCATCTAATTGTTGAAGTACATTATTACATGCTATTCTTAATGTTCCGTCCGCACCTGCGATATCCGCTACACTAATAACGTTTCTAACAGCGGGAATAGTGGTACCTCTACCAAAAGGATCTGTTTTTATATCTGTCAATAATAATATCATGAACCTTTGTACTAATTTAGCAACACCTGTTATAAATGTACCGTTCATATCTAAGTCCGGGGTACTATCTTTAATATTACCTAAAATGTTTATATCGTACATTATACTGTCTCTAAATTATTTATAAATTCTGTTCCGGTAACTATCCCTATATTACTCAATTGTGTACCTAACGGTCCTTCGACGATACCTATATTTCTCTTGTAATTAACGATATTTAACCGGCGTTTTAACCTACTGCCTTTTCTTAAATTTTCCTGCCTCTGTATCGATAACATAAAAGCAAATGCTTCCTGTATACCGGTAAATTGTCCTTCAGTAGTAGAATTAGTTGAACCCATATACCCTTGTAATTCTTTCAATATATCCGCTGTAAACTCTTCTGTTAAAGATTCAGGAAATATATCTGTCAGATAGGATGGGCTACCATTCAATACGTTTTTATATTGTGTTTCGAAGTAGGTTATTAACTTACTGCAGGCTTCTTGTACCGTCATTAAATCCCTCCTCTAGCTTCTTGGTTATTGTAGATATTCTGGAACTTACAGCCGGGGCACTTACCCCTAATTTTTTTGCGATAACGTGTTTAGGTAACATTTCTTTACCTCCGTAACCTGTAGTCCATTCTAGAACTTTTTTATTTGTATCGTCGAGATCGTGATACACATAATCCATCCATACCTGCTCCGGTGTTTTACCTGTGCCGGTAGTTATCTGTACTCCTTTGTCATCGAATAGCTCAGGACTTTCTGCTACTTGTTTTGCTTTCTGTACGCGCTTAGGAGATATCTTAAAAACATCGGCAATAGTCTGGTCGGAAGGAACAACTCCATGTATATCTAAGTAATCTTTCTCGAACTCGTAAATCTTATGCCTATCAAGTCTAACCTGTTCCGGAATATGTATTGCGCTGGAGCGTTCGGCTTTATAACGGTGTAATCCTTTTAAATTGTTATATATGTGTGTAGGCAGAGCTGTTCCTTTACTTGGGTCGTAACTATTCAATGAGTTTGCTGCAATAATGTAAGCTCTTATTTTTAAAGAAGGACTACCAAAGGAATTCAACGCGGTTTCTATTATAGGCGTTAATTTACGCAGAAGATTATTATAATTTTCTTTAGTTGGTTTATTTTTCCACTGAGCATATTCATCCAGCGGTTTATTTTTTTGTTCAGTATATTCGTTTAGTTTAGGCATTATAACAACTCTCCGTTAAGTTTTACACCTTTCCATAAAGTACTGTATATTGGGTGATTCTCAAAGGTAACATCATCATTCTTGTTATCTTGCTCGTTTCGTAACGCACTTATATCTATGCCTGTGGTTAATGAACCGTTTTGCTGGGTCATATCCGCAGTTATTACTACCTTTGTAGCCATACCATATAATGTGTCTCCTATAAATGATACTGACTCGGCATCAGTATTCTTAAACTTTATATTTGTACCCGGCATTATATCTGTTCTAAATGAAGTACTTATTTGTCCGGCGCGTTTTCGCAATTTAAGAAATGAGTACATTACTTTTGTAACTTCTTGACCTACAGATGTTATATAATCCTCTATTGATTTACCACCTGTAGCTACATCTTTTTTGTTAACTGCTCCTTTATTATCTTTATCAACTTTTCCAGAACGTGAGCTATACATCACACTGGCGTGAGGGTATACCCATTCAGGTAAAGAACGGAAATGATAATATTTACCTTTTTCCCCTCTTAGATTTTCTCCGCCTTGACCTTCTAATGGGGGGAACGCGATGCGGATGCTATCAGTATTTACTGAAGGTGCTAAAGGAGCCCTGCAGATCACACCGTCAACCGGTTCCTTAGTTGCTCGCCCACTAGAATTCAACAACCATAGATTGTAATCGTTAGGAGTTAATTCAATAGCATGTTGTCTTCCTAATGCTAAAGTGTTGGCTATGTATATGCCGTTATTATAGGGTACTAAACTTAGAAACATGTATTCTGCGACTTTCCTTAGTGCTTCCCAGTTATTGGTTACCGACCATGCCTCTCTGTATTTCCGGGCTATGGATGTAATCAAGGTATCTGACCCTATAGACAATTTACTGATGTCAGCACCTTCGTATAGTTTTATAAAATCAAGATATTTAATAATTGCAGGATCGCCGGCAACAGACGCAGCATTAGACGCCGCCTCTTTTATAACCGCTGGGATAAAAGAACCGGAAATACCTTTTGAATCTAAAATAAACATAAAATCAGAATATGATTCTATATTGACATTTGCATTATCTGCTACTGTTCCTGTCTGGACAAATAGAGCGACTATATTTTCTCTAACACTTATGAAATCGTTATCTCCCACATATGCCATAGAAGTAGCTGGACTACCTGCAAGTCTTCGGAGTTTATGTTCTATTTGCACCTCTAACGATGTTATACTTTTAAAAGGTGTAGTGCTATCAGCACCGGATATTCCTGTAATGAATCCGTCAAGAAGTAAATGGTCATCATCATTGACAACTAAATGCAGTTCGCACGCCCCTCCTTCTATCAGGTTTTTAATAGGCGTAATAGTTTTGAGGTCATCCAGAGACGTGCCTGTGGCCAACATAATATCTGCTCTCGGTAGCTCGTCTAATTCGTAGGTAACTTGTAGACGGGCAATAGGGAACTTCTCATTGTTCGTCAATAGATAGGCGTCACCTACATCTATGTACGTAATATCCATTTATTTACATGTCTCCAGTATATCCATTATGTATGCTGCTAATTGATCTACCCAATTAGGTTCGTCTCTATAAATAGATTCTAGGTATTTATCTTTAAAGGTATATTCTGTTTTTTTAACATTATTAAATATGGTCTCCCAATTAACGGTCATTGTATTTATTATTTCCATACCTATAGAGAAAGATGAAGGTATACCCGACCGCAACCTAAACCAGAGTTTATTATCTACTATATATAATTTATTAGACTGTCCGTTTGTGAATGTTATGGCTTGTACTTCCGACGTTAAACCTTTGTTATCCGAATAAGGAGTATAGGTTAATGTATCTCCTCCTGTAACATCTGCAGATATTCTAAGACGAGATATATCGATACCCCCATCATTATAAAGCTGGATAGGGACAACACTATTGTATTTGAATCCCGGGGAAGGAAAAAGTAATGCTGACCTTGTGTAGCTCTGAACCTCTTCAAATGCCAATAGTCGATCTCTAAGAGCAGATCTAAGAACTAGTTTTATAGTCTCTTCAATATAAAAAGATCTATACATATCGTCTCTACCTACTTCTCTAGGGATAAGTGTATCTATTTGTTTTTTGCACGCTCCCTTATAAATAAACGGCGAAAACCTCCGAGCATATCTCTCGTCTGTTATTTTCTCCCCTTTAGCTAATATACCCCACGCTCTATTAATTTCTGCCATTGTTAAATTCCTGTATACGACCTATAAAATCTATTTTAAACGTATTACCTTCTACATTATCTTTACTATAATTACCTATATCCATGCTTGTTGCCCAACCAGATAAAACAATTTTGTTAAATGACATTTGTATAGGTGTTCGTTTATTTGTTATTTTTATTGCGCGATAGAACGCCATAAAAGGAGGGATCTCGGAGTCACTATTTTCACATGCACTTGTTATATTTATACCTTCCAACGTAAATACCCCTAATCTATCGTTAAATACATTGATAAATGCGCGAGACCCTAAGCTATATAGTATTTGGAAGTTAGGAGACAGATTACCTTTTATATCTGTTATCCATGTATTCGCCCCGTTCAGCTCGTTAATAACTAGTCGGACAGGGGAAGATGCACTAATCTCTCCTATCTCTGTCGAGGAAAAATAATCGTTCTTCATGGTCTATTCCCTAATTTATATTTCATTAAACTTAGTATTTCATCTAGGGCATCGGCCATTCTATTAGATGCCCCACCTCCGTTTTTTTCTCGCATATTTGCCTCTTTTTTCTGGAAGCCTTCGAACTCGTCCCGTGACATTTTTTCAGTCTTCCAAAACTCTGTAGCGGCTTCTTCTAAATCCATTGTATTATTGCGGAGGTAATCTGCCCTGGCTTTAGCTACATTTCTTATCCTATTAGCTTTCTCTCTTTCTGCAGCATATTCAGGACCTTCTTTTTCATCGCCTTCAATAGATACGAAGTCTTGTATATCTGCTGTTCGTTCTAAACTAAGTATAGTTTTAGCTCTTTTTTCTAGATCGACATCTTCTACTTTAGTATCTTTAAATGATCCTTGCTTTAATTCATTTATAACTTTTTCTCTTTTTATACGTCCATACTCTTCCGGACTAACTTCTTCTAAGAAAGACTCGATGTTCTCTAATCGTTTAGCCGGATCTTTTTCACGTATAATTTTATTTGCCTTTACAGCTTGCTCTTCTGTTAACTGTCCTGTTATAAGACCGGAATAGGCTCGATAAAGACCTTCCTGTAACATTGCAGGGTCAGCACCGTCAAGGGTAGCAACCTGCTCTACGTCCGCAGCTAATGCAGACATATCTACATCGACATCCCCCAGAATAGTTTTTATAAAGCTCCCAACACTGTCAGTAGATTTAGGATCTGTTAAAGCTTTACTTAGTGCGCGTAACCCACCAATAGCTCCTTTACCACTTGTAATATCACTTAAAGCTACACGGAACTCAGCTTGACCCATTAATCGAGATTTTTCTGCTGTTGCATTATAGGATTTTATTATTCTATCTGCGTCGCGTGTTCCTGTTCCAAGTCCCATTGCCTGCGCACTTTTATTATCATTTCCTATGAACTTCCCTATCGTTTCTTCTATTTCTATATTTGAATAATTTTTTTCTTGTAAGGCAGAACGTATTGAATCAACTGTTATAGCTCCTTCAATAGAATCTACAATAGAAGTGTCCTTACCTCTGTTTTGTAAAATATCTTTTAAATTTTGTCTCCTGGATTTATCGAAACTATCGAGAGTAGCACCTAAGGCTATATCTGTAGCTGCGCCGGAAGATCTAAAACGCATAGCTGTATTTGTATTAGATAGATTTTGTATAGTTGCTGTAGAGATATCTTCGTTTCCTGTTTTTGCTCTAAGTTCGCGAACTATCTCGTCGTTAGTTAAATTTACACCTCTACCATTAAGGGATTTAACAAATTCATTAGCCTCTTCGTCTGTTTTACCCGAAGCGATAAGATAAGCATATGCGCCGGATATGTTTCGAGCTAAGACACTTTGTTGTGCTTTTGTAACCTGTGTTGTTATTGCGTTACGTGTTGCTACTTCATTAGAGAATTTATCATCGCCGCCGGCAATCCGCATAGTTCCTAAAAGTAATGCTGTATCCTGCGCATTACTAAATGCCCCGAACGAGTCTGTACCTATTTGATTAGATATTTGAGCAGACATATTAGATAAGGCGACTAACTGTCTATTTGTATGTCCTGTTGCGAATCCGGTACCGGCTAATTTTCTTAATATGTCGGAAGACAAATCACCCATAGAAGATTGATAATTGGTGCCAGTTAATGCATTGGCTTGGTCTATAAGATCCATGACATCGCCGTCAAAAAACTCTTGTAGTGATTTTATTGTTTTTGCCATTCCGCGAGTTGCCTGCTTTGCTTGTTCAATATCACCCGTGTATTGTCCTGTACGGGATAGTTCTGCAGTTATTTGACCGACTTCTTTACCGGTGAAGCCTTCGTACTCTTCCATGTTAGTAAAGTAATCACTTACTATAGTTGACCCTATTGTCTTGGCTCGTTCATTTAAACGTGTTTGTAATATGGTCTCTTCTTCCCCTAAACCAATAGCAGGGGCTGCGCCGAGATATCTGGATGCTTCCTCTATACCTTGCAATAGCTCCAGGGGCTTGTGTGTATTGAATTGCATCTTGCTAAGAAAATTAGTTATCCCGAAACCAGAAGAGGCACTTGCTGCCTCTTCAGGACTTAAACCGAATATATTCGTATGAATTCGTGCATTTTGAATCCGTAGCTGTTCATCCATAACAGACCTAGATCCAGACATTAAATTATCCATGAATGTTGTATTCATAGAATGATAGGCGTGTATACCTGGGTTTATACCAAAATTTCTACCGTTAAGATAATAAGGTGCACCGGCCAAAGAGAAACCGCCCATTCCTTCTACTCTCCCGCGTAATAGGTTTGTAGCTATCGGCTGTAATAAATTAGTTAGTTGCTGAGTTAATGCTGGATCGCCTACAACATTCGATAATACCTGTTGTAATAACGGCCCTAGATTATCTACACTTGGTTGTTGGTATGACGACATTATTTGTTACCTTTCTTTTTTTCTTTCTGTTCGCGATACAATGTCATTATTCTGCTATAATACTCTTGAACTTTTACAGGGTCACTAGTATCTAATTCAGTATTAAACTTACCTTGTACTTTTTTAAGTTTTTTATAATCTAACCAAGGTAACTCCTCTAATGTATATCCTTTATTTATTTTATCCCATAGATTTAATCTTTTTTGATGGGAGATATTAAACATCGACACACTATCCAACTGAAGTCGCATATAATTAGAAAATATCTGACGTTCGATATCATCTATAACAAGAGACTCTCTAATTATGGATTTTTTATATTTTTTTGAAACGGTACTGAAGTCTAAGGCTTTAGTAGTGTGTGCTCTTATCGCCAGACGAGTCCAGCGTTCTGATAAAAATTTTCGTCGAAGGCACCCTCCGACGCTGCCGCTATAATTGAATGGAATGTTATAAGAGCCTTAAATACCAGTACCTGTCTTGTTTCGGTTACTCCTCCAAATCTTTTAGCGAATTCAGAGGTAGCTTCTTCCCAGGTAGGGAATTCCTTTATAGCAGGTAAATTATATGTTTTTTTATCTTGATCCACTTTTATAGCTGTAACACTGTAGAGGGCTTGTATCTTCCGGGAGATAGTCATCGATTCTACATAATTACGCTCTTTTACAGTATAGATAAGGCGCATAACTTCTTCTGTTATGGTATCTGTCTGTTCGCGGAAGCTTACTACGAAATTACCGTTAAACAGGGAAATATCTTTTTCGTATGGTTTATTTGCCAAAATACATCTTAAATATTCTTTCTGTTCCGGTTCGACTAATTTCGGGGTAGGATTTCTAATATCCCATTGGCATCTCGGACAGGTGTGTTGCGCCTTTTCCTGAAGGAGTTTAATAGTATCATCCTGTTCTGTCTCAGAACTAGTTTGTTGTTTAACTGGGGTCGGGTCAACTGGTTTAGTTTTTTCGTCGGCAGCAGGGGGTAAAGACCACCCTTTATGTTCTGTACTCATGGTTCTGTTCCTTTAACTATTTGTAATGTATTGGTCGAACGACTTACTATCCCCTAATCCAGTTCCATCGGCATCTAACGAACGGATTATAGGTGTTTTATCTGCGAATACTTCTGTTCCGGGATAAGCGTAAGTTTTGCCTAAAATACCGTGCTCTACAGCATTTTCAACCCATGTTTTACCACTGTCTTTAACCATTCTCTGCCAGGCAAGCTCAGTAAAATAAATTTTAGAAACGTCAATATTATACATGGTTGAAGACGAATCCGGGAAACAAAAATCAGTATAGTTATGAGCTTTATCTGTAAACATCCCTTCTTTAACCGCTTTCTTAAATACCGCGGTAATGGCACTTGCAGCTTTTGTTATATTTTCTTTTGTTTTAGTTATTGTAGGTTTTTGTACAACTACATTTATGCGCTGACTAGTTGCGATAGGATTAGGGTTACACCCTTGATTAGCCTGTACAGCTTTTTCTGAAAGTATTGACTCTTTACTTGCGATTACACCTGTAGTTTTTATGGATCCGTTTACCTCTACAGAAGGTACACTTGCGGGAATACTTATAGAGATATTCTCTGTTACTCCGGATGAATTCAAACTAGGTCTTTTTATATTTGATTCCCCTTTTTCTATTCCTATTATAGGCGCGGTAAACTGTACTTTTGCTTCTCCTAGTAACATCGCGGTATCTGCACTGGTAAATAAACCGGTAGCTGTACGATAATTACCAAAAGCACCTATGCCGGTATGCAATATGTTTAGGTCAGTTGCCAGCATTAATAAATTTGCTTTACCTGCATCTATAGTTATTTCACATTCATTACTTTCTCTCTCTGTACCTAAACCGTTATCCGAATTAGAGGTCGAATGGCCAGAGATAGAAAAACGCTTCGCGAGATTAACTATACTGGCATCTTTTGCCTTTATATAAATACCTGATCCTTTTGTATTACCATTTTTTAAATCTTTTTCAGAGGCATCGTTTATAGTGTTTTTATCTGCTTTGTTCTCTATAACCATGGCACCTTTACCGCTATTACCGGACAGTAAATTCATAAAGGTATCTGCTTTGATATTTACTCCACCTTTATTCGCGACGAATTCTATATTCTCCCCTACTTTGTGGATCTCGTTACGCGGGATAATAGATATTAAATCTCTACCTGCCTGGAACTTTATGTCCAGCGGTGCCGAGAATATTAATGTCCCTTTATCCATGTTTATACCTGCTCCGAAACCATCACCGATATGTAGACCTCCGTCGTCTTGCATAATAAAGGACGAGGAGTTTTTAAATAGACGAACAAACCTACCGGACTCTACTTCGATAGGATCTGTTAACAAGTCAGGTAATTTATCGAGTGAGTATTCCGGTTCTGTTCTGTCCAGAGGGGGAAGAGACATATCCTGAGTAGAAGCTATTTCTTTTTCTCCTTTAGGCGGAATTACCCATATGCTTCCTTCCTGACGGAGTCCAGACCAGAAATACTTCTCCTCTTCAAATGTTTTTATCTTATCTTTTAATAGGGATTGAACAGCATAATATTCTTCGACAGAAGCTAAACCTAACTCTTTTACTTTAGCTTCTACATCCGTCATGCCTTTGTAAGGGTCTTCTTCCGGTTCCGTATCCTCAGGATATAATGACCCGGTATCTGCTGTTTGCTGCGGAACGCGTATAGCCCCTGTTTTATACAAGGCTATCTCTTTAGCTGCTTCTATGCGATATATGCCGTCCCCTTTATTAAGAACACGTGTCAGCCCTAGTAGTTCATCGTCATAGGTATAAATCTTTTTGTCGCTTTTCTTAGGGGTCTGTGTAAATGTCATTTCCCCTTGAACGGCTCCTCCTTTAAGAGAGCAATAACGCGATAGAGACCGTTGTTTCTCATCCTGTAGTTCGAATTTACCGTCTACCTCTTTTACAGTGTCACCTTCTTTACCTCCTAAACCTTCATAAGTAGTATAGGCGTGTTGTTCTATGCTTAACCCATAGACTCCTTCTTTGTAGGTGTGTTTAAAATAAAAAAGTGTATCTTCAATTAATGCGTCTGCCGTAATCTCCGCTGTCTTATCAATACCATGGAATTGAATACAGCAGTCCGGACTGGCACCTATACGGGTTAAAAATAAGGCAATCTGTATAATGCCGCCAAGTGCATTACTTTTAGTCCAGTCTCCTGGAAGCGAGTCTAATAGTTTGTTGAACGATCTATCTTGTCTGGAAGTAGGGGCGAAGTCTTTATCAGCAATTGTATCATATACAATTGTATTGTTGTAGTCGCCGAGATGTTCGGAGAATTGTTGGGGGAAGTAATTAGTATTAAATGCTTTAGGAAATACACTAATTGCATCTATAATGATATATGGAGATACCAGGGAGAAGACATGTTGTTGTCCTTTTTCAGGGACAATAACTATTACTGTTGTGCCGGGTAAATAACTACTGCCACCACCAGTAGTGCCAAGTCTATCCCCCCCTTGATCAGACGCAGTAGCAACTACGCGTCCGACTCCGGGGATAAAGACATGATAGGAATTTAGATATGGCGTGGCAGTAATAACTCTGCCAAGATGTAAATGGAAGCCTGCATCTATCACGCCATATCCTCATTTTTTTTGTTAGGATACATTTAGTCCGAGGAAAGTAAAGCCCATACCTGCATTAATTACAGTTAGACCTTGTTGTTCCTGGACAGCTATTTGAATACTACTCAAGAGTACACCACTACAGTGAAACTCCACACGTTCTTGTGTTTCATCACAGCTATTAGGAATACCTACAGGTACAACCTTCATATTATTCTTCTCTACGCTACAAGCTTTAGCATATTTGTCTAAGAATTTTTTAATACCTTTAGAAGGGCCTATAATAGCTCCCAAGGTACCTTGTCCTTGACCTTCACCTGCAATTAAATATCGTTTATCGTTATTTAATGCCGAGAACTTTTGAATAGTACGTGTGTACTGTAGTTGTACACTAGTTAGTACCAGATCGTCAGCTTCACCTATATTAATAACAGCTCCGTTAACACTCCAGGCACCGCCTACACTTGTGTCTACTCCGAAAATATCAGCAGCCATAATTTATTCTCCTTATGCTGTTACATTTAAGATTATATCCATCTGATTCAGAGGTAATGGTACCACTGGAATCAAGTGAATAGTAACGGTATCCCTGAGAACTGGATGGCGTTCTATTTTTTCGATCGTCAGATCTAGTAATTGAGGGCCAATGTTTGCAGGATAACTTCTACTCTGGATGGATGTTGTGGTATCTGTAATACGTAGGTTAATTAGTTTTAAACTACTTGGACTAATATTACTTTGACCCAACAAATCTCTTGTATTATTGTAATAATCTCTACTGATATGGTCGATATTCGTAGTTACAGAATCTTCTCTGGCAAGAATGTCGTCCGGGTTATTTTCAGTAGTTAATTGATGACGGGTATACACTCTGCCTGTATTGTCTTTAACAACAATCCAGGTACCGCCTGACGCCATTACATTCAAATCAGTTTTACCTAATTTAAGTACAGGCGACAAGTAAGCTGTAGGTATAGCTACTTCTGTCATCGGAGCATGAGGAGCTAAACCGGATCTTTGTCCTGCAAGAGCAGCACAGAGATAGAATAACTCTTTAGGATTACCGTCTCCATCGATGTAGTTATCTGCCCAAATACAACGTACACGTCTTGTGGCGTATGATCCAGAATGAGTACCGACAGCAGCTGCATATTGTGCGTTAGTTAGACTTCTCCAGATCTCGATTTTAACTGCAACAGAGATAGGAGCATCAAGTGGAGTAAGGAGGAGTAATTCGTCCTCGGAAACAGCATCAACAATGAACTCGTCATATGTTACTGTATCGCCGCTATCGTCGAAGTTGATACGAAGGATATCTCCTGGTAAAACTCCGTTAGTTGCGAATAATGATCCAACAGAAACTACTTTCTTAGCTCCGTTAGCCGGGACATCTTCTACAGTAGCTACAATATCGTCGTCGTTACCTTGTGCAGTATAGACACCGATGACTTGGCTTGTGTTATTAGCTAACCAAGCAATTCGCCATTGATTGTTTAACTCGTTAGAACGAGATAATACATGCGCAACGCACAGATTTTTAATGTCTGCGTCGTTAGTTAATGGAACAATACTGTATACGATATTATTTTCTGTCAATACGTCGAGAGCTCGCGTATAGCCTTCTAAGTCATCCGATTCAACATTGATAGCATATACCGGAACACCTTGAGCCAGAGATACTGCTTCGAAAGCGCCTTGCGCTAATGGATTCGATGGAGATACAGGTCCAAGGAGTGTATCAACATCTTCAGGGAAAGCTACAGACATCAGATTATTTGCTGATACTGTATTATGTTCTCTGTAGTCGGCATATAATACCCCTTCATGTACTTCAAGCGCCTGTAAGGTACCGAGAAGCTCATGTTGCTTGACTGCATTAGTATAAACAGTAATGTTACTTTGTGTTAGGCTATACGATGTTTCATCGAGCTCAACAGTAGTTATAACAAACAAAGTTACGGTAATAGCATCTGTATCCAGGGCAGGAATTTTATCGCGTAGAACAGCTGTGTGGATTTCTCCTACTGAGGCTGTAGCGACGTCGAAAACAATAATGTCTCCGGTATTCCATTGTGTAGTATCGAACAGAGATAGCTCCATACCTTTATTACCGATCGCATAATCTACTTGAGCAACAGTAAAGTCAGCTGCAAGGGCGTTGATCGACCCAGTAGAGTCTGCACCGTTATTAGTACGATAAGTGAAGATAAGGTCATCTGTACCGAGCGTTCCGCCTTTTGTACAGGTGATGATATACTGAGTATTTTTTTTACCGGTATATGGACCCGTTATATTGACTTCTGCTGCATTAGTTTCATCTACCTGTGCGTATGTTTGGGAGATACTGACTCTCCATGTATCTTCAACATTTAAAGCACCGGAGCCGGCATCTTCAATCTGGAGTAATGCACCTCTGCTACCTAACGGTATTTCGTAACGGGTGTTAGGAACATCGTAGTTAGAAGCTGACAAGACAACAGTTTGTGTTTCTTCTCCGCCGTCGGAACTTATTTTCAGGGTTGTACCGTCTAGATTACCTGCTCCGCTACCTACAGCAGCAACAGTAACACGGACACTGTATACATCGAGTGGGTAGCCGTCTTCCAGACCGTCATATGCAGATACATCGTAGCTGGTAGTGAATCTAGCCGGAGGAGCTGTAAGTTCTGTAGATCCGCTCGCGGTATCTCCGAAACCTTCTACCCTTGTTATATCCGGATCAGTTGTTCCTGGAACAGTATCCGCGATTAAAGCGGTAATAGCTGTTTTTACTTCATGTGCACCACTACCGTCTGTCCAGTTAAGAACAGCTACGTCGCCGACTTTTACATCGCGAGTACCAAGATCAAGATCTCTGTCTGCAGCAGCATTAGATGCGATAACTTCATCGAATACAAGTTGGTTACTTTCGTCAGCAGCCAAAGCCGCAGGTGTACCTGTAACGAAATATTTCAATAAGCAGTTTTCTGCGATTATTTTAGCAGTAGATGTGTCAATTACTCCGCCCGCCACGTGGTTAGGCCAAGCATAGATATTAACATTATCTCTATCATGATCTGCAATCTTAGATTTCTCGCTTGCTACATCATAACGATGTAGTGCAAACTGCGGACCAATGATCACTGCATACAAAGCTTCTGCTTCACTAACAGTTAAATTTGCGAGATTTTGAAAAACTCGCAAGCGTGGTTCTCTGTAAGCCATTTTATTTTACCTCATTTATTTACAAAAATCATATAGCATTTGTGTACGTTTTATAAATGGAGCTTCATTCCTAATCTCCCATAAATAAACATACATCCATTCTATCTGGACAACGGTGTAAAAGCCGGTTTGTGCCTCTGCTTCTTCATCCATCTCCTTTACTTCGGACAAGCTTGTAACTCTGAACTTACCTAACTTCGCATCATCTTGTATGATGCTTGAGTAATGTAACATTCTCATCATTACTTCCTGTCCAAGACTTTCTGCTGCGGCTCCCGTATCGGCTTTACATATTAGGGAATGTGACCCTCTTACCAGCACATTATGTCTTTCACCGTTTTTAGCAGTTGTTAATATAATGTTTCTTAAAGTCTGTTCGTTGAGATTTATTGGACCTCTTTTTACATAAATAGCAGGAGTCCGTTGAATGCTCTCTACATTTGTACTATAACTGCTACCTATCCAAATGCTAGTTGTTCCTTGTTCGTTAGCGCATGGTTCTGTACAATTACTAGATGGACTGGAGCATAATTGTCTTAATAATGGGTCGTGTATATTGCGATAGTCGTGGAAATGATACTCTAATAATCTCTGAATGTATCCTTGCATAACTAAAGCTATAGGGCTTGTAGTTGTAATAGCGCTACATCCTTCAATAGCTTCCTGGGGCTCTCCCCATTCCGGTTCTGTATATACAGGCATCTATACTCTCTTTTGTTTAAATGCTTCTTCGATTACATTTCTTATTTCTTTTTGTGTCGAGGCTATTTTCTGAATACCCTCTATCTCTAATATACGATCTTCCAAGTCATTTATAGACATGCTTCTCGCTTCTTTTTGTATTTCACAGAGAAGTAAATCGCTGTAATTGTTTTCGGCTGCTTTTTTCTGCATAAGGGCTCCAAGCCCGGCCCCGGCAGCTCCGCCGAGAATAGTAGACAGAATAGATTTTACTTTATGTTTACTTTCTTCTTCTTTATTTTCCGGTTTCTTGGATAATAACCGATGGAGTAAATATCCGATACCTGCTCCTCCTGCACCTCCGATTACAGCTTTTCCGCCTCTAGACCCGACAAAATTACTAAGTTTATCTTTTATTTTAGCAGTATCTGTTTTCGGGGAATTATCTACAGGGGCATTACCCTCAGAAGAACTACCTCCTACAGCAGGTTTATCTGTTTTCGGGGCTTCTACATTTTTAACTATTGCCGGTTTAACATCTACATTATTTCGAGTAGTTTTATCTATTGCATCTACTACTTTATCTACTTGTTCGGATCCTTTATTAACTACGTAAGGTACAGTGACAGGAGAAGTTAAAAGTGTTGCGGAAGTTACAGGACGCTTAAGAGCAAATTCTTGAGCCGTATTTTTAATACCTTTATCCAGTAATTTCTCTATAGGAGAGGCATTTTCAATCCTATCTTTAATAATTGACCTTATGTCTTTGTCTGTTATGGTCGTGTTGTTGAATTCGATAGAAGGAGTACCTTTAGTTGGATCATGGGGAATATTTCTAAGAGATATATCCCCATTTCTATATAGCTCCCTGTTTATAATATTTTCTATTTGAGGAAGTTTAGTATTCCCTTTTTTACCTTGTTGTATATCTAATAGATTCTGATTCTTTAATTTATTATATGTCTCTAATACAACAGGCGGAACATTATATACACTAGGAGATGGATTAGGGCTATTTACAGCTTTATGTAGATCTAAAACCTGTTTGTAGGTTTCGTTAGTAAGATCCTGGACTGTTTTATCTTTGTTTTTAACACTCTGTGTGGTTTCTTCTGTAAATCTAAAGGATGGATCATCTAGCTTATATTGTTTAGATTTTATCGTTCCTTTCCCCGTATCCACGAAATCTTTTATTACTTTATCATAGACATCTGTAGAGTTTATATCGCCTAAATTATTTCGTCTAATATCTATAATCTGATCTTCTAATTTATTTAACTCACCATCTCTTCCACCAGGATGTGCTAACGGTTTAATATATTTATTTCGTTTAGCAAGATTACCCAGTAGAAATCCTAACGCACCGCCGGCACCTGTTCCCATATAGCTGTCTGTAGTAGCGTCACCTAAAATAGCTCCGCCGGTTGCCCCGGCAACACCAGGCAAATGTTTACGTGCTCGTCTATTTAGAAATGTTAAACCACTTAATGCTCCTAAAACTGCGGAAGGATAACTGTCTGTAAGTGTGTAGGTACCAGCTCCTAGTGTACCAGCTCCTAGTGTACCAACTAATGTTTTATTAAATGCTTCGTTTCCTCCTGCTTCTTTATCTATAGAAAACGAACACGTATTCGTATTTGACATAAAAATCTCCGTTTATTTTTTCTTTTTATACTTTAATACTGATTTACCAAGTTTCATTCTTTGTTATATCTTCATCAAAAGAATTATCAATAATAACTTCTGGTACCTTGTTAAATTCCTCTACTTCCTGCTCCATAGGCACTTTGTACGCGACATTACTCTGTGCTATCTCAGAGAGATTTAACTGGTATATTAAAGGAATAAATAGGGTCTCGGCGACGCTCTGAACGCTGTCGATGTAAAATCTCTTATTGTTACTTTTAACGACCCAGACATCGCCAGGATTAACAAGAGGGTAGGCAACTCCTCGAGCGACTCTTTTTTTATTATCGATTAACCCAAACGTCGCGGTAGCTTTCTCTACAGACGATGTGCCTCCGATATCCAGCCAGTAAGGAATAGCGTTGTAGTAACCTCCTTCTATACCGACCCCAAAACAATTAATGCAGGAAGGTGTAGCAACTTCCTGTGTGTCATAATCAACACATACGTGACAAGGGATACCATGTTGTCGGGGTTTTAATAATTTCCCTTCTACACCTGTAGGTAATTTCTGGAGCCTTAGATATTCTTTCCGGATAATTTCCCGAGCAACTAATCTCTGATGTCTGTCTTTCCATCCTTCGTTAACGTGTACCGGTTTGCTTTTATATTCGTTGCCGTCGGCATCGATAGCTACTACCCTGTAATATAGGTCTGCTCGGAGAGCACAGAAATAATGTACTTCGTCGACATAGACACACATATCGTCAATAAGATCGGTTGTTATGCGTATCCATTCCCCTCCTCTAGATATATCTATGTGAAAACCTGTTATCGCGTTCTCTAAGGAAAAACGGACGTCCAGAGTCCATTGAATAACATTAGATTTATTTGGAGCTGTAGTCACAAAAACATCTGTAAATAGAGGGATTTCTCTTTTTAGGCTCATATATTATCGCCCTCTTGATGTTCTACCGAAACTAGCGATATTAGTCGTATTAAAACATTGACGGAAGTTAAGTGATTTTTTTTCTATTATTACCCATTCTTTCCATTTATCAATTAGTAGTTGACCTAACTGCTCATATATCTGTCCTTTGTTTTTATCATCGACAGTAAGTCCGGCTGCACTGTAAGCCAGATGATTTCTCCGGTACGCGGCTGCAGCTATAAGCATTAACTCACCTTTAACAGCATTTATCCATTCGTACCTGTAAGGAAATGTCGCAGGCGTATAGCGGTAACGTTTCATATCTGGGGGTGTCTCGTTCCAGTTATCTACTGGTCTACGCATTGCCCATGCAATCTCAGTATCTGTATACTCAACATCATCTAATAAAAAGTTATCTTCCCGGGATAAGTCACGGATAGCTAATCTGATTTCTGCTATACTTACACCAATTATATTGGTAGTCATATCCGTAACATCAGCTTCTACTTCAACATAAGCTCTGTATTTTTCTACACGGACAGGCGAAGAATCGTCATCGGATGAGCTGGAATTATCAGAAAGTTCTCCGCACGGATTTAGGGTAGTATCGTACACACTTATTTCTGCGATAAATAAACCGCGGGCTAATAATTCGCATTCGTTTATTTCGAAGCGTACATGTCCGTCATCAGCAGTTATTATCTCTCCTTCCGATCTAATCAGAATATTTCCAGGATTACGTTCAACAACAGTTAGAATAATAATGTGTTTATCGTCTTCGAGCAGTAAAGGTTGTCCGTTTGATACGCGAAGATACACATCCTGCGAACCTTTCGTTTTTTGTTTAAATCTAAGTGTCGGCCATTCATTAGGTCGATGTTGTTTATCATTAAGACATATATCAGGAAACGGCATAATACTTCCTAGGTTATTTTCCAAAATTTATTACCGAAGATATCGACGGCTTTATACATAACATACGCCATTTCTACAGGAATTCCCTCAGAAATTAAATCCTCGTAAAAAATACTGTCTGCCATTTGTTTAGTTACTATACCTTCACTATATAAAGAATACAGATAATCGTGTGTAATGCAAGGACCAATCAAACAAGGGTGGAAAGGACTGTATCCGGATATATCCCATAATCCTCGCGGTATAGACGCTCCATTGGTTAAAAATCCACCAGGGACAGTAATCCCTACAGAATTAGTATAAGGGGCTACTAACTCATATTTGTCCACTCCAACGAGAGGAGATATCTTAGGGCGATTAAACGGCGTTACTGTAGGTTGGACAAGGCCTGCGTAACGCCTTCTAGAAAAAGTCCGGTCAATTCATCTTTTATGTACTCTTTTGCTTTATATAAACTCAAAGCAGGTAAAGATGTTAATGTCATATTGGCGTAGGATAATTTAGTCTCGATCTCTTCCCGTTCTACACTTCCTTCAGTAGATGTCCCGTATAAAGCAGCACATAATGCAGCCGTCAACATAGCTTCTTTAAATCTGGTCTGTTGTTCTTCTGTCCAACCTATGTGTTCCGGAAACTTATCCAGACATTTATTGATTTTATCTTTTATAAGGTTTTGCATATTATTTTTCCTCAGACGCAGCCTGTATCAGCTCTTCATAGCTCTTAATAGCATCCAGACGTAATTTCTTTTCTTCTGCTGTAAGGGAAGCGTCATTAGGGATATATTTTGTTTTTAATTCTTTTAGCGGGCCGTCAACCATATGTTTTGACGGAACAAGAAGAGGGTTCGTTGTACAGGAGCTTACTAATATAAGTCCGTATATAAGTAGATATTTACGCATATACTTTTTCCTTTGTGTTGTTTATAATTTCGATTAACTTTGTCGGCGTTTGTTTAGAGACATACTGGAAGTTTAAATCTCTGGGTAATTTTTTACGAATATAAGATTCTGTATTCGATGTGTAAATTATTATTTCCCCTGCGTACTGTTTTAATAGGTTAAGGATATTAGTTTCATCGGATAATTCAAAACCAGCGTAGGTAAAATCGAGAATTAACATATCGAAGGTGTAACAAGGTAGCCGGGTAAAAATACAATGGATATAGTTAGAGAAGTGACTCTTTACATCAGGAGAACATTTTTTAAGTAAAGTTGTAATAAAGTTCATCTGGGTAGTATCGTCTTCGATAACTAAGATATTCATTAGTCTCTATCCTTTTTATCTGCAATTAACTCTGACATTACTTTTGCAAAAGAGTCAAGAGTTTTATTTGATTCCGACATAGTTTTTATGGATTCTTTAGTGAGTATTACTAGTTCGTCCCTACAAAATTTCTCCAGCGACGTTAATCTTTCTTCAAGTCTTATTTTATCTTTATGGCTCTGGTGTACGAAATATACTAATAATACTGTAGGTAATCCAAACACCTTTATCATATCAAATATAGAAGTTACTTCTCCTTGCGCTAGTATAGTCAAATAAATATCCATTGTTAATTTCTCTTTTTTGTTTCAGTTATTTAATAATATCCTGTACTTTTTATGGATGTCAATCTTTATTCAGTAGGGGGATTGATTTCCAGGTTTACTCTTTCCGTTGTTGCATTAACTACAGTTTGGTTTACCCAGAATAGAAATTCATCATGAGTCAACTCTACGATGGTATATTTACCGACCACTCCTATAACATCCCCCTCGGCATCTCTAACCTGATGTTCTACATAGTGCTTTAGTGTCTCATCTTCATAATCGATAGTTGTTGTTTTGATTTTAACTCCGCTTATATTTCCGGCCTTAAGGCTGTCTGTTTTTTCTACGAATAAGTCCATTGTCTTACCTCTTTTTTGTTTGTTGTTTACGGAACGGTAACTGTACCGGTTCCAAGAAAGTATGTATCGTTAATAAATGTTGCTCCGCTGCCTGTGGCACCATATGAGCCACTAGCTTGCGCTACTCCACCTAATGTTAAGGCTGAGATGTTTCGTGTTCCTACATAGTTTAGGTTTGCTTTACCTGTGCCACTGATTAACAAACCGCCACCCCCTAAACTATTAGCAGTATCGAATTTTAGGATACCTGCAGAAATGTTTGTAGTGCCTGTGTAAGTGTTTGTACCGGACAGTGTCCATGTACTTGTATTAACCTTGGTTATTGATACTACGGCGGAACCATTGGCAATAGCACCTGTAATAGTATTCAGAAGGTTAGTGCCGTCGAGCTGCATTGTTTTCGTTACAGCGTTTCCTGTGACGGTACCTATAGATACGAAAGCTGTTGTAGGGGTAAAGATAGCAGTACCTGCAGCACCGCCACTCAATGTTACTTGTGGGAGTGTTATGCCTGCGTTTCCACTAGTTACATGACTACCTGCGGTAAAACCATGAGTAGCATTCGTAGCTCCGAAATTAAAAGCACCTATGCTATGATTTAGCGCAGCACCGTTAGTTGCTCTATCTGACACAAGTGTGTAGGTGTTAGCAGCAGAAGCTGTTGTCATAGTGCGGAATGATGTAAAGGCTGTATCAGTCCCGAACTCAAGGAAACAAGACGCACTATTCATGTTAACACTGCTCGCGGTAGAAGCTGCGTTGAGGTTTGTCAATCTTAAAGTACCTGCCTGTATAGTAAGAACACCTGTAAAGGTATTAACTCCTGCAAGAACCCATAACCCTACCTCTACTTTAAGTACAGCAACAACCGATCCTGCGCCGTCGGCAATAACTCCTGCAAATGTATTAAGGCCTGTGTTAGTACCTGCCAGTCTTAAGGTTTTTGCCCCACTGTTTACAATAAGTAATGCTTGTTGTATAATAAGGTTACTTGCAGCTGTCGTACCTAAAGCAGATATCGTTACCTGTCCTGCATTGGTAATTCTAAAAGGTCTATTAGCTAATGTAGTTGTAGCTCCACTTGCACTTAACCATCTAAATGTTCCAGTCGCTCCTGTAAGGGTTATAATCTCAGAGGAATCCCCGATACTAGCAAACCCCAGACCATAACCTGTATTATCCGCTGTTGCTGATGTTATAGGTCCTGTAAAAGTATTGGCTGCATTTGTAAATTCAAAAGTAGTAGAGTGGTTGGCGAATAATGTACCGTTACCACTTAGTACACCAGTAACAGTCTTAGCAGAGTTACCACTTGTAAGTGTTAATGTAAAGCCATTATCTATGACTAACGGTCTATTATAAATAGTCACATTGGCCCCCATATACCATGTAGAAGTACCTGCGCATCTAACCTGAGCACCTCCAGCACCTAGGTGGGAGTCTGAATTAGTAGATAGTATACCTTGATTAATTATAGTTTCTCCAGTGTATGTATTGGCTCCGGATAGGGCTTGAGTACCTGCACCTGTTTTTGTTAGCGTCATTCCGGTGGCACCGTCGGAGATTATACCAGAGTAGGTGACATTCTTTCCTGTTATAGTGTTTAGAGTTAATGCTGTAATAGCTGAATAACCAGCTGCTTCTATTTTATTTGCAAGATTTACTGCCCCCCTAAGACCTCCTAACTGAACGGCTGTTAAACCTGTAAGCCTTAGTGTTCCTGCACCTGTAGTATCTAATACACCACTGTCTATGGATGTAGATGTGGTGATTTCTAAAATGCCTGTTGTAACTAAAACAGTACCCGAAATAGATGTATTATTACTGTTTGTCAGTACCCACCTACCTATTCCTACTTTAGTTAATGATAATACTGCTGATACTACTACAAAAGAGCATGCGATTGTGTTAGCATCTGTACTAGTACCATCCACGGTTATCGTTTTCGCAGAGGAATCGTTAGTACCTAATTGACCTGTGTTGCTAAATACAAGAGGTCCTGAGCCATTGGCACTTAGCCTGAAGTTTCCTGAGATTCTGAACAGTCTGTTTGTAGTGTGTCCTGCACCTGTATATCTGAACTCACCACCTATGAATATTAAGTTAGTGTCCGCTGTAGATGACGCTGCTCCTATACAGGAAGGAACTGCAGCATCTGTCATATTAGAGACGATTAATATTCCTGACGATAGAGTAGTAACACCAGTATATGTATTTGCTGTATGCCCTAGCTTCCATGTTCCTGCCTCTACTTTGGTAAAACTAACAGCAGAACTAGCCCCATTAGCAATCAAACCGTTAAATTCGTTTACGCCTGTGTTTGTGCCTCCTAAACGGAAAGATAGAGTCTGTGTCTTGAGTACAATAAGATTTGTGTTGACAACGATTGTATTAGACGCACTTGCATTGTTATTAGACAATGTAGGTACATTAGTTACAGTACTTCCTAGGGTTACTTCTAGCTGTCTGTTATTGATGACTAGTGGGGCTAAACTACCGAATATGGAAAAAGTTGCGGTAGATGCTACGTTTCCAGTAAACTGTAAGTTACCATATCCTATACCATCTAGTAGATTACCTAGGGCAAATATAGGGGTAGAGCTAGACCCTGAACCTACCCTTAAAATACCTGTAAACAAACTAGCATCAACTATTGTAATCGCAGCTCCTCCATTTCCGTCTGTTACTGCAAGTATAGAACTATTAGAGCCTGACTTAGCAGATGCATAAGAATGACTATTACCCGTCGATGGGAATATCATACCGTATGCCCCTGCTGTAACAATTATTTGACCTCCTACAAAACCCACAGATGCTGTATTATTGATTTGTAGAAAGGTTGTTGAGGCATATGCACCATCGAATATTATGTTTATTCCATTAGGGATAGCTCCAACAGCAGTAGATCTTACCTCTCCTGCTGATATAACTATTAATCCCTCTGGTATGGCATTGCTTCCATTAGCCAGGACTAGTCCCCCTACTCCTTTTTTAGTAATCCGTCTGGCTGATACAATACAATTGAGAGTAACAAACCTATTGACAATATCAAAAATAGGTTCGTCACCTGTCAAAAATATTGTATTTCCTGAATTCACAGTCCAATCATGGGATGGAGTAGCATCCCCGAACTTCCATATTTTCCCTTTTCTATCAGCTCCTAGAGTAAGTGTAGGTGCTCCTACTATATTCGCTTGGCTGAAGTCAACTACATCAAAGTCGTTAGGTGTAGGTGCAATACCCCCTACCCAGTCCGCACCAGTAACCCAGTTGTGTGCGCCTCCTGCTGTCTGTGACCAGACATGGACTACTCCGTGCTTACCGTTGGCGAATTGACATTTAAAGGCTGTTAAAAACATTAGATACCGTACCCTTTTATTGCGGACATATACCATTTATTGTTCAAGCACACAAAGTTTACAAGGTCTACTTTATCATTTAGATTAGACACCACAAATGTACCTGCGTCACCCGGGTCAGCTCCTGTAAATGTTACAGATGTAGCGACAGGATTACCTGTGGCTACTTGATGTAAAAAAACGGAAAAAGACTTACCGTTGTGTAAGGTCGGGTCTGATAATGAGAAAACTTCTGCGGTACCTGTCCTTAGTCTTCTTTGTAATATTGTTTTGTGTGTAATATCCAACACTTCAGGATTAGCAGACACAGTTATAGGGGAAGCATCTACACTCTCCGTAACACCGTCTACAACCAGATTTCCTGTCATAGTACCGCCTGCTTTCGGTAGATACTGAGGGTGATCGTTGTCAGATAATCCTAACAAATTTCCATGATCAGTTGCCGAACCGCCGGAAAATGTTGTTCCGAAAGCTGACTCAATAGCAGTGAATGCTGATGCTGCCTGACCTATAATGATTCTACCTACGAGAATGGCATGGTCTTGGAAATAAGGCGGAACATCTCCAGGTATTTTAACAGCTTGCGCTTCTACAAGGGTATAATCACCTTGTCCATAAACTACATGTAAATCCCCATCCACATCGATGTAAACCCAATGCACTCCATATTTACCAACTGTTAGTGCTGCTAAGGTTCCAGACCCATTGTCGTAATTTAGGTTATTAATTTGTGTTTGGCTTGTTACACCAGTCCACCCACCTAAACCATCTCTATAACTATACTTGAAGGTATTAGCACCTGATGTGTCTTTTACTGGTGTGGTGAAGCGGTTAAATCCGTACCAGAATACCCCAGTAGTAACTCCAATGTTTCTAGTACCTGTTGCGTATAAAACTCCGCCGCTTTCTCGGGCTGTAGGGTCGGTAGCATTCATTCGTCTAACCATTAATGCCGCATGATCGTTTATCGATATTCTCGACTGACTTGTTATATGTAACTCTGTTCCAGTCCGGTATACTGACCCTAGATATATATTGGTATTTAAATCTGTTCGTTTAACGCTGGTTGCTATAACTCTAGGGGATCCTCCATTATATTCGACATAAATATAATTTAAAGCGTTATCGATAAGCGTGACATTAACCCCTGAATCAGCTACCCAGGAGGTAAAATATAACCCGGCTACCCCGCTATCTGTAGCGCGTATAGTACCGTTACCGGAAGAGACTGTAATTGTGCCGTCTCCGTCATCTGAAATTGATCCTCCCTCATAAACACCGGTAGAATGATTTAAGTCTTGCATGTCCTGCATTGACCCTTTTGCTGCACCTTGTGTAGCTAAAAGAGGGAGGATGTCTCCTTGAGTAATTAACCAATCTGCTTCTGTTGTCGGGTTATCTATCAATGCCATTAATACATCATTAACTTCAACAGGAATAGTAAAAAATGTACCAGCAACAGTAACATTATACTGATCGCCCTTACGAATAGAAGAACTAGGGGCCACATCTAAGTCAGGAGTGTTTGTAGAGGCGTTATAGCCGCTTTTATAGTCCTCGGCATTGCTGATTATAGCATTAATATTTGTATTATCTTTAATAGGCATTCAATAGACTCCTGTTTAGTGTATTACCCTAGTTGGTAATATATAGTTGTTGTAGTTCCAGTGTCTGTTACTGCTTTAATATCTGCAATAGACAGATTATCTAAGCCCATAAAGTAGCTTCCACCCGGATTAAGAAAGATACCTTTACCGTATTCCGCATTGCCTTCATTATTGATTCTTAAATGACAACGAGCTGCGGGTTGTCCGTCTAAACCGTCATTATTCTGAATCTCTACGAAATTTCTATTTTGATTTCTAGGAATAACAACAATTGTTCCTGTATCATCTACTAAGACACTACCGGCTTCGCCTCCGCCTGATTTTTCTACTGCTGCCATTTAAACCTCTGTACTTTAATTTTATATATTATTAACATAACTGCTAAAAAGCCTTCTGCATATACTATTAGATAACACAGAAGGCTTTTTTTACTTAAATATTTCTACCTAGTTATTTAGATTCTGATCGCCGTCTGACTATTGTTTTTTTAGGGGTTTTTGTTGTCCCTGCAACAGTAGGTGTATCTAGTCCTGTTTCGAACATTTTAGCGTCTTTTAATTTCATGGGTTCTGCTTCTCCTATAACAATTGTAGGAGGTAAACTATCTTCCAGTGTTTTCTTTGTTACTACCTTATCTTCTTTATCTACTTTGTCGAAAGCTGCAACAGGTTTTAACTGGTTGTCTGAAGACGTCTCTGTTGTTGCTTTAGGGGCATTTTCTTCTTTCTTACTCATAATGCTCTCTGAGATAGATACATTATTTTTATCAGCCTGGACATTTACCATACCTTTAGTCTTATCGCCGCGAATAATTTTAACGTCTTTATTCGGTTCTTTAACTTTATTTGCTACAGCTGCTGCATTAGATGTTTTACCTTCTTTAGCAGTAGGTGTACATGTCTTAAGATTTGTAATTAGAGAGAGGTCAATTAATCCGTTTTCATATTCGTATGTTAGACATTGTACATCTGCAGCCCGGACACAACTTGCCGGGTATGCTCCGTCTACAACCATAGATTGATCTTTATCTAGATAGATACCTTTACCAATATAACGGATTGTGCGAGCTTGAATTTTATTTGTGATTAGGGTTTGTAATGTGATCATTTTTATCTCGGCATTTTTAAGTTTTATAAATAAAAACGAGGAGACTTTTTATGGTCTCCTCGTTATAGCGTTTATGCTCTATGTTTACGCAGACCAGGCACTGAGTGAACCGGTATGGTCAACACGGGCTACAGCTCCACTATTTTTGATAGTAGATCCGAGCATTTCGTAGGCGAACATCTCAAACAAGAAGTTTTCTACTTTTGTAGAGACAGTTACGTCTTCAAAAGTACAGAAGTCACCGATGAAGTTAGGAGCGGCGAAGTGATAGATACTATTATTAGCGACGAGGTCTTTCTTAATAGTAATATACCATTGCGTACCCATAACGTTTCTTTCGCTGAAACCGTTGAGGAACATTTCTTGAGCGAGGTCACCGCCTAACTCAATACGGTCAAGAGCAACGATGTCGTGGATGGTTACGTTGTTAACCAAACAAACAGCATCATTGAGTGAGCGATTGGTAGAAGGCAAACCTTTACAACCGTGTGCCAAAGAAGCGCGACTGATAGGACCTGCAGTTACATATCCTGCAGCACCTACTTCGAGAACGCGTGGGTTAGTGTTAGTAACATCGTTAAGTGGTCCGATGATAGTTTCGACAACAGCCATGAACTTACGGTCTTCTTCAGCAAGAATGTCTTTCAACATCAAGTCGTTGAAGATTTGTTTGATGTCCATATCGTAGGTCAACAAGTTGACAAAGTCACCGGTGAAACGGTGAGAAGCAATCCGGTCGAACATAATCCGATATCTTGGAGCATCAATGTAATGGTTCATAGGAACGGTACCGAATGGGATAGTATACGCAGGCGGAGTGTTTGGCTCTACGTCTCGTACAATTACCGGTCTTACGGTATCTGCCTGACGGTCGAAGTCAGACACAGTTACAGATTTAGGTGGAATAATACGACGTGTGAAGCCGTCTTCTCTTGCTCTTAACTGTAGGAAGCTACTGGCAGAATCCATTGCTTCTTTCTGAAGTGAGCTATCGTTTGAGCGCATGCTGTTAATGAATGCTTCATTGTTAGCTTTGATTACTGGGTCAATCATATGAAATAATCTCCTTTATTGATTATACTCTAGCAGGGTTGTAACACGGCCAGAAGTTAATTACTTGTTGTCCATATACGCTTGAGTAAACAGACTTAGCAACTACCCCTACACAGTTAGTATCAAGAGGGATTTTACCCGAACTTAAAGATACTGGGGCGAGGAGACCTTCTTGCTCTGCACCGGCATTAAGAATTTCAGCACCGGTTAACGGGGCGTTGATCGCGAAGTCAGCCGCATCGAAATTCTCTAAATCGACAGCCGTAGTCATGAGTTCATAACCGCCTGAAGCTACGAATGCACTGTTTACACCGCCGGATGTATTACCAGTATCGGAAGCAGCATCATAGTCAGTTGAGTCATTGATTGCAAACATAGGCATAGCAACAAGAGATGAATTTAAACCTTGACGGAATAAACCGGCAGAAGTTAATGTAATCAGTGCGCCTCTACGGAAATCAGCATCATTTGCTCTTCCCGCATAGAATTGAAGGTCGTGCATACCGTCTGAGCCTGATACGGCTGTCAAGAGGTATGTATAGTTTTGACCTGGGTTAAGTTGAAACATATATGTTCTCCTTAGTTATTTAATTTTTGTCTTAGACGAGCCATTGACTGATCCCAATTGACATCTGAATCCTTACTACCCTGTACTGTAGCAGTAGTGGGGGATGCTTGTTTGTCTATAGAACCTAAGCTAGGCAAGCCTTTCTTATTTACTGTATTCTCTGCAAGTTTTTCCAAGAAGGTCCCTAAGTACGCGTTATCTGTCATAGCGGCAGATATAAACCCTTTACGGTTAGCTTCTTTGAGAAAACCAGCTTCGATTACAGCATTTGCTAATTTGTCCGCACTGTCAGCGTTTATTCCTGACTTTACGACAACCTGTTGGGCAGCTTCTTTCTGATTGAAAGCACCTTCTACCTGTGTTAAAAGATTTGTTAATCTGTTAATTTGGTTTGCTTGCTTTTCTATCAAAGCTTGAGAGGCTTGAATATACTGAGCCACTTCGTGCTGTACTCTTATATCCATAATTAATTCGCCTCCTTTATTACGATAAACTATTTTTTAAAATAGATTTTATCGCATTGACATTGTTACGTTTTTGTTCAGCTGCTGTTTTTTGAACTTCACCTTCTGCTGGAGCGCTAACGCCTTCTGCGTTTATCTCACTCAAGGCTTGGGCAAGATCTTCTTCGGTAGCTCCTTGGGCTTTTAATTCCTCAATAATAGCTACTGCTTCTTGGAGGTCTTCAGGCGTAGCACCTGATTCTGCCAAAATATTGGAGATCTGTTCTAATTCTGCTTCGCTTGGAGCTCCACCTTCAGCAGGAGCGGCTGCGGCTTCCGGTGGTAAAGCTTCTGGAGCTGCAGCTTCTGGAGGTAAAGCATCAACAGGTAAAATATCTTCTGGAGTTTCCATAGCAATCTTATCTAAAAGATTACCGATACCGCCGGCTTGTTGGATTAGAGGGGCGAGGCTGGCATTCTTTTGAAAACCTTCTTCATCTCTCTGTCTGGCAGCGAAACCTGCTAAAAAAGATAAAGCATAGTCATTACCTTTTTGGATAGCTACTTTTTCAAGTTCGGTGTATTGTTTTTCTACACTGGCTTGTTTTTGCATACCCATTAAAGTATTAACCAGGCTGTTTGCTACTTTAGTGATTCTTGCTTGTTCTGCTGCTGTTTTTTGCACTTGGCCAATTTCCTCTTTAACAATATTACCGATGTTGCCTTGTGTAACTTTATCATCGACATATAATGTTTTTGTGCCTTGATCGTCTGTAGGTTTGTCACCCATAGATCTGTTATTATCTTTCTCATCTTCGATAGTTGAGCCAGACGCTTTAGCTGCTTTAGATTGTTCAAGACCGAGATTGGTCTGTTTATCTTTGGCAACAAATGAAGTATCCATAGCTACTTTTTCACGAAATGGGCGCAGATACTGTTCAATCGCATCCATAGTATCTAATTGATTTGACATTGTGTTCTACCTTTAATTTTTAGAACTAACTAGTTCTAGATTAATAATTTTAGATAACCTTATCGATTATCTAGTGCACTATTGCTAACCAGCTTATACTAGTGCATATTATACATAGTTACTAACTTAGCATCTTTATCCCTGCCGCTGAGGTATGATAACTCATACTTAGCATATTCTTTTGCAAGATATACGCTTTCGGCGGTTGGCTGTGTTAGTTTCTTGCAGTTTGCTTCTTTAGATATAGGGTTAACAACGATTATTTTTAATACTCGTTTATTTAATGGTCCTTCATCCATAGAATGACTATCTACAAGATTACCTATTATATCATCTAGACCAGACCAATGACCTGTTTCTTTTGGTGTATATGATCCGTCTTCTACTGCCTCAGTTCCTTCCTCTTTTAATTTCTGAAAGATACTAGGCAAAGCGCTTGTTATATCCTCAAGACCCTCGATGTTTCCTTTAGGTTTCTTGAGAACTATCCTTATAAACGATTTAGGAGGTAGTAATATACCTTTCTTATTACATCTGCTTATAACATCGTCTAACGGATAATTGCAAAGCTTACACATAGACTCTTCGTCTAATTCGTCCGAAAAGCTATTTGATAGTAACTTAACATCACTATCTGCGTGTTCAAGCTGTATTCGTTTTTCCATATCAGCTAATTTCTCTAATAAGCGTGCTCTTCTGCCCACTTCTTCCCCTGCCAGCTTATCAATTAAGCTATGCGGGATATATAAACCTTTATTAATTTCTCTGTCAATTGCGAATACGTCTTCGCTTTTATAATTCTCTGAAGCTACTTTAGATAGACCAAATGCTATTCTATCCGCAGGTTTATCTACACAAGATATGTCGTGGAAGTGAGGCTGGTCATTATACATAAATATTTGACTGCCTTCTTTAGTAAGTTCCAATTTATTATATTTTACATGGTTACAATAATCTGATAATACTTTTGCTTTATTGCCGCATACAGAACAGTTATGTACTGCTACTCCATTGGCTATGTAGGATTCGTCACCCTCTACAGACATATTATACACAACTTCATCTACAGCTTCAATCTCCCTTATAGACACAACAGGTGTATATACATAATCACCTACCAACCTAGTCTTGGTAGCGGTTGCCCTAGTAGACCAGGCTGTAATGTATCCTGCTTTTACGGATAGATCTTTAAGCTCTTCTAAAAGGTCCCTCGACAGACAAACTACAAAAATATTTCCCGAGCTACTATAGTCCGAATTATAATAAGGTTGTCTATTTACAGATATACCGAACCCTGCTGACGCAGCTTGTCTTGTTAAAGTATGTGCTAAATTTCTAGATGTTACTGTTATTCGTCCGTACTGTTTATCTACATCTACATGTCCGTCGGAGTCTAACATACCTGCTACAAAATTTAGTGCTTGTTTAGGTGGAAGAACGCCTGTTAATGTTTTATATAAGCTATATTCCTTACAATATTTTCGACAAAGAGTAGCTAATCTCTGATCATACATAGATAATTTTACAGCTCCTTTATCATCATATTTACGGCATTCTTTACCTGTTATTGCATATAAAGTAGACGCAACTCTATCTATTATAGCTGGGTGTTTTAGGTCTAATGTAAAACTAACCCCCATATCTTTAATAGGATCTTTATCCTTATTCTTCCCTCCTCGCTGCTTAATGAGGTGCCCATCTCCGGCATACATTCCTAATATATACGCTTCATCCTCAGATATATCAGTAATATCAGCCTTAGCAACAGGGTATACTAGGCAATCTCCTATTCTTAGATCCTGCGCAGCTATCCACTCTGGAACAGCTATATACTTAGAACATACAGCACATATCAAACTTCCATCTTTAGGAACGCATTTACGTTTACCTGTCGCGGTACTTCCTTGACATACTGTTAATTTATCTCTGGGGACTACTAAGTAAGGGTGGTTACCTGTAACGTAAGACTCTTCTGAGATATCCCCTGAGGATATAATACTATACATAGCTCCTGAGTAAATATTACGCATGGTTGTTAAAACCTTCTTCCATGCCCCGGTATGTGTACGGACATTGTCTCCTTGTTCTATGTCTTCTATATTTTTTAATCCATGTTCTGTTTCTATAGAAGTACCTTTAGTAAAACACACGTCGTAAGGTAAACCGGCACCCATACTCCAGAAGACATTGCCTTTGTCCGATGCAAGTTTATTTAACTCGTCTGACCATAGTTCTTCCGGGAGTTTAACAATTAGCTCACCTCTATCCATTTTATCGTTATATGCTTCCAGAACAACTTCCCCAAGAGGTTTACCATTCTTTCTACCGTTTACATGGTTTCTGTAAGGTTTAGCGTACTTTAAGAAAGTGTTATGATACTCTTTTAAACCGCCTCCCAGGAGCATGCTTTTCGGACCTTTAGGTTCTTCAAATTCAACCCGGCGTGCTTCTTTATTAAAGTAGTCCGCGTTGTTATTAGCTCCGTATCTCTCTCCGGATCCTGTAGTAATTAAATGTACAAAACCAAAACCTTTCTCCGGCTTTATATCTGCTGCTTTAAACAGGAAATAGTCGTCGGAGGCGATCTTCTGCAGCTCGTGTCTATCAAGTCCTTTAGCGAAACTACCGATAAGATGAGAAGTCTTGCAGATATCCTTAAAAGTCTGAGAAGGTTGTATGTACTTATTTAGCATCGTCCTTACCTTTATTTTTGGTATCTTCAGCTACAGGTTTTTTATCTTCTTTGGCAGGTTGTCGCGAATCTGCCAGATCTTTTTCAACCTTATAAGCTTGACCGATCTCATATAAATCTTTACGACCGTTAGTCTCTAGTTGTTGTAACATTAGAGATGATGCTGCAGCCGGGCTATTTGCCAATAATACTGGATGACTGTCAGCTAAGGCATTCCACGCCCCTACTATTTGACTATGTGTATAGTTTTTAAAGTTAGGATTGTCGTTTATAATGCTATAGAGCGTTCTTTTAGCTTCCAGAGCTTTTATCTTATTATAATAACTTGGATCCAATGCATCTCCGACAGTTTTTTCTTTGGTAGGTTGTACAAATAAAGCTTTCTCTTTATTGTCACCGACACTATTGGCCAAGGAAGCGGTTAAAAATCTTTGGAGGTTATCCGATACAAAGTTAGCTTCTTTTTGAAGTTGTTCGTGCCATTGCTCTGCCCGCGCTAATTTATGCGCTGATTCATAAGCTCTCTGCATAGAAAGAAAAGGCTCTTCTGCAGGAGGGAAATAACCGGAAGCAGTTTTCTGAAGGCATTCATCTGCAATAGGGACATTCAGCCTGGCGGATACAATCTTCATCATTTTAGCTCCTACCTCCGGATAAATGTTTACAGCCTTACGAGCTGTTTTTTCCAGGGTTTTAGGAAGCATATAACTACAGGTGTCGCAAATCTTATCTATAGCTTTCATAAAATCATATTTGTGTTTATTGAGCTCAAATTTAGCTACCTTTTCCATATTACCGAAAAAGTCTGCTTGTTGAGTTAAAGCCCTGGTATAGGAGCTTGCGCTAAGTTCTGGATCCTTACGGTAGACTTCTTTAGTCTTAGCCTCTTTAAATAAAGGACTGAGTAGATCTACTGTATTGAGGTTAGGAGGTAACGAAAAAGACCTTTTTGCCTCTTTCTGTTTTTCTTCGTAGATATTAGATACTATGACAGATGTATCTGCCAAGTCGAAAGGATGATGCCGTGTATCGGCACTTGCCTCTTTCATAATATGTACTGCTTTAGCTTTATTGAATCCTTCGACCATTCTAGCTATAAAATTAGGTGTGTAGTTTTCGCGACGTGCAACTTTCTCTAGTGCCTCATTAGGCGTATCTCCCTGTTTAGTAAAGGCTATAGCATCTGTAACGGCACTGATAAGTTTATTCTGTTCTGTTGGACTGAGTGTTTTCATTTTTATTTCCTATTCGGTATGTGCTGTTGCAATATCTGTAGATAGATTACCCAGTGTATTTTCTGCTTGATCCGGGTGGAATGTTGTTTTTTCTTTGAGGAAAATAACAAGGTCGCCTGTTGCTAAGAATACTTCTTTAAGATGAGAATGTAATTCTTTCATCTTGTCCTTTCCATGTCTATCCTCAAAGGCATCGTTATGCCAGTAGTACAGAAACAATAGTCGTCCTAGTGCATCCAGACCTTTAATCAAGGCGGAAGTATAATCTTTACGTAGTTCCGAAATATCTGCTTTATCGACTAATTGTTTTATAACAGATACATCGAGTACTTCTTTTATACCTGACCCTGCGGCTTCCTGTGCTTTATTAATAGCTTCCTGTGGTAATATTGCTTTACCTTTTTTAGTTTGGATTGTCTCAACAATAGGTTGTTTTTCTTTACCTCTTGGCCCACCCATGAAAGGTTTAAAAGAAGAATCTCGGTATGAGTTCAGATTAAAGGCAGCGGATTCTTTATATAAATATCTTTTCTTATGTCCCGGCGAGCTATGTGCTTCTTTTAGCATCCGGATAACATCTTGACCTTCTATCCCGTAACCTTCACATAGTATTTTTGCCATGGCTTCTTTAGGAATAAACGGTGTATTGCCGTTTGCATCCGTCAAGCTTCCGTAGTTGGCATTACTGCCCATATTTACTTCAACACAGCCTAAACCTTTAGACGTATATGCTTTGATTGAGAATAGGGAAGGCATGCCGTATTTAGGTTCGGACTTTCTATTTTGTACAAACATACGGCAATCATCCGAAGGTACATATAATTTATCTTCTTTAGCTATTAGTTTACCTTCGTCGGTAAAAACAACTAACATTTCCTTTCTATTGGAAAGACCGTCATAAAGATTAACATAGATATTGCCGGAGAAGTCAGAAGCATAACGACTGAGATCTGCTTTAATAACATTATGTGTGGAGTGGACGAATAACAGGCTGGTCATATCTTTGATATCGCGTATAGACCTGGCTGAAGCTTTCATTCCACCTTGTTTGTTTTCGATTTTATTCCTGTCTAATCCTGTTGTGGGTTTAGCGAATACATCTGCAGCTTTAACCCAGAAAAAGTCGTGACTGGAATCAATAGGAATAAGTGCAACATGAGAAGTTGTATTCTTACAGTGTCCGTCTGCCCCTCTATTAGGTTTAACAATAATATACTTCTCCAGTGTCCCGTCCTTTAATAATACATCATAGATACCAGGGGAAGTAGGATTTTGGAAATTTCCTGAATCAACTTCTTCGTGAAATACTTTGGTAAAATTAGTCCTATGATCTTTGATGTATATGCCGTTTTTAACGAGTAGTTTTTTCTCGTTATCGTCTAGCTCTTTAGCTTCTTTGCTTAGTTTATCCTTGATGTAGATTACTTTATTCGGTTCTACTACAGGAATAACATCTCTGTATATGATCGCCTGTTTAGCTACTTTCTCGATATGGTCTAAGCTATGTACTTGGAATAGAGCATTTGCGAATTCTGGATCTTTAAGGAATGTATTGACAAATAATGAACTTGCCTCTTTAGGTAATGCTTCTAATGCTCCGTCGAGAGAAGGAAGATATTGTTTCTCTACGCCTTCCCCTAATCTCTTAAACATGTTATCTACAGCTTCTTTTTCCAGGAACGAATTATTACCAAAAGAAGACGCAGCTAATTTAAATATAGAACTATCTGGAGAAAAGGTATTGGTGTTCTCAGAAGATGCTCCTAAACCGTTGTTGTTAATTTCGCTATTGGTTGCTGTAGAGCCAAGTATCTGTACTCCCTGGTCATTGATAGCTGCAATGAATGTATCTGTTGCAGGTACAAACATATCTTTATTTTTTATGTATAGTAACTCAAATCCTTCCAGAGCACCTTTTATAAAGAATATCGGAATATATAACCAGACATTATTAACCACAAAGGCATAAATACCTACGGCTTTTGTATCGTCGTCTGTTTTATCAATAATCTGAAATCCTACTCTATATTCTACTAGAGACGGAAGTCTTTCGTTAAGCTCCGCGTCAACTAACTGTCCAAAACGTTGCTCAAATGATATCTCTGCCATTATCTGATCCTATGTTAATCCGCTCGTTTTTATTTAAATTCATACTTTCTTATAAAATACCTTGTTTTACAGTAAAGACAACATAACACTAATTTAATATGAAAATTTATCTTATTTATAATCGTGTAGGATCCATCAATTTACTTGCATAACCTACATCGTCATGTTTACTGGTTCCACCTAATCTGATATCTTCCAGTAAATTTTTCTTTAAATTGAAACCTGTTAATTTATTTTTGAAGTCTGGGTCCGTTCCCGGTATATCCATAATTCTCATCGGTGCCGGTTCGAAGCCCGGCGCAGCGTCGTGCGTTTTAATACTTTTAATCTGTTCTTCTTTTAAAAACTTTGCAACCTTAGGTGTTATCCGTGTTCCAATACTGTAATGTAATACAGGCTGCTCTAGATATTTACCTACAGCTCTATCGGGAGATAGCTCGATGGAATCTTTACGCGGTTGGTAGTTTCGCTGAATGTCGCTATATGTGACAATATCATCAATGACATGGCCGTTAGGTCCTTCGATATCTGTTATTTTTACGCGGTCAAAGAATCCCCTAGCTAAAGTTTCTACATGGCGTTGTTTAACATTTATTCCGTTGTTTTTTAATATCTGTCCAAATTTATTAACAAAATAAAGACGCGCATCTCCTATCCCTTTATACTTTGCCATCTCAGCGGGATTAGGTGTTCCGTCAGTTAACATATCTCCTTGTTCAATCTGATCGCCAACAGTAACTAATACATCCCGAGCAGGACTAGCATAGAATGCCTCTCCGCCTACAGTTATGTACTTGCCTCCTTGAGGGGCGTCCGATATACTCTGTACTATTCCATCTTTATTAGATAATACAGATCCTCCTCTAAAATGTTTAGGTACTTGAAGGAATTGATTGACTTCCTCGAATCCGGATAATTCATCGGAGAACTGTTTACCCCCAATAATGCCCCCTGTGTGTTTGGAGGATAACCCTGACTGAGTTAAAGGTTCAGACAATAAACGACCTGTATCAACACCTACATAGGCTCCTATTTCTGGAAAATTACCTTTATCTCGTTTTCCGGCACAGCGTCTACATATCCCGTTACCTGATTGACATGTTATTAACGATCTAACAAGTAATTTCTTATCTTGGATAGCGGGTAGATGTTTTTTTGTTATAGTTGTTCCTGCAGGTACATTCCCTACATCCTTAGCAAGCACTCGACCTATAACATCGCTGTTGTCGCCCAACATAATAATACCTTTGTCGGATGCGCCGCAATCGTCTTCGACTACTTGTACACGAGAAGAAGCTAAGGCTAATTGTTTACCTAAAAATCCTGATTTTGCTGTCATGAACTGAGTGTCAGAGTTAGATACTACCATCCCGTTAGCCAATACAAATAAATGGTCTTCGTGATCTACTTCAAGATCGTATGTAGAGCGAGTGCCTAATACTGATGTACTAACATAATTTAATCTTGTATCTTGTGATCTCCCGTCGGATTTTACAGAATGGATTATCTCTCTGACTTTTTTACCTTTTTTTCCAATAGTAGTTAGATATTGACTTCTATACAACACCGATTGTCTATCGGAATAACTTAATACATAAGCGTCTCTAGATGCCTTTATAGTATACCCGTAAGATGATGATTCGGGTATATTTTTTTTATCTATATGAATTATATCTGTACAATATATTCCTAGTCTAGTCTCTAGTAGATATCTAATTCCTTTGAGTAACTCTTCGGATGTAGAGTGATATCTGATAACAGGGGTTGAAGTAATTCCACTTATTGTACTTCCGCCATCAGCTTCGAAAAATCCATTTATAAATGCACATACACTATTATTATCCCATGTCATAACTTCTGGAGGTATTACTTTTTCATATGATTTTTTACCTAAAAGACCGAAATTAGCTATCCATGCTTTAGCACTATTAGAGGAGAATTTATTTTTTCTATCTAAATCGAGTAACACATATTCGTAGGATGGCATTTTCGATTTTCGATTACGCTCTTTATATTTTAAATACCAATTTAAAGGTTGTAATAATTCATTTAAGGCGTCGACTAACTCAATATCACTAGTAGTTAAAGTTATAGAATTTTGGACACTAAAGTGCCCATCCCCTATTAATAAACCGAGTAGAAACGCTTTAGTAGTATCGTACGGAATCCCATTAAAATTATTTCCTTTTGATAAAGTTATACCGAAATTCTTTTTAGCAGTACCAATAGGATATTTATCTTTTTTGCGGCGAAGTAAACTACCAGTAGTCCATTCCCCCAATACTTTATGATCTTCTGTACATTCTATATATCTATACGAGTGTGTTCTTCCTAGTCTGAATCTATATGAGTAAACTTGTTTTATTCCGTTATCGTAGGTATTGACTACTTGGGTAGGGAATGTATTCCCTTTCTTATCTGAACCTAGAACATATTCTCCTACGTTTATATCTTCAATCGATTTCTGTGTCCCATCAGCCATGCGTACTTTAGTTCCTTTTGCGAGACAATACCCTTTTCTCGAAGAGAAAGACCCGGCAAAATACTCCATGGGTTTTGCCCCTTGAGCGTACCCATTGATACCTGGAACAGGAATTGGCCTACCTGCTTGGTCGGCTACAAGTATGTCGCCAAATAATAATTGTGTTAGCTGTACAGGAGAACCTCTAAAACCGTGCTTAATACTTTCCCCTAAAGAATTGTTTCCTTTACTGGTGCTATCAAGGACGATCTTGTTAATTACAGGCATCTCTTTACGCATGTATTCTACAATCTCTTTGTTTTTCTGCTCGGGAGATTTCCTTCTATCCTGTTGGATGTCGACAATATTATTTTTTATAACCTCGCGATATTTCTTTACTTCATCTGGCATTTTTAAATCGGATAAACGTATAGACGCCAGTCCTCCTTGTTCTGTTCCGGCTACCCTGGAAACATTCATAAGGGACTGCATTGTATCGATATATTTGTCAGGATGTCTCTCGGCCATTGCCAGGAAAAATGTCTCTGCAGATTTCTTGTTAAAGACTCTATCCGGATCTCGTAAGTCTTCCGGAATTATATCGTTTATCAGATATTGACCTAATGTGCGCGCCATTTATAACTCTATCTGGTTGTTTTTAGATTATCGATAATGCTTTGGAAATAATCAGATAATTTAGATTTAGCAATAGTTAAATTACTGGAGGCGTTCTCTGCTTCCTGTCTATATGCATCGGCATTAGCCTGCCAGTGTTTAGCATATCTGCTCCATTGCTGACCTTCGGGGGTATCTAAACCTACTTTCTTAGCGTGTTGCTGAGCAGCCTGGTATTTTAGACTGGCATCTTGATATCGTGCTAAAGGCTCCGCCATATTGCGTAGTACCAACGGTCTATCTTCCGCTTTTATAGGTTGAAGATTTACAGTATCACCAAATATTTTAGTGGATGCTTTAAGCTCTTCAGCAGTTGCAGGGGTTAGATAGTCCGGTCCGTTTTGCAGGATCTCTCTTTTTCTTTTCTCTGTCCAGCCTTGAATATCATTATCTGCCGGAGTTTCTCTATGCTCGTTTATTAGATCACCTGCAAAATAACCTACGCCTGCACCGATACCTCCCCCTAATGCTTGAGGGAATAACTTCTTATCTTTTTCTGGGATAAGTTTCCGGGCAAGAGCTACACCGGCAATGGCACCGAGAGGTGTTGTAAACAACCGGGCATCTATCTTCCCGGACGGTCTTTCGTACCATGTTGGATTCATATTATTACCTCAGATTATATAGGCGTTGTATAATTGTACCTAGCTCACTGTTATTTATTTTTTTTTGTTGGGCTAACTTTTCGACAGGAGGCGGCGCGAAAGACTCAGGCATTGCTTCCGGCATAGGAGGAGCAGACAGTTCTTCTGAAGGCATTGTAGGAACGCCTTCTGGAGCTACCATACCTAAATTTGCTTGCAGTAAGGCTACCTGTTCTGTTAAAGCATCTATCTGCATTTGCATCTCTTCAAATCTACTATCAGAAACCGGTTTATCTTTTTTAGATTTAGCACCACTGCCAATTAATTCTACCAATTCATCTACGGTTAACTCACTAACGAGTTTAGGAGCTGTTTCTCCATCCTTGGCACCTACATTACCGATTGCATTCGGGTCAGGTCCGACAGGAGTCATTCCGCCGGCAGCAGGATCTAAAGGAGGCATACCACTTGCTTGATAAGCTGCCATTAAATCTTCTGCGGAAGGGACTCCACCGGCAGGGGGCATTGCACCCATCATAGCAGGATCCATTGGAGGCATTCCTCCTGGGGGTATCGCGCCCATCATAGCAGGATCCATTGGAGGCATTGCACCCATCATAGCAGGATCCATTGGAGGCATTGCACCCATCATAGCAGGATCCATTGGCGGTTGGCCTGGAGGTGGTCCCGGAGGTGCATATGCTGTCTTCTGTAAGAGATCTTGTAAAGCAGCCAAGTTTAATTTTTCAGACATATTATAATCCTTTTATTTATTATCCAATTTATATAGATAGCCTGCTATATAGGCTTCTTTGTTTACATTACTATCTTGTAAAGTAATGCTGTGCGCTTTCTTTTCCAATGTAGATTGCGAATACGTGTTCGTTTTTATAGTTTTTACAGCTTTCAAACGATTACCGTTTATAGGCGCATATCCTCCGGTCATATGTCCCAGAAGAAATATTTCCAGTTGTTTGGGTGTCTTTGTCTGAAGTTTATCCCAGCCGTCCCCTTCTTCCGATGTCGGTTTAGATACGGTATCTACCTCTGCGATAAATATATGATTATCTTCTCCCGCATATTTATTTGCCCAGCTTCCCATTGCCTTCTGCATTGAGGGAGGCCATTTCCAGACAACCTTAGAAATTAATTTAATATTTTTTAACGTTATCCCGCATTCCTCTAATGCCTCTCTGCGAACTGCAGTTACCGGACCTTCTCCTTCGTCTATTCCTCCTCCCGGTACCTCAACATATAATCCGCCTGCAGACGATCTCTTAATACGTGCAACAATAGAGCCATCAGGCATTATAGCGAATACCTCAGCTCGTTTTCTATAGGGGAGCGATGCCCCCTTTAGTGTTGTTAATTTTACGGTTTCATCGCGGGCGTATTTTAACATATTGTTTATTCTTTTTGTCTACCTTGCATTCTGTTGATAGTGTCCAGGACTTTTCCGGCTTTGCGTTTATTGTCGGATTGTTCAAGTAAACTACTTCCTAGCCCGACGGCATCGGCTCCAAGACGTGTACCTAAACCTGCCAATGCAAGTTCTGGTTTGGCTGTTAGTGCGCCTGCAAGACTGACTAATTGACCAGCAGTTTGTAGTCCTGTTCTTGCTGTTTCGCCTGTTAAGTTTTTGAATTTTTTATCAGGATCTGTAATTGCCTCCGCTACTTCTGTATATCCGCTATCTGCCCATCTAGCTCCAGGCATTATTATACTCTTCAATGCCGACTTTATACCTCCAGTATCAGATATTCTCTTTAGTTCCGGTGTAAGTTCTTTAATATCTGCAGTAGCCCCTTCTGCCGCTAATCTTTCAACTTTACTCCGTCTTAGTTTACGAGCAAGAAGTAAGGCAGCCAATCCACCTACTCCTCCTGAAATACCGGCAATTACAGCTCGTTTGCTATTACTCATATTTTTACTTAGATAACCCCCTAGAGCAACTCCGCCAATAGAGCCTGTAAGCCCAGATACCATGTCGGATGCTACCGGATGGTTAGTGTTAACGGAAGTATCACCGGCTGCTTCGGCAAGTGCTTCCATTCTACCGGAATCTGTATTACCGTTAAAGAATAAGCTACGTTGGTCTTTAGATCTATCGAGGAGTTCCTGGATTGTTGGGTTAGCTTCTTTATACATGTACCCATTTAAAAATGCTGTCTTATTCATACTTTATTCCACTATTTTTTTGATTAAATTAGTTCCTGCACCTGCAGGTGTAAGGGAGGACGGATCTACACTAATAGGGATAGCCTGTTTAGCATCTTGTTTAGTGTCTTGCTTAGAGTCTTGGGTGTTATCCGAAGAAGTAGTTACTGTTATGTCGTTAACAACCGCATTATCGCCAAATGTAATAGTAATTCTTACACCGGCAGCTGTTTCGTTTTCGAATGGGGTAGTTGCACATGCAGTCAACAAAACAATGCAGATAATTAATAAATATCTCATGTTATTTCTCCTTTTTAATTTTGTTATCTATTTTTTCTTTAACGGTTTCATTTATGTTTTTCTGAAGTTCTTTACTTTTTTCTTTAGCAAACTTTTTTAGATCGTCTTTGTCAGTCATATATGTACCTATTTATTGTTATATTAATTGACTCTATTTATTTAAAATTTCACTATTTATTTTTGAGATAAACTTAATAAAGCTTCAAGTTGGGCTTTCTTATAAGGGTCGAAATAAACACCTTGATAAAAAAGATTGTTCGGGTCAATAGAGTTCTCTAAGAAAGCCTCTGCAGTAGGCCTATAAGGAAGTACGGAAGCGTCGCGTGACTCTTTATACATATATCCATCGAGGTAGGCTTGCTTGTTCATTTTTCTTATTTCTTTATGTCTAATATTTCGATCGGATCGTCTATTTTTATTAAACCTTTACTGAAGGCTTTAATGGCGTCATCCTTTGTTTTAAAAATAGTCTTCTGTTTATTCCTGTCCGGGTCTTTGGAGGCAAAGTATAAACCTTGTAAATATTCGTTACCCAGCATGTAAGTAGGTTTATCTGTTCCGCTAAGGATAAGATTCTTATCCGGCATCATGCGATCGATAGCTTCCTGTACTGCATCTTCCGATACAGGGACGGAGTAGGACATTGTGTTCGATAATATAGTTCCGTCGACAGACATGAAAGTTTCATATCCAGGAACAGTTAAATCGTATCCTGTTTCTACTTTTTCGGTGTTTTCAACCGATACAACGTATGTCCATGTAGTATCAGTATCCTCGACTATTCTCTTCCAGTTATTAAATGGTTCAAGAATATCAGCAGGAGTATTACTATCGATAAGATCTAAACATTTCTGAGCCGACTGCCGACTAATATAACCTGACTTATTACTGTCTGCGAGAGCATGATAGAGACCTGTACATTGTCTTCCGTGTTTTAATTTCGGGCTTCTATTATATTCTGCTAACTTAAGGAAAGCTGCAAGGTTTCTCTCTATAGGGACTAAATCGCTTTTTATATAAGCTGCCGCAGTATTATCAGGCGTAACCTCGAACAACTTTCTATGTTTATCTTCATGCGCAATACAGAGTTCATCCCGTAATATAATTAGTTCTACTGCCGATATTGTAAGCATCCAACTAATATTATCACACTTAGTTGTTTTACCATAAGATATACGGGAGGACACACCTAACGACATAAGTAGCTGTTTTACCTCCTGTACCAAGCGAAGAGATATAGAAGAGAAAGATGTCATAAGTTGTGGTTTACTTTTTCCGTTAGATATAGATATACTTCCGTCAGAATCAAACAGTCCAGATAACAGCCCTATTTTAAACTCTCTAGGGGAACATAACCAAAAGGATGGTAAGTGTTTTTTA